GCATAAAAATAGAAAAGGTTTCTATTGGAATGTTTCAAGGGGGAAGCCTATAGTCTCCTCTACCCAAGAACTTATTGGTCACAAATGACCGTATTTTAGGGAACTATATATGCAGATTAAATTTATGGAGTAAGAATGAAATATAAATTTGTAAAGCATCCGAGTAAATTATCAACTTTAATGATAGCTTTTGGTGCCGGATCTAGAGTTGAATATAATAGTACATATCCAAAAGGTATAGCACATTATATGGAACATGTGAGATTCAAGGGTACTAAAAAATATACAGCGAAGGATCTGTTAAAACAAACAGCAGACTATGGTGGTTCATGGAATGCATGGACAAGTGCTGATCTTGTATTATATCATATGAGTATTCCTGAAGAGAATATTGAAACTGCTTTTAAGTGTCTTTCTGATATTATACTAAACCCAATTTTTCCAGAGGATGAGTTAATAAAAGAACAAGATGTTGTTTGTCAAGAAATTAAAATGTATGAAGATGATTTAGATTGGTTGGTTTACTATAAGATGGTTGATAATATTTTTAAAGATAACTCTTTGGTATCTCCAATTGTCGGCACAGAAAAAAGTGTTAATTCTATAACACGTGATCATATAACAAAATTTAATAAAGAATTTTATACCAATGAGCATATGTTAATAACATTAGGATCTCCGTCAGATCGCATGGATCTTGTAGAAAAATATTTTAATATTCCGGATGATATATTATTATATCCCGCACAAACAAATAATATTACATACAAGCAACCATCATACGATATAATACATAAAGATGGACAAATTCAAGATTCAATATCTATTGGTTTTGCTGGAGAATCATTAAGGATATCCTCACTTAAAGATCGTGCTAAAATAAAAGTATTTTCGACTATTTTCGGGTCCAGCGATACGTCTAGATTGTTTACTAGAGTTCGTGAAGATCTTGGTTTAGTATGTGGCATAGGATCATATAATGACCATCACATGGACGGTAGCGTATATCAAATTTATACTTCTACTGAACCTAAAAATAGAGATAAAGTTACAGATACTATTGATGAAGAAATAGAAAAAATGAAATCCTCTTGCCCAACTAATGATGAACTAAAGAGAGCAAAAAATATAATACGTAGTTCTTATTATAAATCATTAGATTCTTCAAATTCGGCAACTATGCAGTCAATATATAAAGAATTTTTTGATTATACAATCGGATCTAAATTTTTATCAGAAATAGATGCAGTAACTGTAGAAGATGTATACCAAGTTGCACAGAAAATATTTACTAGTAATAAATATACAGTAGTAGGAACAGGAATGTAAATGTCTAAAAAGAATCACCATAATAAGTCTATTAAGAAATTTTTTAATTGTTCATTGGGTTATGGAATAATGTGGTGGCGTGGTCTTGAATATAAAGATTGCCCATTAGATCCCTCTAATCGTGATATGCCTGAATGTAAAGAGTGTAAATTGCGTATAGATAAAAAATGGGAGAATAATAAACAAACTTGGAAAGAAGAAACTGTTAAAAAAAGAAAAGTGCGTCGCAAAAAGATTAAAGGCAAAAGAAATGAACATTGATACATCAAATATATCAATTATACATACCAGATATAAAGGATGCGTGTATGATATTAATATAAAAGATATGGTTAATATTAAAAATAATATGACCTGTGAAGATCTTATTGATAGTGTTGAAGATTATTTAGATTTAGATGATAATACATTTGATTCATATGAGATATATGTTAATAAAACAACAAATGATTTAGTCATTAAACCTAGATCCAAATTTATGTGAGGTAAATGTAAGATATAATTTATAATATTAAATGGCACAAAGCAACATACTAAGAGCCAAGAATCTTACTGGTTCAACATTATCAGCTGGGAAAGTAGTATATATCTCGGGGTTTGATAATAATGATCAAGTACCTCTTATTGCGCTCGCTAGTTGTGATGATGAATCAAAAATGCCAGCTGTCGGTATTGTTCGTGAAGATATATCACACGGCGATGTTAGTGTTATAAAAATTACTGGGCCTATTAATTCGTTTGATACTTCTACAACAAATATAAATGAAAATGTATATGTTGGGCAAAATGGAGATGTTATTTATAATGACGAACCATCAACTTTAAATGAAGATTGGTTTACACAACAACTAGGAACAGTAATAAAAATAGAGGAATATCCAAACGGGCAGGTTCAGTTATATCCATTAGAAATCAAAAAACGAATAAAACATCCAGATTTACTTGAAGTAACAGAAAATCAGCATCATAATAAATCGCATGCCTTGACACATCGTCCAGATGGAATTGATCCATTTATTCATGCTCGACAGCATCAAATAGGTGGTAATGATGAAATAAGTCACGGCATGTTATCCGGTACATCATCTGGAGATGATCATACTCAATACAGTTTAGTAAATGGTACTCGTAATTATACTGGGATAGTAAGTTATAGTGAAAATTTTACTTTTACTAATGAAAATCAATTAATTACTAAATATTATGTAGATTCTCAGATACCTGGGCAAGTTTGGCGGGACCCAGTAATTGATAAGGATCAAAGTTTTCCACCAGTCTTTCCAAATAGTGGAGATCGTTATATTGTTGCATCTCCTGGTAGTGGGGATTGGGCTGGACATGATAACGAAATAGCAGAGTACGATGGAATCAACTGGAATTTTTATAGTCCATTAGAAGGATCTTCATCATGGGTTAAAGATGAAGATTATATATATGGTTATTCTGGTACATCGTGGGCCAAAATATCCGGGGGTGGTGTAACTGGATCCGGTGTTTCTGGATATATTGCATTTTGGACTGGTAGCTCAGTATTAAGTGGTGAATCGAATTTATATTGGGATGAAAGTAGTAATCGATTAGGTATAGGAAATTCCAGTCCTAATGAATCTATTGATACCTCTGGTGCAATAAAAATTGGTGATGCAGCGGGCACTGGAGATGGAACAATTAGGTGGACTGGATCCGACTTTGAAGGACGCAAGTCTGGTTCTTGGATATCATTAACAGCTAGTAGTACCAGTCCTAGCGGATCAGATGGACAAGTTCAATATAATAATGGTGGATCTTTTGGTGGTACAACCAATATTTATTATGATGATTCTACAAACAAGATTGGCATAGGAACAAATAATCCATCTGAAATATTAACTATTGCTGGAAATATACTTATTGGTGGATCTATAATAAATTCAGATTTATCTGAAACTATACAAGTAATATTACAATCATTGGATGGTTACGGTGTATCTAATGGTGGATTGAATGAACAAACATTTCAAGAAAATAAAAATTTTTGGAATAATGCTATATATCATATGCAAAAAGATTTAGATGGATATGCATCTAATCAGACAGTTGAAGAACATTATATTCAATATTCAAGCACAATTCAAGATATAATCAAATCTTTAGATGGCTATTCATATGGTGGGCAATCTTTAAATCAGACTATACAAGAACATTATAATCAACATTCTGATGCTATACAAATAATATTGAAAGAGTTGGATGGATATGATTCTACTATTTCTGAACATTATCAACAACACTCTGGAGCATTGCAAACAATATTAAAAGAGTTAGATGGATATAGTGGTGCTGGTTTAGGTGTTTCAGAAGAAACATTTGAACAAAATAAATCATTTTGGAATGAATCTATATATCATATTTTAACCAGTTTAGATGGTTATGGATCTGGTGGTGGTGATGTAATTAAAGTTGGTACTCCAGTAAATAATCAATTGGGCATTTGGACTGGAGATGGGACAATAGAGGGTGATAGTAATTTAGTTTGGGATGGAACTGCGTTTGGGATTGGGACCGATTCCCCAGACTCCGAACTTACAATTTTTAGTACTGGTGGTTCCGAAGCAAGAATTCATTTAAAATCTCCACAAACCTCATCTATCGGTTTTTATGAGACAACTAGTAATGCGTTTGCAACTATTACGGGGTATTGGACTAATAAAGGTGATAGCGGATCCGGGCATCTAGCATTATTAACAGATGATGGAACATCTCATCAAGTACGTATATTTATAACTGACACTGGGAATATAGGTATTGGTAATATTTCTGCTCATGAAAAATTAACTGTAAATGGAATAATTTCATTGGAAGAACAGGATAATTATGACAGAACTCACGATGGATATGGTTCAATATGGGCTAATTCCGATGGCAAGGTTTATTATACGAATGACAGTGGTATTGATTATGATTTGACTACAGGTGCCTCAGATATAACAATATCTGAACACTATCAACAACATTCGGATGCTATTCAAACTATATTAAAAGATTTAGATGGATATGTAATAACAACGATAGAGAATCAGCATTGGATAGATGGTTCACAGCAAAGACAAAATATTAGAAATGCTTTAGACGGATATTCTACAACTATATCTGGGTTGGACTCTGTTTTATTTGAACATTATCAACAACATTCTAATGCTATTCAAACTATATTAAAAGAATTAGACGGATATAGTGGTGCTGGTTCAGGTGTTTCAGAAGAAACATTTGAACAAAATAAATTATTTTGGAATGAATCTATATATTATATTTTGTCTGCTTTAGATGGTTACGACTCTGGCAGTGGAGATGCTTCTGATATTACTGTGTCTGAGCATTATAAGCAACATTCCGATGCAATTCAAACAATATTGTCATCACTTGATGGATATGGAAATGTAGCTGGAGCTTCTGATATTACTGTATCTGAGCATTATAAGCAGCATTCCGATGCAATTCAAACAATATTGTCATCACTTGATGGATATAGTATTGGAAGTAGTATATCTGCAGAGCAAGGAGCAGATGGATATTTAGCATTTTTTACTGGTTCTAATTCCATCGCAGGTGATAATGATCTATTCTGGGATAGAGAGAATAATAGACTTGGTATTGGGACATCTAATGCTCAATCAAAATTGCATATTATTGGAAATGGTGGCGCCGAATCACGTGTTATTATTGAAGATTATACATCTTCGATAGGTAATACTATTTTATCTTCAGACGCCGATCATTTTAGGATACAATTTTATAATAAATCAACACACGCATTTATAGCAAATGACTATTTATTAAATAGAAACTCCTCTGGGGCAACTGAACATATTTGGAGAATTGGAAATTCTGAAGTGGTGCGCATAGACTCTACAGGACTTGGGGTCAAACGTAGTCCGAGTACATATCCATTGGAAGTTAATGGTGATGCTGGAAAGACTTCTGGTGGTACAAGTTGGCAAAGTATTTCAGATAAAAGATTTAAAAAGGAAATATTACCTATTATTGTAAATAATAGTGACACAGACGGATATTCTCCTTTAGATAGGGTAACACAATTACGTGGTGTATTATATAAATGGATAACTCCAGAAAACCATGGATTATCCCCCGAATATGATGGTTATTTACAGGGCTTTATAGCACAAGAAGTAGAGGCATGTTTTCCAGAATGGGTTAAAACAGACCAATACGGGACAAAGTGGCTTAACATGATTGGTTTTGAAGCCTATATTGTTGAGGCACTTAAAGAGATAAAACGAGAAATTGAAAATACTAAAAGTAGATTAAATAATATTGAAGAAATTCTCAATATTACATAAAAAAAATATTTAATGGAGAAAAATAATGAATAAAGAAGCACAACAAATGTATTTAGAAAATATTTTAGAAAAATTTAATGCTAATCCAGATGATCCATCTCTTGGTGATATTGAAAAAGTTTTATTGCGCAAAATTCAAGAAGTGCATATCAAAATTAGTAATCTTTCAAAACAACTTGAAGGTTTAAATAAAGAAATTAAAGAACGACAGGATAAAGGAGAACCATTGGTACAGCAATTAGTTCATTTACAAGGAAAAAGTCAAGGATATATAGATTCACTATTGGCATTAAAGTAATATGAATAAAATTGGATGCACATATGCTATTATTTTTCCAAATGACAAAATATATATAGAATATGTTATTAATATTAAAAAAATTTTTATAATGGAGAAATTAAAATGAATAAATGTATAAAATATATTGGTGCACTTTTTATGGAAAAGAACGATAATAGAGAGTGGGTCATATCAATAGGTAGAACTAGTTTTTGGATGGCATTTATTCCTGCATTGTATGTGTGGATTGATAGTATGGGTACAGAAGATATTGCATCTGGTCACCTCAGTATATTGATTGCTTTAACGACATATAATTTGTCTAAGAAAGCAGTAAGTAAAGTTGGTGATATTTTTAAAAAAAACGCACAATCTAAAAATCTTGAAGATGGTCCAGGTTAGATAATTTAATATAATAAACCTGTGTTAAGCAAAAAAAAGCCGGTTTTTTACTGGCTTTTTTAATAATAGATATTTTAAAAATTAATAGAAAGGGGTATTTATGTCTGTAAGTATACACGAAATTCGTAATCTTAGAGAAAAAACAGGGGCTGGGGTAATGGATTGTAAAGAAGCACTTATAAATAGTAATAATAATATTGAAAAAGCTATTATATATTTACGAAAAAAAGGATTATCTGATATTATTAATAGATCTAGCCGAACGACTTCTGAGGGAACAATAGGGTATTATATACATGCTGGTAATAAGATTGGAGTTATTGTAGAAATTAACTGTGAAACTGATTTTGTGGCCAAAAGCGATGAATTTCAAAAATTTGCCAAAGAAGTTGCTATGCATATTGCAGCAACCAACCCAAGATGGATATCTAGAGAACAAATTCCACAGGATATAATTGAACAAGAGAAAGAAATTATAAAATTTACAATATTAAATAAACCTCAACATATTGTTGATAAGATAATGGTTGGAAAATTAAATAAATTTTTTAAAGAAGTTTGTTTGATGGAACAAAAATATATTAAAGACGATAATTTAAACATTACTGATTTATTTAGTAATTTAATAAACAAAGTTGGTGAAAATATAGTTATTAGAAGATTTTCAAGATTTATTGTAGGAGAAGATAAATGAAAATTAATAACAATGTTGATTTAAAATATTCTATTGGAGAAAAAATATATTATAAACATAATAATAAAATAAAAAATACACATATTAATAAAATAACTATAAGAACTACTTTGGCAAAAAATAAAAAACCAACGACTGAAATACATTATTGGGCAACTGCGACCCATGGAACTAGTTATATCTATCGTATGGTGACTGATTTTACTGAAGATAAAATTTTGGGATCTGAAAAAGATGAAGATCGAATATTTACTGAGCATAAAATAATCAAATTAAAAAATGATATAAAAAGAATTAATAAAGCTATTCAAAATAATAGAAAATCTATGAAGGAAGCTAAAAATAAATTAGATGAAATTAGAAAAGAAGAATTAATAGAAAGGTTGTCAGGAGTGTAAAATGAGTAAAAAGATAACTCCAAAATTTAAAATAGGACAAAAAGTTCATGTTAAGTATTGTGCTGATTACTGGTCGAATAATAAATTCACTTGTGGTACTATTATAAGTTCACAAATTGTATATAATACAAAATTACAAAAAGGCACCCAACGAACAACTACAGCTGTTAACTACACGATACAATTAGGTGATAATCGTATGATAGAAATAGGACAAAAAGATGTTTATTCTAATAAAAATGCAACTTTCATAAAAGCTCGTAATGATAGAAAGACTAAGGCATCCCGTGCTTTCAAAATGGCCGAAAATGCTTTAAAGAAAAATACTGAAAAATTACGAGAATTAAAGAAAGAATTAAAATTATTAAAAGAGAAAAAATATGAAAATAAGAAATAATTTTGTAAGTAATAGTTCTAGCAGTAGTTTTATAGTTGCAGTAGATAATATTACTACAAAGATTACATTATCCATGGAAATTGATTTAGCAAATTATGCACATATAATTAACTCAATAGATGATCTTGATAATTATTATTTTAAAGAATGGATCTGTGGCTACAATACAATTGAAGAATGGCTTAAAGACGAAGATGATTCATGGGTACATGAACAATACAAAAAATCTAAAAAAGCCTTAGAAAATGGCAAAAAAGTTCTTATAGGTTATTCCGATGGTACAGGCGATGCAATAGGAGCAATGTTATGTAATAACGGTCTTAAAGGCATAGTTGGAAATAATGTAGAGATTATTTATTCGGAAGGAGGATATTAATGAAAATAAGAAAAGGATTTGTAAGTAATTCGAGTTCCAGTTCGTTTGTATGTGATATATGTGGTGAAGAATGTTCTGGATGGGATATGGGCCTGACAGAAGCAGGAATGCATGAATGTGTTAATGGGCATACGGTTTGTGATGAGCATATTAAAGAAATGGGTGTTAAATATAATGATATGTCTTTTAACGAAAAAAAAGCTTATTGTTTAGAAATTGTTGACTATGAAAGTATTAAAAATATAATAAATAAAATAGATGATGAAGATGACTTAGATGATTTATATGAAAATGATATAGAAGGCGATAATCGATATAATATGCCTGCCTCACAATGTCCATGTTGTTTGTTAGTAAATATCACTGACAAACAACTGTTAAAATTTCTCCTATTCGATAAAGGAGTATGTCGAGAAGATGTAGAAGATGAGATTCGCACTCGATTTTCTGATTATGAAGAAATGAGAAAGGCGATTGAAAGTTAAAATCCAATTGAACAAATGGGTTGGTGCTTTATATTTCGCCTGGTTTGCCCATGGATTTGTAGTTTTATATCATAATTGTATCGATATTATCTATAAAATTACATAATATTGTTTTTTTTAATATAATTGGTATATTTATGAAATAGAAATAAAGTAACATTACGGATATAGTTGACCAAAAGGTGTCGCACAAAAATAGAATGTCCTAATATTAAAAAAATGTGGAAAATAACTTTATTTATAAGGTTTAATATGACAAAAGTTTGTTCTGTGTGTAAAAAAAGAAAGTCGATCCAAAAATTTGGTAAAAATAGGAGTAGGAAAGATGGGCATCATTCTAGTTGTTTATTATGTGAAAAAATAAGAAATAAGAACAGAAGTACCAAATGTTATAAAAGATTTGGACAATATAAGCGAGGTGCTAAAAATAGAAATATAGAGTTTAACCTTACACAAGAAGAATTTAAAGAAATAACTAGTAAAGTTTGTATCTATTGTGGATTATATTCTGGAATAGGAGATTATTGCGGAATTGATAGAATTAATTCGGATAGAGCTTATGTTAAAGATAATATAGTCCCATGTTGTAATACTTGTAATATGATGAAGGGTACTATGTCCAAAGAGGACTTTATATATAAGATAAAAAATATTTATGAAAATATATTTGTTTATAGAACGTTCAATGAATAATAGAATGTTAGAAAAAATTGGGACAATATGATTTATTTAGACTGTCATTCTACCACTCCTTGCGATCCACGTGTAATAGAAGAAATGCTACCATTTTTTAGTACTTATTTTGCCAATCCAGCGTCTGCCCATTTTTTTGCCGAAAAGGCCAAAGACGCAATAGAAAAAGCAAAAGAACAGGTTGCTTTTATAATTAACGCTAAGTCGGATAATATTAATTTTACTGCGTCAGCCACGGAAGCAAATAATATTATTCTTCAAGGATTGTGGCCGAATGAATACAAACATGTTATAACTACAAATGTCGAGCATTCATCTATTATAAATTGTCTTAAGAAAAGAAGTTCCAATATTATTTTAGAGCCAGTATTAAAAATAAACAAAGATGGTAATATAAATATTGAAGAACTTGAAAAGATATTAAGGAATATAAAAAGTAAAAATATTTTGGTTTCAACAATTTTTGCTAATAATGAAATAGGTACTATACATCCGATTAAAAAAATAGGTTCTTTATGTAAGAAATACGAAGCATTATTTCATACAGACGCTACACAGGCGATTGGCAAGGTAAATATAGATGTAAAAGAGATGAACATATTTGCTTTAACAATGAGCGGACATAAAATTTATGGCCCCAAAGGAGTTGCAGTATTATATGTACAAAATAATTTACTTATAGAGCCTATTATACATGGTGGCTATCAAAATATAATAACCTCTGGAACTCAAAATGTTCCGGCTATAGTCGGCATTGGAAAAGCCTGTGAAATTTTACAACATGAATCAGAAGAAGAAAATAAAAAAGTCAGAAGATTACGAGATTTATTATTAAAAAATCTTAAGAAGAACATCCCAGATATAATAATTAATGGAACTATGAAAAATCGCTTACCAAATAATTTAAATATTACTATAAAAGGTATAAAAGCTGAAATTTTAATAAAAGGATTAGAAGATGTAATTATTTCTGGTGGATCTGCCTGCACATCTGGTGAAATTGAGCCGTCACATGTCATTAAAGCTCTTGGTACGCCATACCCAGAGTGTGCGATTAGATTTGGTCTTGGAAGATGGACAACAGAGACTGATATTAATTATGCATCTAATAGAATTATTAATATAGTAAATAATATGCGAAGTTAGATATAAGGAGTTATTATGGTAGAATTAAGTGATATTAAAATAGGACAAACTGTTTATTGGATTACTTCTAATGATGACATACGAAGTGGATTTATTGATGAAATAACAATCAAAAAAAGATTCATCATCCTGTTTAGTTAGAAGTGAGAGGTTTGATTTGCAAAATATATATTTAACCCATGCAGATGCTGATATAGAACTTTCTAATCGATTAATAAAAATAGTTAAAAACGAAATATTAAAAAAAGCAAATATATTAAAAAAGTTACGTGCTCGCAAATCAGATGCATTAACAATCAAATTGTCCCAAATTGAAAAAATTAAGTAGAAAGGAAAATTATGAAGTATGTTAGTATAGATATTGAAACAACTTGTGTAGAACCAAAATGTCCGGATAATATCTTAATGGTGGCCATGCTTGTGGAAGATACTAAAAACAAAATGCCTCGCCAAGAAATACCAACTTTCGCATGTTTAGTGAATCGTTCCATATATAGCGGAACCCCGTTTGCATTATCAATGAATAATTGGATATTTGATATGTTAACAAGAAAAGATGATAGTAAATATCCAATTTACGAATCAGATGAATGGGTATCAAAGGCCATTCAATTTTTGCGTACGCATTTTGATTTTGATGATGATATATTTGCGACAGGTAAAAATGTCGGTAGTTTTGATTTGCTATTTTTTCCAGATAAACTTAAATCGATGTTTCATTATCGGCACATAGATCCTGGTAGTATGTTTATTGATTGGAATAAAGGGCCAATATCCTTAAGTAAAATAAAGAAAAATTTGGGAATTGATGGAGTCGTAACCCATGATGCAGTTGACGATGCATGGGATGTTATACAAATATTGAGAACTACATATTAGAGGTGTTTTGGTGGACTCTTTTTTTAAAAAATATAAATTATTAATTAGTACAGAGGCTAAGTATAAAAATGGTATACCCCATATACTGGTCACTGGTATCGATCATTGTACTCAAAATTTGTCATCCGAGGTTAATTTCAATTATGAAACTGTGTGTAATCGTGAAGATACATATCATGATGTTATAGGATTTTATTATACATCACAATATAGTAATATAGATGACTTTAATATTCAAACAATGATTCAATGGGTAAAATATTTAGGGAAAAATTTAATATGTGTAGTTGAAACGACTGACTCCTTAATAGGGTGGATTTTTGAAGAGAAAGAATTCAATATATCTATGACTGAAATTAATATTAATACCATAAATGATGTTAATTATGATATTTGGTTTGATTCTAATTCTAATTTTTGGAATCCCACAGACTTTTTAATGGATGGAGAAAGGCTTGATCCAGAAGATAATGTAGAAAATACTGATGAAATAATTCTTGCAATACAAGATGTTCGAAAAGTTCAAAGTGATATGGTATGTGGTTTTAATACTTTAATAGATACAGTTCAATCATTAATACAAACAATCACAGAAAATAATAAGTAAAAAACATGTTTAATATAAGGAGTTTGATTAGAAATGATTAGTCAAATGAACGAACAATTAAGACGTATTATAGTTTCCGGTATAATTAAAGATGAAACAGCAGCTCAATTCTTAGAACAACTTACTGCTCTGGAATGTATTGATACTGGAAGGGCAGTAAGTGTATATATTAATACATATGGCGGAAGTTTGGATAGTGCATTGTGTATGTATGATGCAATGAAAGTTTGTTGTTGCCCAATTGTTACAGTTGGTATTGGCAAAGTTATGTCGGCTGGAGTATTATTATTGGCAGCCGGCGACAAAAATAATAGGTTTATCACAGAGAATACCAGAGTAATGATACACGAAGTATCAGGTGGAACATTTGGCCCTGTAAGTGAAATGGAAAATGCGATCCTAGAAACAATGAGAATGCAAGAAGTATATGTTGAATTATTATCAAATGATTCTGGAACGTCAAAAAATAAGATTTTAAAAGACATGAAAAAAGAGTCATATATGTCAGCCGAGGAAGCTGTCGCGTACGGTATTGCAGATAAAATGGTGCCCACTAGAAAAGTAGTTCGAAAGATAACAACAAAAAATCCATCTAAGAAAAAATCTAAGCTTAAAAAATAAATAATATTTATAAATATAAGAAAGTTGAATTATTTTATTATGGTATCAAAAATATATAAGTGGATTAGAACATATACAAAACATCATATATTTAATATAGCAACATTAATTGTTTTACTATTAATGTTAATTATTAATATTTCTCAATATACTATGATTGGTTCAGTTTACGGATTTAGTACTTCAATAAAAAACGATTTAGATAGTCATATAAATACATACAATATAAATAGAAATACTGATAATATTCGGTTTCCTAATACTATTGAAGTTAAAAATATGGAATTAACTAAAAATATTAATAAATTAGAAATGGAATTGAGTTCTCGTATTGATGTCGTTGATAGTGCTATAAAACCAGAGAAAAAGCGAAGAGAATTAATTGTTAAAGTGCGTGATGCTATTATAGAAAATACAGATACTTTTTTTACAATCAGAGATCTTAATAATATTGCAATATCTATAATAGATTATAGTTATCAATATAATTTATCTATCGCCAAAATTCTCGCACAAATGAAGCAGGAGAGCAATTTTGTAATAAAGGCACATTCTCATGCTAATGCTATGGGTCTGATGCAATTAATTCCAGAAACATGGGAATATATTGTACTTAAAGAATTTGAGAATAAACGTGCCGATCCATATAATATTTATCATAATGTCAGAGCTGGATGTTTTTATATGTCTGAACAAAAATTAAAATTTAATACATATAATGAAGCTCTTATGGCATATAACTGGGGGCCACATAAAGTCAGAGAACTCTTAGCGGGAGATCTTACAGAAAATGATATACCAGAAGAGACGAAATTATATGTACAGCGTATAAATGATAATATAGCAATATTTGAAAGGTATGGATTGGAGTAATATATGAATAATGAAATTTTATTAAAGTGGGAAAAGTGGGCAAGTCAAACAAAAAAATGTACTAAATGCGATTTAGGGTGTGAGAAACTATTAGACGGATATGACCCACATGTTATCGGACAAGGTGCTGTACCGGCTAAAATTATGTTCGTTGCTGAATCACCTGGTCTACAAGAGACGATATATCAAAGGCCATTAACACCTCCTGGGACTTCTGGAAAGTTATATGAAAAGGTACTTAAAACGCTTGATTTAACTAGAGAAGAAGTGTACACGTCCAATACAACAATTTGTAGGCCACCAAAAAATAGAGATCCAGAGCCATGGGAAGTGCTTAAATGTAAACCAAATCTTATAAAACAATTAGAATTAGTACAACCAGATTTGGTTATTACTTTTGGAAGATTTGCGGCCCAAGTGTTTTTAGGAAATTTTAAGATTACCAAAGAACATGGACGATTAAGATATTCAAAAGAATACAATGTTGATGTGTTCCCATTGTATCACCCGGCTTACGTCTCGGCATATGCTTCGAAGGATAAAAGAGAAGAGTTTAAGAATGATATTAAAATACTAAAAAATATATTGAAGGAAATTTAAGATATAATGAAATTATATTTAATACTTTTAATTATCTCTATATCAAATATATGTTATGCCAGAGATGCCTATATTCCAAAATCAAATTGGAACACTGTGTTTGTCACTGATACAGCACATATTAAATCGACCAAATATTTAACTAATTTTCAAATAACAATAGTAGTTAATACGTTTGAGGATACAGAAAAAAGATTTTTTTCATATTTTAATATAGATAAAAAAAGATGCAGACTAAATATAGTCAATATAATTGTTGTTGAGAATCCTCATATATTAAATAATAAAAATATTTTTCCAAATGAAGATGTTTATTCAGACAACAAACCAGGTGAATCTAAGATCGTTTTCGGAAGATATTTTTCTATAACTAACAATTTATATATTATTCCAATAAATTTAAAAAAATATTATTGGCGATCCAATTTTGCTCATGAATTGTTACACTATTTTTTCGACGAATGTAATATAACATTTGATAATATTAATATTGAGCACAAATATATAGATAATTTTTTGATAGATAATCAAGATATATTTTATTAGAATATGGAGTCGGATATATGTACTTAACCCATAAACAAATTAAAAAAGCGAAACATGTGTTATCATCTCTTATAACTTACGTACCAGAAGATATTTATAATAATATTATAGAAAATTTCACGCCATTAATAGACTTTGCTGAATATGAAAATCCAACTGTTCGCCCTAGTCGTGATGAATATTTTATGGGGTTTGCCCGTCAAGCTGCAAAAATGGCGACATGCGATCGTGGGAAATCTGGAGCCGCTATTGTGGTAGATGGCCAAGTTGTAAGTACCGGTTATGTTGGAGCAGCGAGCAAATTAGACCACTGTGATGACTCCGGACATCTTATTAGAGAGGTTGTTTATATTGATGAAATTATAGATAAAAATAATTTTAATGGAAATCCAATACTATCTCTTTTAGATAGTCAAGACTTAAATTATCATCCAATTAGGCAACACTGTATGCGTACTGCACATGCCGAAGGTAATGCTATTGTATATGCTGCGAAACATGGCATTGCAATTAATGGTGGGACATTATATTGTAAGATGGAACCATGTCTCCGTTGTTGTGTTGATATTATTAATGCTGGTATTAAACGTGTTGTATCTGAATATAGATATCATGGAGCGAGATTGACGCGTGAATGGTTTAAAAAAGCTGGCGTTGAGTTGGTCGTATTAAATGATGAGTTGCCTAATTATTCAAAAGTATGAAAAATTTAATATTTTAATGAGATGACGATATATGAAAGCAATGATTGAAATTTCCTGTGAAGCACACAGTCAATCAGGTTTCACTTTTTGTAATGGCGTTAAAAATATTATTTTAGATTTGGAAAAGATTAAAGGGACAGAACATTATTTTGATTTGATACAATATTTAGATGCTGTATGTAAATTATTCGAGGGCCCATGTAATAAAATTAATATTATAAAAAATGCTATTTATAAATTATACGAATTCGAATATATAACTGATGATATGTATGAACGTATTAATTATTTTTATAATATACATAGTAGATGTGGATTATTGTTATCGTTAAAATTAAAGTAAAATATTGAAGATGGAGAAAATACAATGAATCAAAATCAAATACCGGAAATGGGATTACAAGATCAGCAAAATCTTATACGTAAAAAACAAGAGTTAGCTGGAGCTTTTAAATCATATCATGAACTTGTGTCAAATAAAGTTTTGGATAAAAATAAATCTCCGGCTCTTAAAAATACAGAGAAACAGGTTGTAGATAGACTGGTAAAATCGGCTGTTGCGTTAGAAAATATTAATATTGGTGAAGGGATATTATCTTTGGCATCAATAGCGATTAGAGAACAATTAATAGTACGTGATCGTGTTAATGAATTGGAATATGAATTATTACTTTTAAAGAGAGAAGTGGATAAGTTAAAAAATAAATAATAGAACACATCAAATTATTTATTTTTTAGTCTTGTAAACAAAAAACAAGACGATCATTTAAAATTAATAATTATTATTAAATAAATTATAGGTAAGACAAAAAATTCAAAAGATGCTATGAAAGTTTTGACACAGATATATGATTGGCACAGTAATAATAATTATACTCCTGGTTGTGGTAGAATATAGAATTGGCAATAAATATAATTTGTCGAATGCGTCGTAAGAAGAAGAAATATATAAATTATTAGAAAGCATATATTTACCAATCGAAATGGAGGAGAAAGATTGTTAGTTTGAAACGGAGTAAATGAACTTAAATATAATATTTATAAATTCATGTATAATATAAAATTGAAGACTGGTGATAAAAGTGTCAAATAAAAGTAAAGAATTAGAACAACTTAAGTTATTTTTATCTAATCTTATGATTAGAACTCAGGATGAGCATGCTAAGTTATTATCTATGATGAAAAAATCTATTGGGAAAACTATAGCATTTGAGGATGTGTCAAAAATATTATCCCAAGTTTATGATGCTAAGATTGAAATTATGGAATTAATTTATGAAGAAATACAGAGGATACAATGTTAAATGCAATAATCATAGGATTAGCATGTTTATTGGTTTTGGCCTTTATAATTCGGATTGGTGTGGGTATGTGGAAAATAATTTATTGGGCTGCTCCAGTAGTCGTTCCTTTATTGATAATAGCATATTGTTTAATGGTAACTGGTAATTTAAATTTAAACATGGAAGTGATATATGATACAGAACATATTGGATCAGTTGAAAATCAAAGCAGACGTAGTGGAAACTCAAACCAACGGAACTATGACAAAATACTTTCTGAGATTGAGACCGGGCACCAAAGTATCCAAGATTGAAAATTGTTCAACTGAAATAGCACTTGGGCTTAAAGTGTACGGCAAACCTATTATTAAAACCTTATTAGATAAAGGATTAGTCGAAATAGAAGTATTGAGTAATCGGATTGAAACTGTATTGTTTGATAAAGTTATAGATAACTTGGAAACAGTTGATTGTGAGGTTCCATTAGTATTGGGTAAATCTTATAATGGAAATGATTTAATTGTAGATTTAGCTTCAATGCCACATTTATTAATAGCTGGTGCTACAGGATCAGGGAAGTCTATTTTATTACATTCAATACTTTCGGGTTTAATGAAATTCGACAAAGGAATAAGGCTTGCATTAATAGATCCCAAAAAAGTTGAATTTACTTATTATAATAAAATAAAACATCTTAAATATCCAATTATTACTGACTTCGAAGATGCATTAATAGTTCTTAAAGATTTAGTAAGTGAAATGGAAAATAGATTTTCTCGAATGGAAAAGTATTCGGTCAACAATATTAAATCTTTTAATGAAATTAAACAAAACAGATTCGTGAGATTTTTTCGGAAGAAGGAATTTATGCCTTACTTGGTTGTTATAATAGATGAGTTCTCGGATCTTATACAAACATCTAAAAAAGATTTCCAAAAATATATTTCCTTATTAGCCCAAAAAGCTCGTGCTTGTGGAATACATATTATAATAGCTACTCAAAGACCGTCAGCGGATGTCGTAACTGGTTTAATTAAAGCTAATTTTCCAGCACGAATAAGCATGAGAGTTTCTTCTGCTGTCGACAGTAGAGTTATTTTAGGCCGAAATGGTGCGGAAAAATTATTAGGCCGAGGAGATGCTATATTGGACTCTGTGGGACACAGTATGTTAAGGTTCCAAGGATCCTATATTACACCAAGGGAAGTACAAGAAATATGTAAAGGATTTGAGACTAAGCATAAGTGTGAGAAAGAAATTATTTATTAAGGATGCGTAAAATGTCAGAATGTGATTGGGATAAAATTGATGAACCATTTCTGGAAATAGATGGATTTATCGATATAATTCTTGACAAAATCAATATTTTAGACATATTAGATAAATGGGGAATTAAATATTCTGCATGTCGGACGGGAGAATTTACACATCGAATGAAATGTCCATTCCCATCGCACGCCGGCGGTAACGAAAGGACGGCTTCCTTTTTTGTGTCGGAAGATACTGGTGGATTTTATTGTTTTGGATGTAATAATGGGGGAAATGTTATAAACATGGTTAGCTTACATGATGGTAGGCCATTTTATGAATCCGCCAAATGGTTGGCTAAAACTATTGGACTTATTAATAATGATAATACAATAAGTGATTTAAATAATATACCAAGTATAAAAGAGCATAATCCAGAACATAAAGTCTCTACACATATATTTAGAACTGGAGTTAAAATAAGAGAATTTTTGTATTCCATAAAAAGTAAAATAGAATATGATGAATGGAAACAATGGGCCGACACGCAATTTATAAAACTAGATAAATATTTAGATGAATTGGATAACGATGATTGGAAAATAGCTAAGGATTACTATAATGAAGTAGTAGAATTTTTGAAGAGAACTTAAAATATGAAAATAGGTATTATAGGCGATTTACACATCGGATCTGGATATAGTTTAGGCAAATTAGATCCAAAAACGCAGCTTAATTCACGATTAATAGACTTTTCTAATACATTTGATAATATAATAGATGAATTTATTAGCAGAAATGTTGAATTAATAATTTTAACTGGTGATATTTTTGATACTAGACATCCCACATCAGCTCAATTAAATGTCTTATCAAAATATTTAAATAAGATTACAAACAATAATATGGGTGTTGTTATTGTTGTTGGAAATCATGACCAACAAAGAACAATTTCTACTACGACCGTAGATATGTTTGAATCGTTAAAAATACCTAATGTTCATGTGTATTCTGATTTTGGTATATATACTATCGATGAAGATAAGCATAAGACGCATTGCATATTGATGCCATACAGAGATAGAAGGATGATTGGAACAAAAACTAATTCCGAAGCCATTAAAAAAATAGATGATAATTTGGTCAAAATATGTAAAAATCTAAATAATGATGATAATATTATAGTTATAGGACATTTTATGATAGACAAAGCTGTTACCGGTGAAAATCCAGATTCATTTAGTATAAATGAACTTATTTTGCCAATTAAAATGTTCAAGAATTTTGATGCTGTTATTATGGGGCATGTTCATGGACATGCTATATTATCAAAAAATCCATTAATAATGTATTCTGGATCCATGGAAAAAATTTCATTTGGAGAAAAACATCACACAAAAGTTAGTATTATATTTGATACTAATAATATTAAAAACCCAGAAATTATAAAAAATAAAATTCGAAATTTATATGAAATAAATTTTGATTATTCGAACGCTAAAAGAGATTATAAAAATCAAATAACAGATAGAATAATACTTGATATAAATAAATTTGATATGCGTCGAAAATTGAAAGGGTCCATTGTAAAATTAATTGTTAAAATAAGACGTAATGATCATTGTTATGTTAATCAAGATAAAATAAAAAGACATATTATTTCTAAAAAAGTGCAACATTTGTCTACAATTGAAATCTTATCCACGAATTCTAGACAATTACGTAATAATAAAATTACCGAAACTATTAGTGGTAAAAAAGCTATGACTTCCTTTATACGATCATTAATTGAACCCGAACAAATTAAACGTAAATTAATTAAATTTGCACACAATATTATATCGGAGGTCGAAGGCAAATAATATGATTCCGAAACATCTTAAAATGGAAAATTTTTTATCTCATAATACATCTAGTATAGATTTTGATAAATTTAATATAGCATTAATTTTAGGTAATTATGATAATGAATCCGATCAAAGTAATGGGTCTGGAAAATGTCTTCATAAAAATACTATATTGACCGACGCTTTAACTGGATGTAGGAGAACAATAGAAGATTTATTTAATAATAACATAAAGGATTTTAATGTTTATGGTTTAAATGCAGATCTTACATTATCTCCAACCAAAATTCTTTGTATTAAGCGATCCGGAAAAAAGAATTTATTAAAAATAACAACTCAAAATGGAATTAGCGAAATTGTATCTATATCTCATCCGGTATTTACAAATAATCTTAAGACTGTTAGAGCGGATAAATTGAAAGTTGGAGATTTTGTAGCTCAGCCAAGAAGTTTAATGCCTATTAATTTTAAAAACTTATTATCTAAAGAAGAAGTACAAATTTTAGCATTACATTTGGCAAAAGTGGGATTAACGAGAGATTCGATAAAATTTATTAATACGGATAAAGATATTGTGTCTATGGCCAAAAAATTGCAAGCTTGTAATCAATTAAATACATCGGCTTCAGTAAAAGATGAAGAAGTCAATAAGCTTAATAAAAAACGTCATCCTATTAAAATTATAAAAAACTTTTTAACCAAACATGATATTTTTGAGAAATCAGTATATAAATGTTTGCCTGAGTGCATTTTTCAATTAGACAACAATTTAGTTGGTGCTTTCTTGGGAATGTTTATAAGTTGTGGCGGGTTTGTAGCAGACATTAAAGAAAATGGTAATAAAGAAGTTTCTATAGGTTTGAGATCCGAAAAATTAATAGATGATTTACAGGCGTTATTTCAACAAAGAGGTATTATAACACACAAAAGATTTAGAAGAATCAAAAGATTTGATTCCTGGATATTAACAATAGGTGTTCACAAGGAAAATTTTATTAATTTTTATAAATTGGTCGCCCGGCATATAATTGGAAATAAGAAACAAAAATTACAAAGAATATACAATAATTATTTAGACACATATAGTAATCCAAATTTTGACATTATTCCGTCTAACTTTTTGTATGATGAATATAAGAAGTTTGAAACCACACATAAGGTAAAAAAAATTGGCCTTAATTTAACAAAAACACAAATTAAAACTAAAAATATTAGTAGAAATAAATTATTAAAATATGCTAATATATTAAGGTCCGAAAAATTATATAAATTGGCTACATCCAATTTAATTTGGTGTAAAATAAAAAGTATAGAACCAGTTGGAGAAGATTATACGTATGATATTCAGATAGACAATGATACAAAATTATACGCTCTTAATGGATTTATAACCCACAATTCAGCTATTTTTGAGTCAATAGCCTGGGTTTTATTTGGAAAATCAAGACATAAAAAAGCAGATGGTGTTGTTAAATGGGATAAAAGAGCTTGCAGAGTAGAATTCATATTTGAAGTTGGTACTAATCTGTACAAAATCAAACGCACTAGAGATAAAGTTATAAGAGAGTCGGATGTAATATTTGAACAATGGAATGGACAGCAATTTGATAGTATATCATGTGATACTAATTCTGCGACTGATAGAAAAATTGCTATTATTATTGGATTTAATTATGAAATATTCATTAACTCGGTATATTTTAAACAAGACGATATTTCTATGTTTGCATCATCTAGCCCAAGCAAACGGAAAGATATATTGAAATCTTTATTAAGGATGGATAAATGGGACGAATATCAAAAAAGAGCCAAAGAATATGTTAAAACATTTTCTATAAAAATTGGTGAAAAAGAAAAACAATTAGTACATATAAATAAATTAGAAGAAGAGAAAATAATTTGTAAAAAATCTATAACCCAAATTAAGAAACAAATCAGTGACCTTAATGACGAATATATAAAATTAAACTCTGATATTGTTTGCAAAACACATAAATTTAAATCATTATATGGTGATAATAATATTAATGATATCTTAAAAAAATTAAGACGTGATCTTGGTTTAGCAAGAAAGAGAAAACAGGAAATAAACAAAAAAATTTCTGATAATGAAAATATAATAAAATATAATACCAATAGTATAGCTGAATGCCAACAATATATTAAAATATTAGATAGTAGAATAAAAGACAAGAAAAATATTTCTATTGATAGTTTAAAATCTAAAATATTGCGTGGTTACACAAAAGCACAAATTATATCACAGCATATACAGGATCTCAAAAAAGATATAAAATTAGAAAATAATAAATGTAGTATTTGTGAAAAACCATTAACTAAAAAAGAAATTTTTGAAATAATCGAACGAAATGAAAAACAATTACATGAGTCAGAAAAAAAATATTATGAAATAAAAAACAAATTAAATCGTGCAGAACATTCTCTCAAGAAAAAAGAAAAATTAATAAATATAGGAAATAAAGCAGAACTCGACAAAGCAAAATCAGAGATAAAAATCTATAATTGGCAAACTGAAATAAACGATAGTATTGGATCCAATAAACGTCTTTTAAAAGAACGGCTATCAATAAATTGTGTAGCATTAGAAGAGCAGATAAATAAATTAAAGATTCATTCCAATGAAATATCCAGGAAATCTTTGGAAATAAATATAAAAGACCTTGAAGAAAGAGCATCTAATTTTAAAAAGCAAATTGATCAATTAAATATTGAATACGGTGGCCAGCAGAGAAAGTATAAAGAACTTATAAAATTATGCAAAAGACAGAAAGCATTAAGAATTGAGATCGATAAATTAAAAAATTCCTATTCTATTTATACAAAACTCCGCGGTTATTTTGGAAAAGATGGTGTCCAATCTGTAATTATTGAAAATATAATAGAAGAATTAGAGAACTATTCGAACGAAACATTGACAAAAATATGTAACGAACCAACATCTATTTCTATACGGACACAGAAACAAACCGACGCTGGATCCTGGTCAGAGACATTTGATATAATTGTAAAATCTGGTTCTAGAGTTGATGATTTTGAAACATTTAGCGGTGGCGAACAATTTAGAATTTCATTAGCTATAAGACTGGCATTAAGTAATATATTATCAAATCGTATGGGAGGATCTATCAAATTCTTATTATTGGATGAAGTAAGTTCTAATCTCGATAATAATGGGTTACAAATGTTTATTAATATAGTAAAATTATTAAGTAATGATATGAAAATATTAATTATTACACATAATGAGCGCTTAAAGGAATCTTTTGAGGATATCATTACAGTTAATAAGACTCAAAATGGCAGTTACGTGCATTTTTGAACAAATATTATCTATTAATAAAGAGGAGTTATAATGATATGTTTCCGTTTAAACGAATGTATGGTCTAATTGGCAGACTGCGAGTTGGTAAAGATGCTGTAGCAAATTTTTTAACAGAAAATCGGAATTTCACTCAGATGGCTTTTGCTGATCAAATTAAGGATGAATTTGGGATAAGTAAAGAAGATTTTGAAGCCGCCAAAATAGCCGGAAATATTGAAGAATTAAGAAATAAATTATGGAATTTTAGTGCAGAAAAAAAGAAGAATAACTCCAGATATTTTATAGATAAAGTAATAAATAGAGCAGAAGTTTCAAAAAATTCTATAATTATTACAGATATTCGTACTCCAGAAGAATTTCAAGCTTTTTCGGATATTAATGCGATATTGAAGCGAATATATTGGGTGAAGTGTGAATGTTTGGAAGACTTCGATCGCAATGGATATTTAGTAGGATCTAAGTTGCCAAAAAATATGATTATTGAATTTATGAAGCATAAAAAATCTCAATTACGTTATATATACAATAATAAAAACGGTTTATATAATTTTTATAAATATTTAGATAAATTCTTCTTTGCCGAGGATTTGATTGATTTGTATAACCATCCCGAATACGAAAATAATATACATTTATATATTGACAATTTTGAAGTAAGACAGAAGGGTATTTAATATGAAATTAAGAGTATTACTCGATATGGATGGTGTTATAGCCGATTTTTATAAGGGATTCGCTGGTTATCTTAATAGTAATTATAATTGTAATTTGAATATACATTCGGAACCGCACAGTTACTTATTTAAAGACTGGGGTCATGGAGTAGATTTTGTTGATCTCGATGAAGCCAGTAAAAAATGGATTCAACAGGGTGGATTTGTTAAATTACCAATATTTAATGGGGCTTCTGAATTTGTTAAAAAACTTAATGACACGTGTAATATTTTTATTGTAACTGCTCGGATAGGCGAATGGGATCAAAAATTTCCGTTAGAAATACAGAAACAAATAAAGTATGATACATATACATGGTTAAATAATCATAATATTTGTGTTGATAATGTATTTTTTACCCATAATAAAATTTTATTTTGCAAAAATTATGGAATTCCTATTATAATAGAGGATAAAATGTCCACTGCCCTCGAAGCATCTAAAAATGGAATTCATACAATTATAGTAAATAGAAAATATAATAATGAAATAGATAGATTTAAAATATATCGAGCGTTTAATTTTGAAGATATATTAAAGCAAATACAAAGGTTAAAGATACAATGGAATTCAAACACTATATATTAAAAGAAGAAGAGCTAAATATGTTTGTACAAAGTATTATTAAATATGGAGATGATGAAACATATAATAGAATGCTTACTAGATCCTTAATTGCCATAAATGAAATAGATGATGCAGATGAAATGTTAATGGATATGCATCAAGCTGTTATTAAACGTGCTCGTAATATTGGTGAAAACAATGATAATGAAAAATCAATCAAATCTGTTTATTATAGATTAGCATCTATTTTAAGAATTTTAGCGCATCGGATACAACGCGAATATATAAGAAAGGGGCATGTTAAAAATAGTGAAAGATTTTTAAGAGTAGTGCAATAATATTATTTTTTTTGAGGACAATGATGGCTGTCGTAACTCTTACATTTACTGGATCGGATGACGAGATAATTTCTGGTATACCGGAAACTATGTCTATTACTTCTAATATTCCAGCAACCATATTTTTTACAATTGATGGTACAGTTCCAACTACAAGTTCTCCAATATATGTTGGAAGCTTTGAAATGCCATCTGGCGTTAATTCTGTTATATTAAGTGCATTTGGGGTAGATAATAATGGAATATTTGGGCCCATCTTAACCCAAGTGTTTGCTCCTGATACGAGCGAAATAACAGTCGCCAGAAATATAAAAGGAGAAGGGTTTATTTTAGACAGAGCAGATACTGGTGAAGATGTTCCAGATTGGTATGATGCTGAGGGTGCACCAGCTAGATTTATTGATGTAGATTTAGAAACATTAGATATCATACGAGAAGATCGCGGATTTGAAGGTATTGCTGAAGGTACGGAGATTAAAGTTGGGGTTCCTGATCCAGATTCTACATCGTCATTAGTTGATAATGGATTTGTTCCATTTTCGACCCCTGAAATTGGTGAAATGTTTAATCCTGATGCAAGAATGATATTAATAGATAATCGTAAATCTAATGATTTACAATTAATATTAAGAGGATTTGGCGGATTACATGACCCATACAAAGAATTTGGTGGTAAAAGAATTCGAGAACCTGCTGATGATTCTACTTATGTCAGTGGTGGATTTGTTAGAAGATTTTATAATTCTAAAAATAATGTAATGGTATCTTACTATTTTGATCATAATGAAGGTAGACATATAAGAAATATACAAGAGCTCCCGAGTGATATCACAAGCACGAATAATGTTGGGGTAAGATCTGTAGGACAGCCGCTAGTATTCGAATGGATCTATCGTGGCAAACAATCTAGTATTTAATAGGAATAATATATGACAATTAAAAAACAAACTAAAAAATTACAATTGATAAAACTTTCCGCAAGTTCTGTAAAAACTTATGAACAATGTCCAAAGAAATATTTTTTCAATTATATTGAGAGAGTTCCTAGAAAAGAGTGGGATCACTTAGGCCTTGGGCATTTGTGTCATAAGACTTTGGAGTTCTTTCATGAATATTGTATGAAAAAATATGTAAATAAAAACGATTATGCTGAAATCATGAGTAAATCTTTCATTAAAGCTAGAAAGGCATTTCCAAAATTAAGTGGGAACATTGTTCAAAAAGCTAAAGATTTATTGAGCGTTCAATATTTAGATGAAAATGGAGAATTAAAATTAGGATATTTAGGTATGCTTAAGAAAGAAGGTATACCAAATGTTCAAGGAATAGAAACATCATTTAGCTTTTACCTTAATGATAAAATATTAGTACGTGGTCTATTAGATAGATTTGATTTAATGAGAGATGGGCGATTTCATATTATAGATTATAAAACAACGAAAAACACACAATATATAGATGATTTTCAATTGCTCGTTTATGGATTATGGCTTAAAAAGAAATATCCCGAAATGCAATCATTTAGAGGATCTTATATTTTATTAAGACATAATTCAAATTCGAAGAGTTATGATTTCACAATAGAAGATATAAATAAAATAGAAAAAACTCTCATAGAATATGGGAATAAAATAATGGTAGAAAATGTATGGACACCAATTCCAACTAGACTCTGTGATTGGTGTGATTTTAAAAACATTTGTCCGGCCCAACAAACCTGGTAGGAGTCAAAATGAAAAATGCAAATAACAAAGAAAATGTTAAACTTAAACAAGATTTTGAATATTTTTTTAATGAAGAGAATGGAGGACGCATTGGATTTGCTGGCACAGTATTGTTATATGATTCAGAGATATATATCAATACTGAAAGTGGGGAGGGTTATAAAGAAGTTATCAACAAGTTAGAACCGTTAATATTAAAATTGGCATGTCGATATCATATCAATGGAAATCTATTTGAAGATACTAAACATGATATTATAGTTCATATACTTGAAGGGATACCAAAGTACAATCCAGAAAAAAATACAAAATTATCAACATTTATTGAAATGAGAGTTAATCGAAGATTAATAAATGATATACGAGATAAAAATAGAATATCAAAAAATGCTACTTATTTAAATATTGGAATATTCAATATATCATGTAAATGTGGATATTCGTTTATTGATAAATTTGGTAATGGATATGAAACAAAATGTCCAAAATGTAATACTATTATCGGTGACGGTAATAAAAAGACACCAATGGTAATGTCTGAAGTAAATGAGTCTTCATTAATGCCGGGGACCCGTGATAATACTTTGGAATTTAAAGATTTTACAATGAATAATAACATTACAAACATAGATGATAATATAATTTTTATATGTGATATAAACAAATGGTTAAAAAATAAAGACCCACGTTTAATTAGGATAATAGAATTGATATATTTTAATGATTATTCTATCAAGGCTGCTGCTGAAGAAGTTGGTCTATCAAGCGCAGGAGCTAATATAAAATTAAAGGAGCTATCAAAAAACAAGCAGGTTAGAGAATTATTTGATAGGTAATTTAAAATGCATAAATTTCATTTAAAACTTTTAATATCGAATCAAAAAATTGCCGCTCGTAAATGTATTGCCCGATATGAGTCACAATTACATAGTATATCGTCTATTAATCGTGATAAAATATTAAAAAGAATTAAAAAAGAAAAGGAATTCCTCACATATAATTTTAATAATCTACAAACAATAAGAGAAATTATTTCTATAATTCATAATTTTAGACATAAAGGTATTTCTAAATATTCATCTTATAAAGACTGTTTAGAATGTAAAAAGGCTTTAAAAAGTATATCTACACAATTACCTGAACAAAATGATATAGTAAATGTTGATACTAATTTAGAAAATGAATTAAAGCCAAAATTTGGAAATTTGATATCTATATTAGAACAAGAAGTTTTTGATGAAAAAAATAAAATAGAAAGTAAAAATTTTCCATCACAGAATGATTTAACGCGTTGGGCGCTTAAAGATTCTGTATTATCATACTATCAGGGACTTAATATTCCGGAAAATATGGTAGTTGTAGACACTTTATATGACGATAGATTAATATCGAAATTGGCTCCAGATTTCGACGTAATAGCACAAATATGGATAGAAAAATTAAATAGATTACTTTATAATACAGATAAATATGCTCTCGAAAAAGATGAAATCGATAAGGCTGAATCCGATTTGGCTGATGGTATGAGAGGGTCAGCATTTGAGAAACAGCTGGATCGTTATAGAGAAGAATTTATGAAAAAACTCAAGAGGTGAAAATGCAAGATATAATTAATATTGAAGAATTAAATAATACCGAATATAAGATTTCAATCAATGTTCCTTCAGAATTAGTAGATAAAAAATTCGATCAATTTTTTAATAGCATAAAAAATCAAATACAGATACCTGGATTTAGAAAAGGGCGGGCCCCTTTACAGCGAATTAAACAGTTGTTCGGTAACAAAGCTAAATCAAATGTAGCTCAAATGCTCATAAGTGAGTATTATAATCAAGCGATTGCAAATTATGAAATAAATCCTGTTGAAAACCCAACATTTTCTGATATGTCTGATAAATATCCCGGAAAATTTGGATTCGATAATTCATATTCAGTAGATTTATTAGTCGAAGTTTTACCGAAAATAGATCCAATCGGATATAATGGAATTAAATTAGATTTTCCACAATATGATGAAGATGCTATGTTTAATACTAAATTACACGAATATCAGAAACAATTTGCTGAAAGACGGCAAATCAATGATCGCGGTGCCCAATTTGGGGATTCATTGGTTATAGATTTTATAGGATATGTCGACAATATGCCTTTTGACGGTGGAGCTGCCCAGGGTTACTCTATTGAAAATTTTGGCAATGGCAATTTTGTTCCAGGATTTGAGGATCAAATGGTTGATATGATGGTCGGCCAATCTAAAGATATTTATGTAACATTTCCAGATGAATATCGTGCCAAACATCTGGCTGGGAAAGAAGCCAAATTTACAATTACTGTTCATAGTATAATAGAAATCAAACTTGCTGAAGTTGATAATGATTTAGCAATGATGGTTGGATACGAATCAGTAGATGAATTATTTAATTATATTAAATCTGAATTGCATAAAGATAATAATATTAATAATAGAACAGTTTTAGGAGAACAAATTGTATCTAAGCTTTTAGATATAAATCAATTCGACGCTCCAAAATCTATGATAAAAAAAGAAATGTTACGTATATCAGGCAAGAATAAATTACAAGATTTATCACATAAGGATAAAGACGAATTGCAAAAAATTGCTGAACGTAGTGTCAAATGTGCCATATTACTTGATTCGATATATGAAAAAGAAAATAGTATTGAGATTACGCCAGATGAATTAGATAAATTATTAGAAGATCATGCCAGACACAATAATATGTCCAAAGATGATCTTGTCAGTAATTTGTATAATTCAGGACAAATGGATAATTTTATGGGTATTTTAAAAACATCAAATACAATAGATTTTATAATAAACAATGCTAACAAAGAAAGTGAGGAAAGCAATGTTGACAGAAACGAATAAACAGTCAGTTACAGGATTTAAAGTAGTTACTTTTCAAGTTAAAAAAGCAAAAGATTCGGAAAGAGTAAAGCTTGTCCTAGAGGCCGATGTCGATGATATTGGAGCAGGAAATTATGATATGGGAGACGTATTAAAAGCATTATTGTCGCATCAAACTGGTGATACTGATGTAGGTCTTTCTGTATTTATGAAATAAATCATAATTTTTTCGCATTAGATATTTTTCAATTTGGAAAGTCTTTTCATGTTAAAATTTTCTGATATAGTTAAGATAAAAAAATCTGGTTGCGCAAAGTGTCTTTCTCTTTTCTATTCACTTCCATGTCAAATCGATAGAAATATAACAAAATATTTTACGAATTTTGGTAAACCTGTGTATCCACTTAAATCTGTAAGTTTGTTACGCATAGATGCTAATGGCGGGTATCATATAGAAGGAAGACTCAATGCCAAAGTGATCAAATTTGTAATGCCAAAGAAATTTAATAATACCGATTTGAACAAAGCTGTTAGGAAAATTGAATTCGAAAGTTGCTTGGTTAAATGGATATCAAATAAATTAAATATCCAGATATCAATGGAAGATTAAATGAATAATTTTGTACATTTACATACGCACACTTCTATAGGTAGTATGCAAGACGCAATGACCCCAATAGATGATATATTTAAAATGGCAAAAAAAATGGGGCAAACATCCATTGCTATAACCGATCACGGAACTATGGCAGCTGTTTTTGATGCCCATAAGTGTTCTAAAAAGTATGGTATTAAATATATTCCTGGGTGTGAAATTTATTTTGTCAATGATATTCAAAATTCTAAATGTAAAAGATATCATCTTGTTTTATTGGCCAAAAATGAGGTAGGATATAAAAATCTTCTTCAAATTAATTACAAAGGATATGTTAATTTTCAGTATATTCCTGTATTGGACAAAGTTTTTCCAAGAGTAGATTGGAAAATTTTACAAGAGCATAAAGATGGTATAATATGTTTAACTGCTTGTGGATCTGGGCCACTCGCGGCATCTTTATTTGCACTTAATGAAGATAATGTGTGGGACCAAAATTCTTGTTATATACAAACTCTTAAAACAGCTAATAAACTAAAAGAATTATTTGAATCTAATTTATATTTAGAAGTACAACCACATAATTTAAAAGTATATAAGAAGAATCGCAAAACTAATGAAGTTGAATGTGATTCTAATGGTGATGCTATTATTGTTGTTGACCAGGAATATACTAATAATAAACTAATAGGTATTTCTAAAGAATTAAATATTCCTGTTGTTGCAACATGTGATGTGCATTATATTAATAAAGAAGATGCCGAAATTCATGATATGTTGATGGCAATTAATGCTAAAAAACCATTCAGTGATTTAAATAGGCATAGATATGAAGAACAAGAATTTTATTTGAAATCCTATGAAGACATTAATGAATATTTTTCTACTAAATTTAATTCTAAATTAGCAGATGAGGTGTGTAAAAATTCTGTATTAATTGCTAATAGGTGTGATGATTCTAATTATTTAGAAGATGATACAATAAAATTTCCTAAATTTGATATAACAATTGAACAAGATTATCAGAATTTTTTAAAATGGAAAAAGCGACAAAATAGATTACCTAAATATGATGATCATGCTTTTTTAAGATACCGTTGCATTAATAGTTTTAAAAATAAATTTAAACATCTTTCTAAAGAACAAAAGAAAGAATATAAAGAAAGAATGATTAAGGAGATTAAAGTCCTGGAATCCCGAAACTTTGCTTCTTATTTATTAATTGTGTCCGACTTTATTATCAAAGCAAAAGAACAAGGAATTAGGGTTGGGCCTGGAAGAGGATCTGTTGGCGGATCTTTGGTTGCTTATTTATTAGATATTCATGAGGTTGATCCATTACAATATGGCCTACTTTTTGAAAGATTTATTAATATATATAAAAAAGCTTTTCCAGATATTGACACAGATTTTTCCCCGGACGGTAGAAATTGGGTCGAACAATATATAATTAATCGATATGGAAAAGAATGTGTTGCTCATGTATCCAATCTATCTACAATGACTCCCAAGGTTGTTATTAAAGATGTTGCCAGATCTTTACAACTAGGAGGTAGTAAAAGTGATGCATTTAAAATAGCTAATGCAATAACTGATTCAATACCTAAGGATTCTGAAACATTTGAGGACGCACTTAGGACGTCAGAAAAGTTTAGAGAGTTTTGTGCGTCTTATCCAGAATTAGAAAAATATGGCAAAAAATTAGTTGGTTTAGAAAAAACATATTCCACTCATGCAGCTGGAATTGTTGTGAGCGATAGAAATCTCTCCGAACTTGTGCCACTCAGATACGATAAAAAAGGAACCATTTCACTTCAATATGAAAAGGAAAGATGTGAAGAAGTGGGCCTAATTAAGATGGATTTATTGGGATTAGAACATTTAAAAATTATTGATAATACTATATTAAATGTTAAAATGCTTGGTGGGCAATGTCTGGATACACCAAAATTGGCTCCATTTGATGATAAAAATGTATGGGATATGATATCAAATGGACATACAACATGTGTGTTTCAAATGGGGTCGCAACATATGAGAAATTTATGTAAGCGAATTAAACCACAAAGTATTGAAGATCTTAGTTTAGTAAATGCACTTGGAAGGCCTTCTGCTATAAAATCACGTGAAGATTATATAAAATTTAGAAATAAAAATATAAAGATTAAATATAAACATCCGTGTGTAAAAGAGGCACTTGAAGATACACTTGGTGTGTGTGTTTATGAAGATCAGTTAATGAAATTCGCAAATGTGGTCGCTGGATGGGATTTAAATGAGGCCGATGGATTGAGAAAATTAACTAAATATAAAGGTAAACATCCAGAGATGGTTAAAAAATTGAAAGATGATTTTATTACTGGTTCAGTAAAACACAGTAATCTAACAAACAAACAAGCTCTGGAAATATGGGAAGAGATTATTGAGCCGTTTGGTGGATATGGCTTCAACAAACCGCATGGAATTTTTTATAGTTTAAATGGATATCATACAGCTTATTATAAATATCATTATCCATCTGCTTTTATGGCAGCTGCTCTTAAATCTGAAGTAGAAAAATCATCTTCGAGCGAAGAAAAAATTAAATTATATAAGAAAGAAGCTATTCGTATGGGCATCAAAATAATGGCCCCGGATATAAACAAAAGTGGTGATTATTTTACAGTTGTAGATGATAAAACTATTATAATGGGGCTTGCTGTTATCAAAGGTGTCGGTATTAAAGCTGTTAAAAATATTATAGAAACCAGAATGGAACATTCATTTATATCTTTTGCTGACTTTTTATATAGAACTAATTCTAATATAGTTAATAAAAAAGTTATCCAAGCGTTAGCCAAAGCTGGATGTTTTGATAGCCTTAATATTACAAGAAAATCTGCTTTTACATATTATTCAAATATAAGAATTAAGGCAAATTCTCATGCCAAAAAGACAGCTATAACCGGAAAAAACACCTGGGAATTAATGAAAGATCTCGAATTTTCAATTGATCATGTAAATGAGGAATGGAATAAAAAAGAGATATTGACTGCGGAAGGCGAAACACTGGGAGAATATATTTCAGGAGATATCAATGATTTATATGGTGGATTTTTTACCAATAAATGTGTATCTTTAAAACGTCTTAAGAAATTGGCTGATGGAACACCGATTAGAGTAGAGGTTGTAGTTGAAAATATTACTCAACCGAAAATAAAAAGTGGGAAAAATAAAGGCAAAATTTATGGTAATTGTACTGTTATGGATAGAAACAAAAATAGTGCTATTATGAAAATATGGTCTGAATCATGGAAACATGTAAAAGATAAAATTATTGCTGGGAGACCGATAAGAGCATTATGTAGAGTAAATGTTTATAAAGATACACATATGTTAGTATTAAATTCATTAGAACAAGTGGGGTAATAAATAATGAAATGTGAAAATTGTAATGTCACAATTATGCCAGAATTTATATATGCTATAAGTGTTAATAAATGTCCAGCCTGTGGCAAATGTATTATGCAAAAGGCCAAACTCGCTGCTTTTTTGGGTTTAAGAGAATTATTAGATAATTATATCTCAGTCAAAGATGTGAATATAGATAAACTTGCTTCATTAATTATGGCTAATTTTGAAATTAAGCAGTTATTTAATAATAATAGTGAATCACAAGTTGTTGAACAGCCTAATGATGAAGAAAATTATGGACAAGATGTTAATGTTGAAGAAGAAAGTGAGGATACTGATTATGAATTTAAAACCAAACAATTAGCTGAGGCCAAAGAGATATTGAAAAAAATGCGCGATGAAGCTTTATCTGGTGCCGTTAAAGATAGATATGGATTTGGTGACGAAGATAGTGTATTATTAGATGATGGAGATACCCATGAACTAATGAATAAAAAGTTACAACAACACAGACAAGATATAATTTTATCTAGGTCTGGCGGAAAAAATTCTTTTCATAGGTCGGAATAATGATAAAAGGAATTGCTTATCAAAAAGTAGATATAACTGAGTTAGAATATGAATATTATCAAAAATTAGTTAAAGAGTATTCTAACGATGGACAAAATGGTAATGACTTTTTCCAAGATTTGTTTGATACAGATGAAAATGGAATAATAACAATTATTCATCCTACTAAAAACATACCTTGGGTGATATTATTTTTTATACAGAATGTTATGATTAATCAACATATAAGAATAAATGATAATAGATTAAGTAAAATTGAAAAGGTTATCGGAGTTTAAAATGGGTAAATTAACTGTACGTGATTTAATAAGAAGTGAGTTTAATTTATTGGATATAGATACATTAGAAATCCGTGAATTATCAAATGCGCTACCAAGAGATGGAAATATTGATATAAATAATGCCGAAACATTGGCTACTAAATATTTACGTGGTGCTGATATTTGCGGAGAAATGTTAGCTATTGCTGCAGCTCATATTGCAAAAGCGAAAACTAAGAAAAATATAGCATATAACATGGCTTTTGTAAAATATAAAGATGATAAAAAAATTAAAACAGATAAATTGCGGGCCGCGATGGCCGAAATAGATGATGATTATATAGAATCATGTAATAAATATGATGAAGTATTGGCATTCGTTAAATGGATCGACAGTAAATATAATAGTTTTATAAGGATGCATTATCTTTGTAAAAAAATCTTAGATCGTGCCTATCCACATGAACGTGCTTCAGGATGGAATGGTTCAGTAGATGAAGATATGTATGATAATGATGCCACGTGGTAATTTTTTATTTGACATTTGTTGTCAAATATGTATAATAGATTATGTCCGCTGGTTCAAATGCGATAGGTTATGGTAACCGATAGCTAAAATATGCCCAAGGACAATAAGGAGATCAAAATGAGTACAAGAGTAGTAGGAAAATTGGATGACTGGGGAGATGCTGATTTAGGCAATAGTAACTTTATGAATTTGGAAGAAGGTTCCAATCCGGTTCGCTTAGTCGGTTCCCCATATCAATTTTATATTCATTGGTCAAAAGATGCTACTGGTGCAAATCGTAAAGTACATTGCGCACTTGATGGGTGTCCTTTGTGCCAGGCTGGAGAACGTGCCAGTGCTCGTTGGTATGTTCCCGTAATAAATAGGAAAAGCGGGCATTGTGCAATTCTTGAAATTGGGCCACAAATTTTTAAGCAAATTTTAGGTCTGAAAAAGAAGCCTAAGTGGGGGAATCCGCGTAATTTTGATATCGATATTGAACGACAGCCGAAGGGTTCACAGCCACTTTATATAGTATCACCTGAACCAAAAGAAAAACTCGCTAACGATGAAATTGAAATGGTTAAAGAGTTTATTTCTAATGTTGATATCTCGAAGATGACAGAAGCTTCAACGCCAGATGAAATACGAGAAAAACTTGGTTTGTCAGGTGGGTTATCAACTGAGGATGTTGATAATGATTTTGAAAACACATCTGTAGAGTCTTCAACTGATGATGAAGATGATTTTGATTTTGACGATTAATATTATCGGATAATTGGGTGCCTTCTATTAATATTATAAATAGACATAGGAGGCACCCATGTCTATCATATTAGGAATAGATATAGCTTCACGAAATATTGGTTGGGCTGTTATCAAAAATGGAAAGATTAACAAGAAGCAATCCGGATTAATTGTAATAAACTCAAACACGAATATGGGAGAAAGATTGGTAGAATTTGAAAATTCTATTAAAGATCTTATCAATTATATTAACCCAGATACTATAGTAATCGAAGATATCTACCGTGGTCCAAGTATAATAACATTTAAAACACTGTCATTATTCCGTGGTGTAGCTATTAAGTCAATTTATGAAAAAACTAGCAATATGCCAATTAGTATTATGGCTGTTCAGGCTAGAAAACTGGTTGGTATAAAAAATACTAAAGAAGCAGCATTTGATACTATCAATAAAAAATTTAAACTAAAGTATGAGTTTAAGAAGCACAATGATATAGTTGATGCCATTGTATTAGGTTTGGCTGGTTACGAAATGGAAAAGTTGAATATTAATGAAATAAAACCTAAGCACAAGAAGAGAAAGCGTAGAAAAAAATGAAGAACCCTTATGAAGTGCTCGGCGTTAAAAATGATGCCACTCAAGAGGAAATCAAAAAAGTATATAGAAAACTTGCTTTGCAATACCACCCAGATAGAAATTCAAGTGATCCTGAGGCCGAAAATAAATTTAAGGATCTATCTGCAGCTTATGAAATCTTAAGCGATCCACAGAAACGACAACAATACGATAGGTATGGTAGCGATTATGATAAATTTAATGGAATAGATCCATTCGAACATATAAGAAATTCTGTATTTAGCATAGGATTTGACGACTTTCTCAATCAACGACAAAGTACACGTGGAGATGATTTACGTCATACAATATATATAGATTTTATGGAATCAGTAAAAGGATGTACTAAAAAGATATCTATACAATATCCACATAAATGTTCAGCATGTAATGGAAATGGGTCAAAGGATGGCAATAGTGTAGATAAATGTGATGATTGTGCTGGCGTTGGTAAAATAGGGTATAACCAAGGCTTTATGCATATTTTACAAACATGCCACAAATGTAATGGAACTGGAAATAATATAAAAGAAAAATGTACGATTTGCTTCGGTAAAGGTACAGTCACAAATAATGAAAATATTAAAATTAATATACCCGCTGGTATAGATAATGGAACTACTATGCGTATATTAGGAAAGGGTATGCCTAGTTCACATGGTACGGAACCTGGCAATTTGTATTTATCAGTTGCTATAAAACCTCATGATAGGTATAAAAGGAATGGCCTGAATATTATATCTGAAGAATATATTAACTATATTGATGCTATATTGGGTACTAAGGTTCAAGTTGATACGGTTCATGGCAAAATCAAATTAACTATACCACAAGGTACTCAACCAAATGACATATTAAAGATATCTGGTAAAGGTATAATACAAAAGTCCAATAAAGGAAATCACTTGGTTGTCGTAAAAATATGTATACCAAAGCAGACATCAAATGAAGAAAAAGAATTATTAAATAAATTAAAGAATGTAATGCATGAATAATATGTCTGGGAGTAATTATGAGTAGACGTAAAACGATGGCAGATACTTGGAAAGAAATGGAAAAACAGCATGGTAACGAAGGTATTTATTCTGGAAATAGTGATATGACCACTTATTCAGATGTCATATCTACTGGAAGTTACGCGCTTGATGACGCATTAGGTATTTGGGGGTTACCAAAAGGACATATCGTTCAATTTGCTGGATTTGAACAATCTGGTAAAACATTAATGTCTCTGTCTACAATAGCTGAGTGGCAAAAATTAGATTCGACAAATTGGGCTATGTTTATTGACGCGGAATTTACATACCAACAAGACTGGGCTGAATATTTGGGCGTTGATACATCACGTCTCATGGTTTATAGAGAAAACAAGGGCGCTGAGATATTTTCTAGGTTAGTAGGTGTTCCTGGAAAACCAAACAAACGAACCGGCGAAGTCAAAAAAGTAAAACCAGGAATTTTAGACATAGAGCTAGAAACAGGTGGTACCGGTCTAGGTGTTATAGTGTTAGATAGTGTGGCAGCCATGAGTACTCCAATGGAAGAAGCAAGCAAACCTGGTAAAGCGAATATAGCATTGATGGCAAGATTTTTGCCGCCAGAATTAAGGAAACTTACTCCTCTCTTAACATCTACTGGTGTTCTTTTTATTGCAATCAATCAACTTAGATTCCAACCAGAGGTTATGTATGGTGATCCTACTAATTCTCCTGGTGGCCAAGCATTAAAACATGCCTGTGCTCAAATGATTAATTTCGGTATTATTACTGGTAAAGAGTCTAGAATTGAAGAAGATGGTGATCAAGTTGGTCATCATATACGAGCCAAAATACAGAAAAATAAAAAGGCCCCACCGTTTAGAACTGCAGAATTTGGAATTAAATATACCGAAGGTGTAGTGGATAAACACATAGAGGTGCGTGATATAGGAGCTCGTTATGGAATAATTCAACGTCCAAATAATAAGATATGGGAATTAGATGGTATAAAATACAATGGAAAAGAAGCCATGGCTAATATGTTACTTAATAATGAAGAATTACAACATTATGTATTAGAACGTGCTAAGGAAGCTAAAAGAAATTGTGTTAAGCCATTATTACTAAATGATGAAGATATTGATGAGTGATAATGTAAAAATTAGTATTTTGATAAGATAATCAAGGAGAAATATATGTTAATAATGTGTAATAATAAAAAGTGTTCTAAAACATCTAATGCTCTTTTAGATACCGAGACTATGGAAGTAATTTGCCAAGAATGTGGCAAACCTATTAGTAATATATCTGAACCCATGAAACGTACTTTGAAAAGTTTTGGGCAAGTTGTTAGATCAGAGAGACGGGCTTTTACGTTTGCCTGCCCAAATTGTAGAACTAATCGTGAAATAGTTTTGGACCAAAATAACCAGACTATATGTAAGATTTGCTACAATCCGATAAAAATACATGCGTCATTCAAGTTGGCAATAGAAGAGGCCGGAGAATTAAAAAAGATAGATACCGGGTTAAACAATGGCGCAACAAAGAAAAAGTCTAGAAAAAAGAATAAAAAATGAACCAGTTTTTTGTCGAATTAACTAATGTTTGCCATAAGTTATTATTAAATAGTGAAAATTTAATGTACTACTTGAAGGTACGCAGGGGTGTAACTGACAGAATAATTAGTACTTATAAATTAGGTGCTTTTCCGGAAGATTTACGTAAACTCTATAAATATCATAATCTTGATCCAAAAAAACTTAGGGAACAAAATATAATATGGAACGCTGATCATAGCCAATTTAAAATATATCCTATTGTAATTCCAATATGCAATACTAGTGGTGTTCCAGTTGCTATTGGTGCAAGAACACTTTTGAGTAATAAAAAACGTAAGCGTCTAGGAGTACCAAAATATAGAAATAGTTCTTATAAAAAAACATCTTATTTGTTTGGATTAGATCATTCAATAGAATCAATTCGTGAAACAAATAAAGTATTTGTTGTAGAAGGTTATTTTGATAAAATAATGGCCCATCAAAAAGGCATTTATAATGTTGTTGCAACTTGTGGAACAATATTTTCAGAAAGACAATTAATTATTTTGTCTAGATATACTAATAATATATGTTTACTTTTTGATAATGACGAAGCTGGTAAGACTAGTGCTAGTAAAGTTATGAATAGATTTGGTCGCACTGAGCATATCAATCTAACGTATGAGTTTACTCCGCGTGGGTATAAGGATTTGGATGAATATTTGCGTAAGGGCGGCGATATAAAATTATTTACTGGAGAAAGGACAAATTTTGATAATGTGGAAATAAAAACATTATGGTAAATTAGGAGGAATGAATGCCAAAAAATTTTACCTGTAGTAGTTCGGGGGACCCAGATATTTCTAATAACTATGTAGAAATAAGTATTGATCCTAATTTGCTTAATAATTTTTCTAATGAAGAAGGAATGAGTGCTTTTTTATCTACTCAATCATGTTCTGAAGAATTTCAAAAACTTAGAAATGAATTACTTAGTGAGGTAATGTATGTGGTAGAAAACTGTCTTACTGATAAACAAAAAGAAGTAATGAAAATGACGTATTTAGAAGGTAAGACTCAAAACGAGATATCGAGTGAACTTGGAAAACATCAGACTACTATACATAAAATACTTCAGGGTAATATAGACTATAATAATCAAAAAAAGCGATACGGAGGGGCTTTAAAGAAGATAAGAAAGTTGTGCGCTAATAATAAGAAAATAATAGAAATATTAAAAAAAATGCGAGAAGAGTGCTTGACTTGTGAATATTAAGTTTATTGGGTCTTTAAAAAAGAAAGTTGAACAATATGAATGTCATACTTATTGGAGAAGATGGTAGAAAAGTTGGTAATATGTCTATCGAGATTGCAGAACAAAAGGCTAAAGAATTTAATAAAAGCATTATAATGGTGGCCAAAAATGTATATAGGATGGTCGATGCCGGCAAATTAAAATATGAACAGAGGAAACGCCAAAAGAAACAAAGATCACATAGAAGAACCCATAAAGTTAAAGAAGTTAAAATTGGTCCTTCGATAGACAAACACGATTTGGATATAAAATTAAAACATATTAAAGAATTTCTTGGAAAAGGTTTAAAAACCAAGATAACTATGCAATTTAGAGCAAGGCAAATAGTATTAAAAGATATTGGTTTAGAAAAAATGAATTTTATAATTAATTCATTGCTTAATTCTGATCTAGCAGTGGTAGATAAAATGTCTGAATTCGATGGACGAAATTTAACTGCATTCTTGATTCCTACCAAAAAATAGACAAATATAAAGATTTAATTAAGTGCCGGATAATCTTTTGGTTATCCGGCTTTTTTGCGTTTTAAAATAATCATTTATCCCATCCGAATTTTTTCGCTCCGGATGCAAAAAATCCCGTCGATTTTTTTATTTTAATATAAAAATCTCCCATCTTACTATAAATCCACGCTTTCTATCAATATTCTATTCTAATAGTGTCGGGAGTGGTTTATCCAGTCCCTATATTTGAAAATTTTCGTAGGAGCTGTGTAATGGAAACTTTAGATTGGACTAAATTAGCCAAGGATGTGACACCTAATAATAGTAAAATACCGTATGAATCAAACAAACATCTATTCACAAAAATTGCATTTGATGTGTTTCAATTGAACTCTTCTCCCGTAGAATCATTATGGATTTTGGAAGAGAGTGATGATGGAGACCAATATCTGGTTGCTCAATATGATGACGTTGAGTCTCAAGCGCTAGAAGTTAAAAGCCATTGGAAAGCATTATCAGATCGCGGTGGCCGAAATATCACTCTTGTGTATAAAAATTATCCTATTCAACGATTTTCTTCATCCGAATATGGGTTCACAAATAAAGATATACATATTTTCCAAAAAAGTCTAATTAATAAATTGGCATCAGATAAAAATTTTACATCTAAATTTTTAAATTCACAGCCAAAAGATAAATTAAATTCTTTAGTTTCGAGATTTCCTGAATTACGATCGTTGGCTGCTGAGCCACCAACAGAATGGGAACGACAAAATGATCCTTACTGGCAAGAAAGACGAGATTATGAAGAAGATTTGAGTAAAGGATTTGAAGAAGAACCATTAGGGCAAGAATCCGTTGATCGAGAAGACGACATTGCAGAAGCTGTTCAAATGGCAGCTTATGCGATTCGAAAAGTTGGAGATTTTGATAGAGAACAAATAGTAGATATATTAAACAAACTTAATGCAGAGTTTTTGGAAGCATAATTTTTGGAGGAGAACACAAACATGACTGGCAGTTTAAACATTGGCGAATTAGCCCGAATCGCTAAAGCAGCGCTCGATGCTACAACAAATGGGCAAGAGTTTATGCTTGAGGACGTTTATAATGTTACTCGTGCTGCATATGAACGTTATCCAGAGGATCCTGTTATTAGGCAGGTTGCATCTACTATTGAAAAAATGGCAGAGAAGGCTCCTCCAGGTGAAATTATAAATCAATCTCAAATATCTGAAATTCACAATCATTTTGTTCGTTTGAGCGGTGAATCTAAATTTAGAGACATCTTGGGTCATCTTCTTTTGAATAAGAAGGCCGATTTTTCGTCAAGGAACCAGGATTATACTAGAATGAATCGTATTGATGCCGAGGATTCACATATAACGACAGATGATATGACTAATCCAAATCTTGTAAATGCTTTAACATCAGTATTTGGTGGAAGTATTGATTCAATTAAAGCATTTGATCAAAGGATTGCTCAGGACGGAATAGGGTTTGTATCAGCGGAACTTCAGGCACTTGGACAAAAAGATTATGATGTGGAAATAATGGGCGGAGACCCTAATATTATAGTATATGCAGCACATTTTAATACAAGGAAGGGTAGAGTGACAGTTGCTATCCCTACCGAAATTAGAGATAACAGGGTTCTATTTCCTAGTACTTTTGTCGCTAATACACATCTCAAAGAGCTTACACAGAATAATCTGGAATATTTTATTGATGCTAAATCAGAAAGTAATGACTTCAGTGTTCCAAAAGCTTCTGATGTATTAACAGTGGTTGGTATTTTAACTGGATATACTAAAATGGCGGCCACAGACGATGAAATGCGTACTAATATTGAAGGGTTATTTGAAGATGCTGATAAAGATATAGACATGAATGTACCAAATCTTTTTGTTAATCGCGAATATGAAGAGGGAAGACCGAATATTGACACAACGCAAAATGTTGAGATGCCGCAAGAACTTGCACATCTAGCTAGAGATTTTGAAGACGATATTCTCGAAGCTGCCAGTATATTTGGTATGGATACGATTCGCAAAGGTAAAGAAATGGTTGCCAAAGAGTTAATATCGGCAGGATTTAAGAATGCTCAAGTAAAATTTGGCAGCGAAAGTGGGGACTCTGTTGTTTATTTGGCTACTATTAATACTCCTAAAGGACCAGCTGAAATAGAAGTCCCAATTGAAATGCAAGCAGTAGCTGGTGATAAATATTTACCGTTGTTACCAACTTATTTCGCTTATGATGGATTAGTTGAGGATTTTACAACTTATAAGCTACAACGTTTTGCTATAAGTTTGCCAGCGCCTTCCAGTTCAAATATATCTTGTTCAACAGCATTTTCTTATATGACTCTTCCGGAATTGAAAGATGAGATACTTAAAGCGGCTAGCGACAAAGATTATGTTACATGTGAAGCAGTGCTAGGAGAGATAGAAGATAAATTTCCTGAAGAGGATTTTAAAAATGCTGTCGCAGATTATCATTATATTCTTATGCAGCAAGCTAATTTGGAAAATAATGAACAAAAATCATGTTCAAAAATGATTCCAGCTGGTCAAGGGTCTATATATCCTCGTTGTGGGCATTTTGGTGTGCCAATGCACAAGGTAGTAGTTGGAGAGGATGGTAATTGCAGACTACGTACGGCAGTAGAAAGAGAAAAGCTGAATCCAAGCAATGAAAGTGGAGCAGCTATGAGTTCAGCTAAAATATTTATGGCATAAGGGGAAAAAAATGACATTTGATATAAAAGAACTAATAGCTTTAGCTGATCATTTAGATGAGAAAGGTGAATTTGAAAAAGCTGCAGCAATTGATGGTTTAATTGAGGGTTTGTCTAAATTGAATAACAATGTAGTAAAAAATGGAAATGAAGTGTCTTTGGACTTACCAGAATATGAACCAGTAGAATCATATCAAGAAACTAAAGTACCATTAGTAGAAAGTATACCAGGTGCTAGAGAACAATCATCAACAATACCTAAAATGGTTAAAGAATTTTTGAGCAATCCAACGGCAGAACGTTATGATGAATTAGTACATGAATTAGCAAAATATATAAAATGGTCAGAAGAATATGGCCCTGGAGAAGGTGGAATATTTGCTGGACTCAAGAATCAAATGCAAAAACATGCAGATTACGAAGATAGATATATAGAAGAAGATGAGTTTGGCAAAGTTGATTGGGTAAATCATATTTTAACTTTCTTGGATGTGTATTTTAAGCATCCACATGAAAATAATCTGAATAATCTGAAAAAGCTTTTGGATAATCATTATGAACAATATGGTGTAAAGGATGATGAAGGTGCTCTTCCTCCTCCAGCAGAACACCAGGAGTTGAGTCTTGGCGCTACAGGCAAGACATTTGAAAAACTCGCTGATTTAGCCGATAGATTAGATAAAGTCGGGGCAATTGAAGAGGCAAATCTTATAGACAATTTTATTAAAAAGCAGGCTGAAGATTTTTTAGACTATAAAGGTGAAGGTGATACAGAACAAAGCAAGAGGTATGATTCTAAATATCACCATTCCCTTCAAACCCGAGAACCGAAAACTGAGCAAGAAAGGATAGATCGCGAAGGGAGAGATAAACATCATGTTAATACACAACAACATGTAGATGCTGGGCATTTAAGCATTCGTCATTGCCCACAACATATTGGTGTGATGATGGGTAGGATTGGAGAAAATACTTATCAATGCCCGATAGATGGCCAGGTGTATAATTGGGAAACTGGATGGACAGATTATGATGGGAATGAACATCCAGGATCTTCGGTTGCTGCACAAACTCCTGATTCTGCTGGCTATTCTGTACCACATAGACTGTTTGACTCAAGGGAGAAAATTCTAAATGTCGTCAATTAAGAAATGTGGTAAGTATTGTCAACAAAATAAAGACTGGAAAATGTCCTAATAGTTCACAAACATATAATCTTGTAAAAGGCTACTATAATGAACATCGCGGCAAAGAGATTCGATTATGAGTAAGAAAATATTAAATCATCCAGATAAAGAAATAATAATTGAGAAACTTAATAACGGAGAATCTGTCAGAAAAATAGAAGCTTGGTTAAAATCTAAATATTCTAGTAATAAGAAATTATGGCTTTCGTCGGTAACACTTCAAAAATTTAGAAAAGATAATTTACAATTAGAAGGAAAAGTTCTTAAAGATATACAAGAAGCCGGACGCACTCAAAAACAAATAGAAGAGGAACAAGAACGGCAAAAGCAGCTTGAAGCCTCAGATGCTTATAATCGTAAGATAAATGAAATAGTTGATTCCAAACTAGATGTGGCAAGAAGAATATTGGAATTAGACAAAATTATAGAAACGAGAATGGAATATTGGTTTAACGCTGTAGCAAGTGGTGAAGAACAAGCATCTAAAGGAGATAAAGAATTAAGGCAATTTATGGACAGACAAATGAATTTGCTTGGCCAGTATAAAAAATTTGTAGAAGGATTGGCAGATAAAACTGTTGATCATAATGTAAATATTACTGTGTTTAACGATCAAATAGTAATGATACAGGATGTAATACGCGAATGTATTGATTATTTTGAACCGGAGAAGGCAATGATGTTTTTAGAAAGACTTAATAGAAAAATATCTAATACATCATATAGACCACAAGCATTATTAGAGCCAGTAAAATTAGAAGACCTACAAGATGCCGAATTCGAAGAGGAACTCGATGATAAATAAAATTTCACAAGCATTTAAAAAAGGCACAATTAATAATTATATGAAAAAGCGTCTTCAGGAAGTTACACAAAATGGTGTAGATGAGGCATTGGTTGATGAATTACTTGAAGATGCCCAATATGCCAGTGATTTAGGTGTAGATAATGAAGATGATTATAATGCTTATTTTTTTGTTTTACGATTTTCTGATGATATTTTAGATGACACTTTTGGTATAAAGCTTGACCCGCATAAAAGGAAAGATTTACATCATTTTATGATGGAACATAGACGTGGCGGAGATTATAATTTAGATGATTTGACTGATTATAGATTGTTGATTTATAAATGGTTATGTAATAAGTTATCGAAACAAGCTTATCCTAATATATCTGGTAAAGAAGATAGAGGGCAAATTTATGACATTGATAAATGGATTAACACGTTGAAGAATATTTATACTTCTATACATAATAAAAGGTTTAATCGTAAAGATGCAATAAATAATTTTACGTTAAATTGGGATTTAGATGAAAAACAAAAATTTATAAATTGGATGCGATATTATGAAGATGGAACTGCGGAGAAATATAACGTGAAAACCGCCGAATTCATCAAGAAAGCATTTGAGCCAGCTTTTTCTATTCCTGAGTCTTGGGTAAATAGAGAAGATCGCTCAAACGATAAAATGTATATGTCCACAAGACAGAAAAAACAAGAATATACAAAACGTGAAGAAGAGCTACATAAGGCTAAACAGTTTAAAAATAAAATGAAAGCACGACTACGCTCCTTTAAAAGATTAGTAGAAAAATATAATGATGTTTTGCCTAAACAAGATTTAGATAATGTGTATGACGAACTTTATAAATTGGAAAAGAGTGTAAATAAATTGGACGTTTATGCTTCTTTACAAGATTGTGTAATTCGTTCTGCTAATATAATGAACAAATGTGGATTTATCGAAGGGGCCGCTTATCTATATAAGTGCGCAGAAGATCAAATTGATAGTGAAGTGTTAAAATCTTTACCAGAAGCAAAATCAAAAGATCCAGATCTACCGCCACAAAGTACCCAGATGTCTACTATACAAACTATTATAGATCGTCTCGAGTCTATAAGTAAATCGCTTAAATCGCGTGATATGATACGTGAATTGGCTAGTATCGATATTTTGTTAAACGATCTTGGTATGGCAAGTTATTTTCCAGAATTAACAGATGCCCAAGCCAAAATGATAGAATCATTTGGATATGCAAGCAACAAGATTGAAAATATAATAGCCAAATTGCGTGGTAGTGGATCAGGTACGAAAAATAGGGATGAGACACTCGAACAAGCACCTATCCCTGTTATACCAAAACAACCATCTGTGCCGGTAACTAAACAAATAGACACTGGTGAATTGATGAGCAAACCAGTTGGGAAAATTAAGAAAGAACTACCAACGGAATAAAATAATGAAAATTGATGATCTATTATCACAAATACAACATATTGCCCGCGTGTCCAAGTTTGATAAGCCTTTTATTGTTGGTGGCATCCCAAGAGATCGAATATTAGGTAAACGTAGTGGTAAGTCAAATTTAAAAGATATAGATATAACCACAGGATCTAAGGATTCTTTGTTATTAGCCGAAAAATTAAACAAAGAAATTCCTAATAGTTCTTATAAGATATATGATGACGGTCACGCTTCAATAGATATTATGGGGCTACACATCGATTTTTCAAGTAATTTTATTATTTCAGGTATTGAAGATGATCTCAGAAAAAAAGGGGTTAAAGATATAGATTCTATGAAATTAGAATTATATAGTAGAGATTTTACTATAAACACTCTCCTTGAAAGTTTAGATTTTTCTTCAATATATGATTTAACTGGTGATGGTATTGGAGATATACAGTCTGGTATTATTCAATGCCCTATTAATCCAGATATAACAATTGGTGTTGATCCAAGAAGAATTTTGAGAGCTATAAAGTTTGCTGTGAAATTTGGATTTAAAATAGAAGAAAAACTGAAAACAGCTATGTTAAATAATCGTAAAAAAATACAAAATCTTCCAGTAAAATTTGTGCAAGATAAAATAACTGAAATTGCCAAGATAGATGATGACAATGGTATTGAAATGTTAATTAAATTTAAACTTCTTCCATTAGTTCCATTAACCAAAACACTTTCTGATATACTAATACAACAAAGACGATTAGTGAGGGCCCTTTAAATGAAAAGAATTTCCAAACTTGCGCAAGATATGGCTTCTACCACGACAATGCAAAATATTCAAACATTAAAAAATGAATTAAACAGATTGTCTCCTATGCTTAGGGATCTTCCAAATCAGCTGAATATGGTTAATGAATTAATAAGAAATATAGAAACCCAAGTTACATCGTTAGAGCAAATGAAGTCCAAAATACAGCAACAAACAGCACAATCCGCGGATGATGCAAATGATCGATCAAACTTTGAGAATTTAGTTAGAGAAATAACTGGTAAAAGTTGGGCTGCTATTTCTAGATTATTTGGTAAAAATGATTACAAGGATGTTCCAGATTCTAATTCTGTCGCTGGCATTAGGGGTTCGATCGAGTATAATTCTACTAAAATTGCTAAAGATAAATCAAAAAGTAATAAAGGCGATAAAGGTGGCGATGAGTGTGAAGATACTGCCCCATCTTTTTGGCGTTCTAATTTAGATTATTGGAGTCACAATGAATAGAACAGAATGCATATCTGTTGTTGTAAAAGAGTCAACAATTCGTGGTAAAAATGTTCGTAATTGCCCATTTGGATTACCGATTCCAGAGGGTTGTGAAAATGCTGGAAACTCTATTATAAGAATGGCACCAATTGAGGATGAAAAAGAATCAGATGGAATAGCTAAAGCAAATAGACTGGTTTATGCTTATCATAAAGAATGTCGTAAGTGTCCATATGCTGATAAAATATTAGATGAATATGGAAAGGTAGATTGTGATTTTGGCGATACTGCGGCTGGCAAAAGAGTCCCTGCTTTTAGAGGCAGTCCATTATTTCCACAAACTTTTCATGGAATAGGATTAGATGGATTATATGGATATCCTTTAGGCTTTTATGCCGACAACAATGAGAGTCGTAATCTATTCTTTGGATTATTTAGTTTATTAGGACGCGAAATAAACAATTTTGTTAAATTAAGTGTGAAATATTACGATAAATGTGATAAACCAGAAAAAGATGATTTATTACAAAACTTATTAATAAAATTAGAAAAGATAAAAGAAGAATATACTAAAACATTTGATAAAGTTGAAAAGTACTTGTCCAAACAAAGGCAAAAATATGAAAACAAAAGGTCTGATACAGGCTTGTTATATCATCTTTCTGATAAATGGTTTGGCCCACGCCAGGTAAATAGATAAGGTTTAATATGCGTAAAATATGGGCCAAAGAAGAAGATAATTATATCATAAATAATTATAAAAAAGAATCTTGTAAAAATATAGCAAAGAAATTAAGTCGTAGTTATAATTCTGTTAAAAGGCGAGCTAACTTGTTAGGTATTAAAAAACATAATCAATATAATAAGTGGACAGAAAAAGAGATAAAATTGTTAAAGAAATTGTTTCCAGTTGCAACAAAAAAAGAAATAATGTGCAAAATAAAGCGCCCATGGACAGCCATAAGAAAAATGGCAGTAAAGAATGGAATTAGACGTCTAAATAGATATAAAATGCCACCAGGAATTGATCATTCTTTTTTTGACAAATGGTCGGATGAAATGGCATATATTTTAGGCTTCATTGCTGCCGATGGAAATGTATCAAAAAACAGATTTAAATTAGGAATTAAATTGTCAACAAAAGATAAAGAACATTTAATTGCTATAAGAAATTTAGTAGCTCCAAAAAATAAAATATACGTATCTAAGAATAAATCATGTGTATCGCTTGAAATTTGTTCTAAATATATGTGTAACAGATTAGTGACATTGGGCGTGACTCCAAGAAAATCTTTAACACTTAAATTTCCAGAGATGCCGCGAAAATATATAAAACATTTTATTAGAGGTTATTTTGACGGAGATGGGTGTATAAGTAAGACAAAAACAACAAGTGTTTGGTGTTCTTACTTTCTCGGTACAAAGAATATGCTTGAAAACATAAATAAATATATAAATGAAAGCACATTGATAGGGAATAAAAATGTTCGATATGTTAAACAAAGTAATATTTATAAAATTTCTTATTCGACACATGACTCAATAAAATTGGGAAATTGGATGTATGAAAATTCAAGTATATATTTAAAAAGAAAACGTGATAAATTCAAACAATTATTATATGAAAGAAATCAGTTTTAGGTAACCAGGAGGATTGGAAATGACAAATTTCTATGACATGACAAATGATACTATAATGGTTAATGAATCACAAGATTTTCTTTTAGAAAATGACGAAAATCTTGTGATAGATGAAGATGATATCGATATGCCTGAGATATTAATAGTAGAGGAAAATCCAAATGAAGAAGGGATGATTCTAGAAGTTCCTGGTGCTCCTGGGTGTAAATTTGAGGAAGCCAAAGCAGATGATGATAAACCGAAAACATGGAAAGAGGACGGACATCATGCGGATTTTGTAAATTATGTTAAAGATAAATTAACCAAAATTCCTCGACATTCCGGAGAGACTGTCCCTGGATGTGAGCGAGCCAAAGCTTTTTTAAAAAAATTAGATAGTGAAATTAGTAAAGCTATGAGGACTGATTTAAAAGGTGTCATCGATGAACAAGAAATTGACCAGATTAGAAAAAGCTTGGAAGATATGATCGATAGATTAGATAGACAAATTAAGAAGTTAACAGGCAAGAAAAAGGCTTCGATGGATGTACGTCTAGTATCTGAGGGCCATTGCGATAAATGTAATTCTTCTGCTCCAATGTGGCATGATACAATTAATGACACACTTGTGTGCATGAGTTGTGAAAGTGAGAAAATACGTCATAATGATGGATTAGAAAAAACTGCTAATACTCCAATAATCAATGTGTATGTTAGTGCATTTGAGCGTGCAATAGTTGGAACAATGATAAATTCTAAGGTATCTGCTGGCCGCAATATAGAAGAAACTTATGAAAAATTAAAAAATAAATATAATTTTACTTCCCGTGAGGAGTTAGCTATTCAACAATTAGTTCATGATTATGGTTATCCATTATATCGTGATAGAGGATTGATTAATGAACCATCTGATCCGGCGTCTGGCGATGGTGTGGATTGGCTAACCAATTACCAGTCTTAAGATGCGATTATTATGAGTAATATTAGTATTCCTGAGGAGTTATACGAAATAATCAATGATATAGTGGTTTATGAAGAATTTAATAAGATAAACCACGATCCAATTAGAGATAGGCTATATATTGAAATCAATGATATAATAGATGAATGTCCAGATGATAATACTTGGAAAATAGAAATTAGTATATAAGAGGATAATCATGGTAAAAGTATCGCGCAACGACTTACAAATGTTGTCAGAATCTGGCGGTGATTGGTTTTGTGAATTTTTACAATCATTAGCAAAACACGAATTATCATCTGTCCAAGATATTTTAAATACTATTAATAATAAAAAATCTGAAAGTGTTGAAAATATTGTTCAAAATTATCGTGAGCAAGTTGGTTTGGATACAATAAGTTCTTCAGAGTCAAGTTCTTCAGAGTCACGAAATAAAATAAAACAGGCTAATATTATTTATAGGCCTCTATCATTACGACATGCAAGTGGAATTGGCCCCATTGCGCCGATGAAATTAAAAAAATTAGAGAACCCGGATGATATTCTAAAAAATAATGATGATAGTAATATAATAATACAAATTAAATTAGATGGTTTTAAAACACAGGCAATCAAGGATAAAGCTGGTGCTGTTAAATTGTACACGAGGCGCGGAGAAGATTTTAGTTCAAATGTGCCAAGCCTAGTAAAAGATTTAGAAGATAAAATGGAAAATGGGAGTTTTTTTCTTGGTGAACTTGTATGGGAAGATAAAAATGGTAAACAATCTATATCGGATATCCAAACTGTAGTTAACAGTTCTCCAGAGAAAGCACAAGAAAAAATTAAAAGTGGTAACGGAAAAGCATTATTTTATGTTTATGATTTATTGTGGTTTAATGGTGATGATATTACCAAGAAGGATTATATTGAAAGATATAATAAACTAAAAGAATTAATTGGTAAAGGAACAGATACAATTAAGATAGTAGATAATTATACATATTCAGACAAAGATAAAGCAATTAATGATGCATTAAAAGTAAACGCTGAAGGTATTGTATTAAAACCAAAAGATTCGAAATATAAATATGGTGCAAAAGGATCTAATGAACCATATGGTGAATGGGCCAAATTTAAACCTGGGGCTAAAGCTAAGACTGATGAGGTTATATTAAATAAGTATAATAAGGGAGAAGACAAATTAGTATTTCCTGCATATCAATATTATAATGGAAAATTGGTAGAAGTTGGTAAATTATCTGGATTGCCAAAAGAAGAAGAGCAAGAGGTTAGAAAAAAGATTGATAACGGTAAAGTAGTTGTTATAGAAGTCTCATACCAAGAAAAAATGGAAAGTGGCAAGTTTAGACACATGGGTTATTCACGACTTCGCCCAGACAAACCACAAAAAGAAGTTAAAGTGGACAAATAGTTATGAAACTTAAGAAATGTACTAAATGTTGTAAAGAAAAACCGTATTCAGCATTTACCAAAGATAAACAGAAGTCGGATGGATATAGGTCGGATTGTAAAGAATGTAGGTCACTTTGGGCAGAAGAAAACCTTAAAAAGGGAGCAAAAGTAAATGGTTAAATATATCAAATCCATTGCAAAATTAACCAATCGTGCAGAAAAATACGATGCTTCTATTCGTAAAGTTGTCTCTTATGACTCGCTTGAAGATTATTTGAATAAACGGGCACAATCTAAATGGAAAAGAGGTGATGTGGTAGAATTAATAAATGATCCAGACAAGGGAGCTGGTATAATTACTGGTCAAATTATAGAGAGAAAAGGACGGACATTTTATCAGGTATCATTTTGGTGGTCGCAACAACAATTAGACAAATCATTAGAACATATAAAACAACAAGGATTAAGTGAAGAGGAACTAAACAAATGGATTACTTCTCAGCCGGCTCAAACAAGGTATATTCCGGAAGAACAACTTAAAGATTCGCTACAAAAAGTACATTCTAAACTGGTTGAATTATTTTCTAAAGATACCTATACTTCTTTTAAACCATTGTCAATACGACATGCTAATGAACAAACTGAATCGATAGTAAGACAAATTAAGAATAATCCAGAATTACAAAGTGCTATTGATAGTCATTGTAAACATAGTGGTGGAACAAAAAGCATTCATTCACTAATATATTTTTTACGTAATTTGCTAGATAAAGATGTGAGTTTCACAGATGACGAACTTATAGAATATCTAAAAGATCGGAAGAATTATTTTAGTGATGGCACTATACAAGAATCAAATTTTTCTGATGTAGGACGTGTTGGAACTGATGCAAATGAAGAATACGACGATGAAATTGCTGATTTTATGAAATATGATGGAGCCAAACAATAGTGGTAAACAATAAATCAAATCATACAGTAGAAAAATATTTCGAGGATCTAAAGAAAGAAGTATTAAAAGTAGATCCCGTTTTTTTTGCATCTGAATATCTTACTATTGATGGAAAGCCGCTAGAACTTGGTGGTGGAACGGGATGGAAATTTTTAGCTGACATTTATCGTTATATTGCAACTAAAGCATTAGGTCAAAATGGAAAACCTGTCGTTTGTGTGAAGGGAAGACAAGTTGGTGCTACTACTATGGCCACTGCCCTTGAGTTATATTTTTGCACCAGCGGATTATTTGGCGGCTCTATAGGTAGGCCTCCAATTAGAATTTTACACTGTTTCCCGGCTTTAGCATTAGTACAAAAATTTGCTAAAGATAAACTTAGTACTATGATGCGAACATCGAACAATAACTATGTGCTAAAACAATCATTGTCTCTTGATAATGAAACTGGACGACGTAGGATAGATGTTCCAGATGATACGCTTACGGAAAAACAATTTAAAAATGAAAACAAACTTTGGGTCGATTCAAATGCCAATGATGCACAAAGGCTTCATGGTATGTCATTAGACGGTATATTTTATGATGAAGTTCAGCGTATGAATCAAGATGATATTGGAAATAGCAAAAGAACTTTGACTGCATCCAGATATGGGCCTAAAGGGCAAGGAATACAATTATATTTTGGCACACCGTTGCAGCGTGGATCCAATTTTCATAAAATGTGGGATGCCTCTGATAAAAGATACTATCATCTACACTGTGAGAATTGTTCAGAATATTTTATGTTATACACTCCTGGGAACGATGACTGGGAAAAGATATGGTTATTTGGAAATATAGTTGAGTGTCCAAAATGTCAGCATCAACAAGATAAGGTGCAAGCTGTGGAAAGAGGAAAATGGGTTTCGTCCCAGACGCAATTGCCAGATGGCAGTGAGCCACAATATGTCGGTTTCCATTTTAATCAATTATTAATACCATTTTTCCATAAAGAGACTATACTCAAGGAAAAGCCAGGAATACATCCAACGAATTCGGAAAGAATTTGGCAGAATGAAATTCTTGGAGAATTTTATAGTGGATCTGATTTACCCATGTCAGAAGAGGAAATTTATAAATATTGTCGCGATGTAAATAAGAAGATATCATTTGGATCTCCTTCAATTCAAAAAAATAATAATTACAAAGTTGTTAATAATAATTATTCGCCAACTTTTATGGGTATTGACTGGGGTGAGAAAAATGATACTTTTAACTCTAGAGGAGGTAAATCCTTTTCATCTGTAGTAGTTATTTCTGTTAGTAAAGATGGAATTATGCATATAGAAAATGCTTTTAAGTTAAAACGCAATAATTTTCAACACAAAAAAGATGTAGTAGATGAGATGTTTAGAAGATTTAATATTCAAATAGCTGTAGCGGACCTTGGACATGCTAATGATATTGTTCCAGAATTACAAAGAGAATATGGATCTCGTGTAATAGGTTGCCTTAGTAGTGGAAGTTTGATAAACCCAGTTAAATATGATTCTGAAGATCTTAGACTTATTTGTAATCCACACATAATGTTGGAAGATTTGTTTAATAATATGAGAAAAAGTAAAGTCATGTTTCCATGGGTTAGTTATGAACGAATACAGTGGTTAATAGAACATTGTTGTTCAATGGAAAAAGAAATTAGAACATTTCAGGGAAGAGTAATTACTAGATATGTGAAGGGTTCTGGTCCTAATGATGGGCTTATGAGTCTGATGTACGCATATTTGGCTTATAAATTTTATTTGACTCAAGGGTTTAAGATTAAACCGCATCAGATTAACGCAATAAGTACAGGACCTATATTGGCATATTTGCCTGGGTTATAAAGAGGTAAACGATGGGTATACGAAGAGGAGAATGGAGGATAGAACCAGTAAATAAATTGTCTACTGTTAAAACTGCTCGCCACGGTGCTCGCTCGGTCAAGTTAAAAAAAGAAGGGGTATCAAATTCAGAATATCATATATCTAATAGGGATAATTCTGTTTATAACGAATCTATCCCAGATGGCGTATCAGAATACCGAAAGACAGAATTAATTAGAGCAACTGAGACCACAAATAATTCATCTGGGCCGTCCCCAATTATTGTATATAGCAATTCATACAAAAGATCTCAAGAAATACGAGAGGCATATGGGCTTAGTAAAACGGCCGGTCTTACGGTATCAGATGGAAATAGATTAGGTGCTTCTGGAAGTACCATTAGACAAGCTCCAGAAATATATTCTCCATTATTTCAGATTGCAAACCTTCAATTACCACGGGATCGTATAACTATGAATGCGTGGAACAGGAATTTTTATGATACCCATCCATTAGTTCATAATTGTATAAATTTGCATGCTACATATCCTATAAGCAAAATAAATATAAAATGTAAAGATCATAAAGTAGAACAATTTTTCAAAGATATGGCTGATGAGATAGATCTTGTGAATATTTTACAATCTATTTCATTAGAATTTTGGAAAATGGGTGAAGTGTTTCCATATGCTGAATTAGATGAAAACAAAGGGATATGGAACAATATAATTATCCAAAACCCTGATTATATACATGTTAAAACATCCGTATTAGGTGGTGACCCAGTAATATCTATGCGACCAGACGCTGCTTTACAAAGATTGGTTCATAGCAGTAATCCTGCAGATATACAGCTACGTAAACAAATAGATGAAGAAATATTATATCATGTTAAAAAGGGGAACAACATTCCGTTGGATAATTTTCATGTTAGCCATTTGAAAATGTTAACCTCTTCATATGGAATACATGGAACTTCTCCAATTGTCAGCATATATAAAGATTTAATGCTATATGACAAATTACGCGAGTGTTATTCACAAGATACAGAGATTATTACAGAAAATGGAATTATAAAAGGAATTGATGGAATAGATTTTCAGACTGACAAAAACGGAGAAGTAATTTCAGCTAAAGTAAAACCTAATCTTAAAATAGCTTGCTATAATTCAAGGACTAACCAAATAGAATATCATAAACCTACCGGTGTACATATATCAAAATATAAAGGTGAAATGTACCATTTTAATGGCAAAAAGGTGGATATATGTGTAACCCCAGAACATCGTATGTGGGTTACGAGTAAAATTAAAAATAATTGGACCGATTGGAATTTTGAGTTGGCCAAAAATATATCTAAATCGCGTTATTATCGTTTTAAAACACATGCAGATTGGATTGGAGAAAAAAGAGACACCATAGAAATATTTGATTCGAAAATTTCTACCAACAGTTATATGGAATTCTTAGGATATTTATTAAGCGAAGGTTGTATATATAAAAATTATATTTATGGTAAAAGATCGGATAACAAAATAATCATTGGGCAAGAAACAAGGTCAAAATACTATGATAAAATATTTAAATGTACAAATAATTTTGCAAATAGTTTAGGTTTATATTGTAATAATTACACGAAAATTCGTGGTGCTGGATTCAATAGGCATTCTCCACATGAATATTGGGAAGGAAAGATATGTAATAAGGAATTAACGAATCTATTTATAAAAGAAATAGGAGATGGAGAAAATTGTACTTCTCATAATAAACGAATTCCTCGCTGGATACTTAAATTACACAGGGAACATTTACAGGTTTTATTAAATGCATTATTAGCAGGAGATGGAACTGTTATAAAAAGTAAATATAAAAATAAATCAGTTGCTTATAAATATTCTACTGTATCTAAACAGTTAGCAGATGATGTAAGCGAGCTTGTGTATAAATGTGGGTTTTCTCCAAATATATTGATATCTAATGTTAGCAATAAGTCAACCGAATATATTATTACGTGGTCTAATACTAATTACGGAGAAGAACCATTAATATATGGTAATCCAAATCATGGTGGGGCTAATATAGATAAAATAAATTATGATGGATTAGTCTGGTGTTATGAAGTTCCAACTGGTTTATTTATTACTCGTCGCAATGGTTTGTATACTATTCAAGGAAACTCTAAATTTGCACAAGCTGACAATCTTGTAAATCCAATAACTATCGTAAAAGTTGGAGGAACAGCTGAGGGTGAATATCATCCAACTGGTGATGATTTAGAAAAGTGGAGACAAACATTTGAATGTCACGATGAACAAACACAAGTTTTGACTAATAAAGGATTTAAAAAATATAATGAAGTAATGGATTATACTAAAAACGATGATGGGTCTTATAGAGCTAGCATTAAACCTGGTTTCAAGATAGCCTGTTTTAACAAAGATACTGAAAAATTAGAATACCGTGTTCCGTTAAAATCTCATTTATATGATTATAATGGTGAAATGTATCATTTTAATGGGCAGCAAGTAGATGCTATGGTTACTCCGAATCATAGAATGTTTGTTAGTAGAAAATTAAAAGATGGGTGGTCTGATTGGGAATTTATAAAAGCAAAAAACATGTCTAAAACTAATTATAGGTTTAGAGCGGTAACTAATTTTAATGGCACTGAAATTGAGTATACAAATGTATGTGGACATGAAATAAAAACAGATGATTATCTGGAGTTTTTGGGCAATGTTATTAGTGAAGGATATGTTTGTATTATAAATAATAAATATCCAAATAGTATTAATTTATACCAAGAAGAAGAAACTGAAGAAAAACTTGCGATGGAAAATAATTTAACGAAAATCGCTAAATATTTTAACAAAACGGTTAAGTCTAGAATTATTAATAATGGTTCTGGATTTTCTGAAAATAAACATAAATCAATATGGAAAGGTATTGTGTATGATGCTAAATTAGTTAGACATATTTTTAATGAAATAGGTGAAAATGGTAAATGCAATTCACATAATAAACGAATTCCTAGGTGGGTGTATTCTATTTCTCCTCGACAAATGAAAATATTATTAAAAGCATTGAACAATGGTGATGGAACCACATATGTTAATAAAAATAATACATGTGGTTTTAAATATAGTACTATATCTGAAAATTTAGCGAATGATATTTTTGAACTTGCATTTTTGGCTGGATATTCGCCTAGTGTATATAAAACTAAAAATGGGCAAGGTAAGGAATACTGGATTACAAATTGGAGCGACGGATCTAAAGGAAGATTTCCAATGTATAGACAAAATCCAAAATCCAAATGTGCTACTCTTAATAAAACAAAATATAATGGAAAGGTATGGTGTTTTACTGTTCCTGGAGGATTATTTGTTACTAAACGTCATAAGTCATTAATAATATTAGGGAACAGTGCTCAATACGACAAAGACTTTAAGATAATATCTCATGCAGGAATATCTGTTGAACGTGTTGGAGCCAGTGGCGCTATTATCGATATTACACCAGATATGAATTTTATTTTAGATAATATTTTGTTTGGTTTGATGGTTCCAAAGGCTGTAGTTACACAAGAAGGGGCATCTTTTAATAGTGCGACTGTTGGGTTGGAAGTATTAAAACAGCGATATGAATCATTTAGAAATATGATGGCGCAGTGGCTAACCAAAAAAATATTCGCTCCGATTAGTGAAATACAAGAGTTTTATGAGTATAAGGATGGGGATAAAAAGTTAATAGTTCCAGAAGTGGAATGGAATCGAATGATATTGTTTGATATGGATAATTATATAAATGTATTAAACAATTTAGCACAGAATAATAAAGTTTCTCAGACAACATTATATAGAAGTTTAGGTCTCAATATGGAAGAAGAACGTAGGTTAATAAAAGAAGAGATGATATATAATGCCATAACAGCTAAGGAAGCTGTAATATTACAAGGAATGACACTAGGCGCTTTGAGAGCTATTAAAGCTGATGAAGATATTATAGAACCAACTGAAACACCATTACCTGGTACGCCGGGAGCAGAGGAATCTGGTATCCCTGGTGCAGGATTGGTACCTGGTGGTTTAGGTGGCCCAATGGGCGGCGGATTACCGCCATTAGGGGGTCCTCCAACAGGAGCCCCATCACCATTAGGCGCTCCTCCTGGTATGGGTGGTCCAATAATTCCTGGTCCTGGTGGAGGCGAATTAGGTGTTAAAGGCCCGGCTACAACGCCAGGAGGTGGGACACCACTGCCAATTAAACCATGATAGATTTATTTACAAAAATAGATAAGTATATTGACTATAATAATCAATATACGATACGAAAGGCCCTGACGACATTAAATAGGGAATTTGAGATATCTATGTCTAGAAAAAATATAACACATGCTCAATCTGTTATAGACACAATTAAAAAGATATATGATAAATTAAGTTTAACATATCGTGAAAGTGAAGACTTGGGAGAAACCATGAGTTATTCACAAAAGCTTATGGCACAAAAAATTCGGAGATTTATTGGATATTTAATAAAGAGACTAAAATATGACTTTGGTGTGGGCAATTATGAACAAGAAATTGAGCAAACGATTAATTGATAAAGATCGGTTCCGTCGAGTCTGCTATTATAAAAACTTACAACCATTATTGGCTGATCACAACTTTAAAAAGGATCTAAACATGAGACAAATAAGTAAAAGAGCCAAGGTTGTGTCTGATAAGCCTGCGTATGAAAAAAAAGAGAAAAGTGAGAGTGGCGGAACTATTTATAAATACAAAGAAGATCATATTAAAAAGCGGTGGAATGAGAAGATAGAAAAACTGAAGAAACTTGAAAAAGAATTGAAGAAAGTTCGTAAACAATATGAAAAAGATTTAAACTCTGACGATGACCGTACTCGTGCCATTGCTGCTATAGTCGGCATTATGGACGATACTGCTATGCGTATCGGAAATGAGGATTCTGCTAAAGAAGGAACATTTGGGGCGTCTACTCTTAAAGTGAAACATGTAAAAGGGAAAGGCAATAAAATGACGTTTGACTTTCCCGGAAAAGGTGCAATTGAACAAAATGTTGTCCTTGAAAACAGTAAAGTAATAAAAGTCATTCGGGATTTAATGAAAGGCAAAAAGTCTGACGATTTTATATTTGAAATCGATGGTAAAAAGATTTGGGACAGAGCAGTTAACCGCTATCTTTCTAAATTTGATATTAGTGCGAAAGATTTACGTGGATTTCATGCAAATCGTTTGATGAAAGAAATGCTCAAAAAGAAAGATTTTAAAGATGCATTGAATGAAGTTGCTGAAATAGTTGGACACGAAGCATCTACATTGAAAAACCAGTATCTTGATCCAGAATTGGTTGAAAAACACGAGGGAAAAAAGAAAAAAGCCACAATTAGTTGTAGGGCTGATGATCTACCAATGTCTGCTTCTCCAGCAATTCAACAAGAAGAGCAGCCAATTCCATATTCGGATCCCACTGATATTCAAAATCTATTGACACAAGTTGATATAGATTTAAATGTAAACAATATAGGAAAAAATGTCGTATTTGATGACCCAAGTATTAAAATAGCTTGGAGAATTATAGCACCATTTTTGCCACCAGGTTCTACAATTACTAGTGTTTATAGGGATGAACACGAACAAGCCAGAATATTATTAGAATATTGGAGAAGTTGGGGTGTATTTGACGGACATAAGTGGCACAATAGATGGAATACTAAAATATATGAAGGATATTTCCATAAAACATTTGGTATAGAACAAAGAATAAATCCGTGGAGAATTGAACGATTATATAATAAATCGATTAATCGTACAGCATTTAGTCGTTTGGATAAATATATTTTGAATAAAATATCCAGAATAATGGTCGCTGGAACTGTACCTGATGGGTTTGATCGTCCGGACGTTGCTGAGCCAGGAGAATCAGCTCATCAAGAAGGAATAGCATTTGATATTAGTGGGCCTAATTTAAATCTTATTAGTGAGCGCGTGATATATGTATCAAATATTTTTCCTGAATCGATACAGTTAATGCAACCACCTTATAAAGAAGGAGTAGCAAACAATGTGGTTCATATTGTATTAGCTAGAAGCGTTAGTATGCCTAATATAAACGATTATGTTTTAAAATTAATACAAATACAAAATCCACAAATTGCACGTGTTATTCAACAAAATATTAAGCCACTAATATCTAAACGTGCCGAATTAACTCCGGCGGATATTGTTTGGGTCGATAATTTAAGATCGGGAATAAACCAACCGAACAAACAATTGATCAATATTTCACAAGAAGACAGACGCATATTAATGATTCCAAGAGCGAAAGTTAATCAGTTACTACTTAATGCCTGGAAAACATTAAAACCATTTTTGCCAGAAACTGCAGTAATGACTTCAGGCGTTAGAACCCCAGAAGACCAAAAAAATATTTTAAATCATTACTGGAAAAAAGCTACGGGAAAAACAATTCCGCAAGATTTAAGATCCGATATGCGCGTCTGGCGACAAGTTTCAAGGTTATTAAAAAGACATTATGGTTATATTGTTGGGCCTCCCGAAACAAATAATCCGTATTCACATCTGAAAGGAAGAGCATTGGACATAGCTGGCGCTGATTTATATGATATATCTGCTGTAGTTAAAGCTGTTTCAGATAATCCTGCCCTACCAGTTACTTTTCGTAAACCATTAATCGAACAAGGTAATGGGTGTGTACATGTAGGTGTAGAGTCTGCACGATTTGATGAAGATGCGGTATTAGCTGTACGTGAACATTCACGCCAGCGTTTTGCATCAATTTATTCAGCGATAGAAGATGAACAAATACAAAATATATTTGCAGATTTTTTGTATTCTAACCCTCCAGAGGACTTGATAAACAAACTTGGCATTATTCAATATGAGTCTTTTGATGGGCAGGGAATTGCAGATAGTGAAGATGAATTAGTATTAGATATGGGATTTGGAAAAGAAGATGGGTTAGGAAATTGGTTTGAAAAATCACTCATTCTAGATTTAGAAGAAAGTGCTGGCGCTGCTCATAACATTAAAGATCCAAATAAAATAGAATTTGAACAACCAGAATGGTTTAAATATGATCCAGAAAAACCAATTTCATTAAGAGATAAGAATGCCGCTAATAATATATTTCCAGATACTGATGAGGAAGCCCTTGCTATCCAACCAAGTACATTTTTAAATAACAAAAAATTGATGGAAAAATTTCCTCATCTAATTCTTGCACAAGCTACTAAATTAAGTATGTTGCATCCGCAGGAATATTTTGTTCTTAAATATTATCGTAGGCCAGAATTAAAAGATGTAAATCAAGACGCCTTATTACGTTTATTAGATTTCAACCCATCTTTTTATTTTAATTCTGGTTTGTTTTTAGAGGATGAGTTTAAGCATGCTATTGACACAGCTGCTATAAATATACTTAAAAACAATCCAATTGAAATTTTGAATTTGGCAAAATCCAGCCCTGTTATTAGAGAAGCAATACAAGATATAATTCCAGAAGCTAAAAAAATGGTAGCTGATTTTGACAAAGAAAAAGAACTATCTATATCAGAAAAGACCAAGGAAGAGCACCGAATTAATAAAGAAAGAGGACAATTCTGGAGGCATCAATTTGATATTTCTGAGATAGGTAATAAACCTAGTTTTTGGGAATATCCGAAGGCATACATTTCGAAACGTCTTAAGTATGCTAATGATACAATAAATCTTACATCTACGGAAAGAAAAATTTTCAATATTTTAAAATCTGCTGTAGACGAATTTAATCTTGGCACTACAATTAGAGTTGCTGGTGGATGGGTGCGAGATAAATTAATGGGTCGGCAATCCAAAGATATTGATATAGCCATAGATAATATGACTGGTAAAGAATTCGTCGATTATATTAATCGTTATGCACGTATCCATAATATTGATATTACTGCTGGTTTAATTCCTGCTAAACCAGAACAGGGAAAACATTTAGAAACAGCAGTTATACATATGCTTGGAGAATCAATAGATGTTGTTAATTTGCGAGATGAAGAATATGATGAAGAATCAAGAAAACCAATAGTAACTATTACCGATTCTCCTATAAAAGATGCATTTAGAAGAGATTTAACAATTAATTCTTTATTTTATAATATACATACTAATAAGATAGAAGATTTTACTGGTCAAGGAATATACGATATTAAAAATAAAATATTACGAACTCCAAAAACTGTCACAGAAGAACAACAAAAAGAAGTTGGTAGACTTATAGATGCTAAACAAATATTTTTGGACGACCCATTACGTGTGTTAAGGGCAATAAGATTCGCTAACAGATATCCTGATTTTAAAATAGATCCTGAAATAATCTCAGCAGCTAAAAATAAAGATGTTCAGGAAGCATTTAGAAATAAGATTACATGGGAACGTAGACAAGAAGAATTATCAAAAATAATGAGTGAGAATCGTAGCCCGCGTGAAGCCCTCGAATTAATTAAAGATTTAGGGTATAGGTCTGAAATTCTACAACTACCAGATGAATATTCTGAATGGGAGTTAGATCAAAACAACCCACATCATGAATTTAATGTTTGGGGTCATTTAATGGAAGCCTTAGATAATATTTATGAAATTACAAAAAATGAAGATTTAAATAAGGCTGATAGATATATACTTAATTGGGCCACTTTATTACACGATGTTGGAAAATTGGATCCTACCGTACAAGGCGTCAAAGAGATGGGAGACAAACTTGTTAATACATATCATGGGCATGAACGTTCCAGCATACAAGCGGCTCAATATATTTTAACCAAACTTAAAGGAACAAAAGGTAAAGATATAAAGCGTGTACAAAGTTTAATTGATGCCGCTAGACGTGTAGATTTAGATCCAGATAAAGCGTCTAAGATTACAGCAAAAGCAATAAGAAATATTTTGAAACTTACACAAGAATTTGGTGATGACTGGAAACGTGCTTTGCAAGTGGCTTTAGCCGATGCCGCAGCTCATAAAGGAGGATGGCTACCAACTTTTCCTATGGAAGGATATGATTATCTTACACGCCAATTTGAAAAAGTTCCCACAACTACGGCGTTAGTTCCTTTGATTAGTGGATTTGATCTGCAAAATTTATTTAATAGACGTCCAGGTAAGTGGATAGGACAAATAAATAAAGAACTTCAGATATGGCAAACACAAGCTGCAACTCACAATATAGAACTATCTAGAGAAGATGTAATACATTTTCTGGAATCATTTGATGCTCAAAACATATATGACGAAAAAACTCATGAGTACAAGGAACCTATTGTGTCAATGATAAAAGAGGCTAGATTTATATCTAAATGTGCTGAAAAAGAATCAGAGGACGGTAAATACGAAAAAGAAAAAAATGATCCAAAGTGGGATGAAGTGCTGATAGATAAAGATAGAAAATTAACTCGCAGACAGATACGCGATCATTATATAAAAAATAAATCAAAAATAATGTCAGAAATAAAAGGTAAACCTGTAATGTTATTTATAGGTACAGGTAAAAACCAAAATGTGCTCAAACGAAATCATAATGATAAAAGGATAATAATTTCTGATAATAAAGATTATAATTATTGGGTAGATCGTCGTGTGGTATCAATTCATAGAGTAATTGAATCTAAAACAGATTTAGGATTTGTTGATTTAGATGTTCATGGTAATTTTTCTAAGGAAAAAACATTAAAATATGCAAAGAAAATTACATCTAAGATTAAATCAAAATATGGCAAGCCTACTATCTATGAAAGCGGTGGTACTGGTTATCATGTGGAGTTTCATACAAAAAAAACTAATGTTGATGCTTTGAGAAATGAACTTCGTGAAATGTGCGAAGATTTAAATGAAGATTTTGATGGATTTACTACTGGAATAGTTAAAGGTGATGGCGTTCGTACAGATACGACAACATTAAAAACTAACGGAAACATTAGAGTTCCGTATGCTTTGCATGAAAAATATGGTGGAATAAAAAAACCCATTAGTCATGGCGGAGATGACGCAAGAGATCATTTGTCGATTAGAGATAATGGAAAAACAAATAAAATAGTAGCATCTGTATTATATTTATCAGGAATTCCAGATGATATTCTTGAATTATTATCACATTTACCTGGCTTTTTCCCGTTTCCATCGGCTGAAGAAGATGGTATAGTGTCAGGAAAAATCATAATATTGCCAAATGTTTATATTTTATGGAATTATCTTGATAAAGCCAGATCCCATGTGTCTGAACAACATGGCTATAATGCTTCTGTTCGGTTGAGATATATAGTTGATGAAGCAAATCAATCACAATATATTACCGTTTTTGAATATAATAGTAAAGATCCTTATGAGACATTTAAACAATTACAATCATTTTTGATGGACCAAGATTTACATCAAAAAATGTTAAAAATTATTTCCGACAAAGAGGGATCCGAACAAGAGGAATTAGCTAAAGTTATACCATTGTTTAAAGATAAATCAAGTAGCGAAGGCACATATTTGCTATCTAAATGTGCTAAAAAGAAACCAATTGGTATATTTGCAGTGTTACCAAAAAGTTTATCAAAACAGTTTTCTTCACTTGGAGAACATGATAATAGTGTTCCGCATATAACATTATTATATATTGGTAAAAATGTCAAAAATAATCAACATAATCTGCTTTTACAAACTGTAGAAAGAATTTTAGAAAAATGGATGCCCTTTATTGTTGAATTTGATAATAAAGTTTCATATTTTCCTGCAACTAAACATTCGGATGGATGCAAAGTGGCAAAAATAAAAATACTGTCCGAACAATTAAAGAAGTTACACAAAGAACTTAAAAAAGGGCTTGTTAGCGTTGGAATCGATGTAGATGATCATTTTGAAAATTACAGTCCTCATATAACTTTAGAATATATGGAACCTCCAAAAGTTAAATATGACGGAAAAACTCCAGAAGGCTCCTGGTTAATAGATTCAGTAGAAATATGGGGTTGTGGAAAAAATAAAACATTTCGACTTCCAAAAGTACTTTCCAAGAGAGCAAAATTGCCATATGGGTGGTGGCTTTCTCCTGACGGGCAATTATATGAAGTTGATGTATTTGGTCATACTATCTTTGTTGATGAGCATAAGGAATTATTTAAAGATATGTCTGGTGGAGAATATGATATAGCATTTGATAATGATTGGATCCGTATTGTAAAAGCAGACAATAATTTGGATTTGGAATTCCCAGCTAAAGAAGATAAGTATATTAGGCGTGTTCAATCTGTTGATTTGCCAGGTATATATAAATCGGTAGAAATTAGTTGGCCAGGAGGATATATACTAAATATACCTTATTCAATATTTGTTGCGTCAAGTGGTTTTGATGATTTAGAAAGATTTATGAAATATAGAACATCATCTAGATGGGAAGGCACATCTGGTGCTTTTCCAATAAAAATTCCATATTCTATGTTTATTACGTCAAGTGGATTTGATGATATGTTTTCGTCTAAATGGGCATCTATACATTCATTTATATCAAAAAGAGCGGATACGTCAGATGCTTGGTGGCTTTCTCCAGATAACAAACTATATCCGGTGGGATTTTTTGAACATGCACGATTTATTACAGAAAATATAGACCTTTTTGAAGGAGCACCTGAAATTACAGATAAGAATTATTATGAAATATATAATATTGCCTTCGAACGTGGATGGATTAGATTAGTAACACTGCGTGGTTATTTGCAAGTCCAAGTTCCATCTTTTGATGATTTATATTTAAAACGAGTCCAAAATATTGTTCCATATCTTCCAATAATAAATATTAAAAAGATAGACATATTGGCTTCAAATGACATTGAAGTTGGTCCATTTAATCTGTTAGATTTTTTGACAGCCAATAGTTTTAAAGATCTTGAGAGATTAGACAAACAATCTTTTAAATCAAATTTTCGTTATATATCAAAAAGAGCCAAGTCAATATCAAAAGATCCTTTATCAGTTTATAAAAAGAAACGGAATTTCAATGAAACGAAAGAGCCAAAAGAAAATGGTAAAGGAAAAAATATATTTGTTATCCAAAAACATGAGGCACATAGAGCTGGGACTCATTTTGATTTACGTCTGCAAAAAGATAATGTGCTGGAAAGTTGGGCGATACCAAAAGCGAAATTACCATCAAAGGGAGAAAGATTACTTGCAACTATCACAGAACCACATCCTTTGAGTTATACAGGTAGTTACACTATACCTTCTGGGGAATATGGAGCAGGGAAAGTTTCAGTTTATCAAAAAGGACATTACAAACCTATTAGTTGGTCAAATAAAAAAATTGAGTTCGAGATATCGAGCGGAAAAGCGAAAGGGAAATATGTATTAGTTCATACAGATGGAAAGAAATGGTTATGGATGATAAAAAAAGATGAAAATTAGAGTACGTGAATCGCAGCCGATAAACATGCCATTTAATTAAGGCTAATCAACAGTTAAACAGTTGAAAAGAAAATATTATACTAATAATTAGATTTATATTGAGATCTAATGAAAATATTATGATAACAATTCCAAAAAAGGCCGAAACAATGTCACAATATATAATAAAAGTAAATGGATATGAAATATTAAATATGGCTACAGTAAGTGTTGTAGTAATGGATACCAAATCAAATGAAATGATAAGTTATAAGGAATTTAACGGTTCAAGCATAAAAGACCTTTTGCCAGAAATATGGAATTATATTAGAACATTAAAAAGAAAATACCCTGGTATTCAGGTAGATAGTACTGGTTTACCTAAGCAATCTTCTTTAAATATATTTAATAATCTTGTAAGTTTGGCTAATAATTTAGACCGAAATGGGTTTTATGATGAAGCTAGTGAAATAGATAAAATATTATTTAAACTATAAGGATACTTAATAATGGCACAGCTTGGTAAATTTTTTGAAAAACGTTTTAAAGGCAAGGAAGTAGAATTATATACTGGGATAGATCGCGAATGGATTACTTATGCTGATTCTACAACCATCAATGGCACTCTTATGCGTGTTATTTTTAAAGAATATGACGAAGATAGTGGTGTTCTAATATTTACAACTTCTGATGGAGAACATGAAATATATGTTTCAGAAGATGCTATTGAAATGTTTTGGCCTCCTGGGTTCCACTTGATAGAACACTCTCGAACCGTTATGAATACTGGTCAAAGAATTTTTAATAGAAAAAACCGGGATTTTATGTAATAGGAGACTAACATGTCTAAAATTGTATTAGCAGATGGATCCAACGATATGAGCACCATACTTTCTTTTTTGGAAGCTTTAGAAGAAATGTATGAGCATATGCATTGGCATTCTTCAGGAAATAATTATTATGGAGATCATTTGTTGTATGAAAGATTATATGATGAGATAGAAGAAGAGATAGATTCTGTGGCTGAGAAGGCTATAGGTATATTTGGCCCGGATTCTATAGGGCCAAATAAAAATACCGCTATGACTGCGAATATAGTAAGTAATTTGATATCTGATACCGATACAGCAGATAAATTCCCAATTTTATCTATTAAAGCAGAAGAAAAATTTATTTCCATTGTTTCTGATGCTTTAACATCTATGGAAAAAGATAATGAATTAACCGATGGGATTGATAATTTATTACAAGGTGTGGTTGATTTACATGAAAGTCATCTGTATTTATTAAAACAAAGGAATGAACGTAGGGAGGCTATGATGAGTCCATTAGTTGCATTGTATAAGATAGCATATATACTTGATACAAAAGGAATGTATAATGAAGCAAAAGAAATAGAAAAGGTCATGGAATCAATGGCGGAGCGCGTTGGTATTAAACCCGATGATATGATTGCTCTTGCAGATTATTTTGATCAATTAGGTGAAACTGCATTAGCAAACAAATTTGATGAATTAGTGAAAGAAGCTTCTAAAAAGAAAACTAAGTATAAAACATATAAAGGTCCAGGAGAAAAAAAGCCTGAAGGGGCTGAGCATAAGGCTCCTAAAAAATGGTGGAATGAACAAGTTGCCGAAATTAAGAAAAAGAACCCGGACTATTCTTCTAAACGTGTAAGCGAAATTGTTGGAGATATCTGGGACAATCAGCTGTCTGATGCCAAACGTAGCTCGATATACAAGCGCTATAGTAAAACGAAGAGTCCAAATAAGTAATTCACAAGGATTTTAAAATGCCTATACCAGTGGATACATATAAATTTGTTAAAATAGCAGTTGATACAAATAAAGACGACTCTATGTTTGAGGAAGAAGAATACAAAGTTTCGCCTGGATTAGCGGAAAGAGTACGAGAGGATTATAATAATCTAGACAATGATGATTGGCAAAGAAGGATCTCATTTTTAAATAGAATTATAAATGAATATTCTGACACAGACTTAGAAGAATGGGCTATTGAAGAAAAATCAAATTTAGTAGATGTTGAGATGACCGAAAAAGCAGAAGAACTATTAGACGAAGCTCTTAGAAACGATCCAATGGGTAAAATTATTGTTGATTATTATGATCCTGATGAATGGACTGGCGAGATAGCCTATGAAACTTTTAAAGGAAGAGGGACTCTTGAAAATAATGTAGGGAAATCTCTCCCAGAAATTATAAACAGGCATAAAAAAGAAATATATGAGTATTTGGAAGACGAACGCAAGATGAAAGAATTAGAAAATATAGGTAGGTTTAGTGTTATGCCAGATGAAAAATTAGAAGTACCTACTGATCCACATGAAATAGAGAAGACTTATAGAGAAGTAGGTGGTGAAGAATGGGATGAACGCCATGGGCCAGTTCCAGCCGGTACATATGATAAACTAAACTGGCCAGACAAAGATGTTAATGATTGGTTAGAACAAAAAGAAAAGGGCGTAACAATTCCTCCATCAGAACAAGAAATGTATATGGATCCACCATCCAGTGTTACAAATGAGGAACAATACTGGTATGATTGGTTGAGGGAAAAGAAGAGCCAAACATTTGTAATTAATATTCTTACAAAAATTGCTAATCAATTAGATCAAAAAAGATTTTATAATGAAGCTAATGAACTCGATAAAATTATTAAAAAAATATGAAACCAATATCTTTGCGACACAAAATAGTTGCTACTTCTATAGAAATGTCTTCGGCAAATATTGGTGTCAGTGTCACGGCACGTAAATATTTTAGACGAGCTAATCCAGAATTTGCTCATATGCCAAACGCGCAGCTTAATGAGGAAATTGCAACTGAGTTTGCAAAAGCTACACCTGTATATAGATTTAAATTGAGATCCGGAGAGATTGCTGAAGTTAGAGAATCTATGGGTCATTTTATGATAGCTGCAGTGAGAGGGAGAGGTACTGCTAATGTTCGATATGATATTATTGTTGTGCAGCCATCATTTAAACCAGTACGAGAAGAAATAAAAAAACAAAGATTACAGCCTGGATGGGGCGCGGAATAGGAGAAGGTTATGTGTGTATCAATTTTAGAAGAACTTATAAGTTTCGCTAACAAATTGGACGATAAAGGTCTTTATATAGAAGCGTCTGAAATAGATTCTGTAATAAAAAGCATTGCTGAACAACCAATTTTTAAGTGGAAGGATGAAAAAGGAAATGTATATATCACTGATCGTCTTGGGGATGTTCCAGAGCCTTATTATGCTGAATTTCGGGATCGCGCCGAACAAATGAAGAATATGAAACCGGAACCACAAAAGTTAATAGAACGTGGAAAGCCACAGGTTATACGTCCTGATGTAATAAGAGATCCAAATATTTTAGCATTTCAAAAACAATATAACGAGATTTGGGATCAATTAAAAAATATGGGCTTGAGGGTGAGAGGTGGTTTTGGGCCTCGCTTGAAAGAAGATGCTTTATATGGGCCTGCTACAGAACGTGCAAGGAAAATGTTTCCATGGATGCAAAAAATATTGAAAAATGAATTACGTCAACAATAATATGTTTTTATTAAACTAGGAGATGTAAATAAATGCTTATTAAAATAGCTATCATAAGAAAATTGCCTAGTGGTAAATATCGTTTATATAGTCGTAAAAAAGACGAAAGTGGCCATCGACGTAATTTAGGAACATATGATTCTTTGGCTGGTGCTAAACAACGTGAAAAAGAAGTACAAACTTTTAAACATCGCGCTGATGATGGGTCTACTGATGACAAAGAAACCAAGGCATTATCAAAACTATCTGATATTGCTGGATTTTTGGAAGAAGCGGGTTTCATAGACGCTTCACAATTGGTATTTGATGCCATGTCAGCTATAGATGGTAATTTTGAAGATGATTTAAATGATTCAATAATAAATAATGTTCCAGATGTACAAATGAATTATCCTGGGTCTGGCGAGTATATGATGACTGGAGAACCAGCTGGAGGTATGCAAGGAGTTTTTAATATCCCAGAAGCCGAAAAAATTGCTGAACTAGCAGATCTATTAGATAACATGGGCTTATATAGTGAAGCTAGCGAGTTAGATAACGTTTTAAAGACTATGATAGATGATGAAATGCTTGAAACTATTAAAAATTTAGAGCGTAGACAGAAGAGAAAACGTAAACAAAAAACCAAGAGAAAGCACAAAAAAGAAAATGGTGGAACTGAAGTATTAGTTGGCGCTAATGGCCGTGTTCCTACAGATTTCAGCCAGCATTCTGGATTTAATGGACTCTCTGATAGTTATTTTTATACATCTTATAATAATTTAGAGCCTCCGTATGGCAAACAATAAGATTTTAATAAATTTTGTATAAATATGCTTAATATTTTGAATATTATGATTATTATAATATTCAAACGTTGGTAAAAATCTATTAATATTTCTAAACTATAACGTAGGGATTGTTATATTTTAAATAGTTTTTTTGAGAGATGTTATGAGGGCAACAGATGATACGATCAAATGCATTAGCTGGACCAAGAATGACTTTGATGGTTACAGATAATGAACGCGCTGTTGCCAAACAAGTAAAAGAGGATTTCAGAAATATATTACAAAAACTTGACAAATCTGTAAGATCAATTACAGATTTACGCGATGCAATGGCCGAAGAACGGCCATCCAAGGAAGATCTAAAACATAAATATCGTGGTCGTTTATTAAGGTATAGACGCAAAATACGTAATATATTTAATGAATTCTTATCTAATGTTAAAAATTCATTGGAAAAATTGTCTAAAATAAGTGATCCGGATATGGTTAGACTCCGCGAAATTATTATTGCAGAAATTGGAGAACTTTCTGATGGTGCTGAAGCCGTAATGGATTTATTAAAAGAAACAGATCGTGAGGGTTTTAGTAAAACAATTGAACAAATTACGGCTCAAATTGAGAAAAGACAAAAATCTATCATTGATGTGATAGACAATCAGTTATTTAATCATATTGACCATGATATATTAGGGCGAATGAAAATAAGTAATTTACACTTTAACATACAGCGTAGAAAAAGAATAATAAAATATTTTATGAGGAATGGGTAATGGCTATAATAAAAACTGGAGATGATATGCCTGTTTTGTCGTATATTGACGAAGATGGGTCTGAAATATTTTGTGACAAATGTGGTAAAAAACTTGTTATAGTGTCAGTTGGCTCAGATCATAATAAACTTGTATGCGATCATAGTAACGACGAGGATGATAAATAATGTTTGTAAAATTGATCAAATTGTCCGATCGCCTTAATCAATCTGGTTTACTTAAAATGGCAAATAGAGTGGATAAATTTATTTTATCTTTAGCACAAGAAGCTGGTGGGAACATTGATCTGGTTGAACTCATTAGATTGAAGCCAGAAGTTATTATGTCCCTTGGAAAAGCCATCAGTTTCGATTTAGTTCTAGAGCCAGACCCAGATGGGCGCGGTAATATGGTACGAGCTATTCCAAAAATTCATGATAAATGGACTGATGGCTTAAATCTTGGTGATATTAGCGATACTCCAGAATTACAAACATATATGGTCCCAGAAGCTGCAAAAGAGACGATTAGAAAATTAGAAGAAGGTGGTTGGTTTGAAGAGGGAGCAGATTTACCAACATTATCAGAAGAAGAGTTCGAATTTGACCCAAAACATGTTGGCAGAGAAAAAGATCTGGATGAAGCATTATCTGGAACTCACGAAGTCGTTGAAAACAGGAAGCCGTTGTTTACACAGGAAGATATGAAATCAACTGAGAGAAAAATGGCAAGTGTAGTGGAGAATAAAATTAGATCTGTGTTGGTAAAAATGGCTGATGAATTCGATCAAGAAAGAAAATTTGATCTTGCCTCTGAAGTTGATCGTGCTTTAAAATCATTTTCGGCCCGCCCAAAAGCCCCACTTAAAAAATTAGACGATAAGGTTAAAAAGAATTTAATTATTTTTGTACATGACGCCGATCAAAATAATTCAAAATCCATTAAAAGTCTTAATGAACTTTTTAGACGTCTACGGTATTTCGATTTTTCTGATTCGGCGAAAGATTTAGGATTAGACAAGATAGTTAAAGACATGGAGAAAACCCAAGAAGGTTTAGAGTCAGCCAAAAAGAGATTTTTTGAATTAATGCACGGCAAGAAACCATCTAAAAAAGATTTAGAGGAAATGTTTAACAATATTGTCGATGCCGTTAAACATGATGAAGGTCAAAATACTTTAGATTTTTTTGATGCTAATTCTGACGATGAAAAAGCAATAGATGCAGAAGATAGTAATGATGAATGTGATTCCACAGAAGAAGTAGAAATGTCTGATGAAATGGAAGAAGAATTAGAAAAATTTTTAGAAGGTATTGAAGAAGACGAAGAGGATTGAGGAGTTTTAAAATGCTTGAAAAATTTGGTGAAAATTTAACATTCAGTTCCGAAAAAAATATTTTGTCGCCAAAACAGGCCCTTAAGGATGAATTGGTATTAAAAAGATTTGTTAAATTAGCCAAAAAATTACGAAGAGTTGCTCCAAAAGCTAAAGATTTTTTATACGGACATGCGGTTATTATGCATGCAGCTGAAGCTTCTTTGGTAAATCAAGAGACTGGCGAACCGAATATGAATAAAAACGGCAAGCCTGTGTCTGGGTTTTTTGAAGAGTTTAAAAACAAAAGTGGCAAAAATTCGGTTAGATGGGTTTCGACAGATAATATAATGCCATATAAAAATGCCAATGGAGATATATTTAGTGAAGCTGAACTTATCAAAGCATATAAACTGTGGATTGGAAAACCACTTTGCAAGGATCATCGTTCGGATAGCGTTGATGGAATCCGCGGGATAATTATTGATACATATTATGATCCAAAATTTAAGCGTGTTCATGCGTTGTTTGCATTAGATAAAAAGAATTATGCGGATTTGGCGCGCAAAGTTGAGACTGGATACGCAAATTGTGTTTCTATGGGAACAGCAGTTGGGCGGTCTGTGTGTACTGAGTGCGGGAATGTGGCCGTCACAGAGAAAGAATATTGTCCGTGTATTCTTGCTAGGAAGAATTATGGTGAAATTAATTTAGATCTGTCACCGATTGAACTTAGTTTAGTTGTTAATGGGGCTGATGGCAGGGCTAAAATAAGGAATATTATAGCTAGTCTAAATACTTATGTGCAAAATAAGCAAGATAGAATAGATGAACTTACGCACCAAAGATGTGTAAACCCAACTGAATTACAAAGTCTAGCTGATACTGTTAATGAGATACGAATAAAAATTAGTAGTTTGATGCAAAGTGAAAATTTAGAAAAAGCTGCTGAAATGGACGAGGATAAAGCCAGAACTCTTGCTCAACTTACAGCTACTTATAGAGAGCTGAAAGAGGCGGGTGCTGAAAAAGCAGCAGCAGAAATATTAGCAGAAATTACAAAATTGATCAGTAAAGATAAATCGATTGAAAAAATAGAAGATGAGACTATACCACCTATGAGACCTACTCCTGGTGGTCCAAGTTGGAGCCCCATGTCAGAAGAGGGTGTAGAAGGACTGCCAACTTCTACACCATTGTCTGGGATACCAACAGAAAGATATGCAAGTAAAGAAGGAGACAAGCAGGGTGCTTATTTAGAAGAATTACGTCTCCTTCGATCCAAGGTGGAAAGTATGCAAAAATCATTAAACGAACTTAAAAAAGTCTCTAAGGAGGAGAACAACATGAATTCTGCGAGATTGCGTGCTCGTGCAAAGGCACGAAGAGCTTATTGGTTAGGCGGTGGTGGCGTTAATGAGCCTACTCCTGGAAAACCAAAGTATGAAAAAGAGGATGCAGAAAGCATTCGAAATAAAGAAGACAAACAAATGACAGGTCAGCCATTAGAAACAGGATCAGAAGGTTTGCACCCTGGCGATGAGGAAAAATTACGTGACGCTGGTCGTAATGGACTAAACTTGAGTAAAGCTAAATTAGAAGAAAGGGCAATGAAACGTCGAGCTTATTGGTTAGGCGGTGGTGGTGTTAATGAGCCTACTCCTGGAAAACCAAAGTATGAAAAAGACCCAATGGCAGAGAAAGTTCGCAATAATGAAGACAAACATCTTCAGGGATTGTATGATATGGGCGGAAAAGATGGCACTGTTCCTGGCGATATGGAACTTAAGAAAAAGTTACTTCGTGCCAAGCTTAGCGCAAAATTTACAAAAGTTGCTGATCATGATGGACAGCTATGTAAAAGTGCCTCTAGATGGGATATTTATGCTGGTGGCAAGCTTATTTTGACGGCTACCGGCTCCGAAATTTTTGGTGATGATATAGATGAGAATTGGGATTACCTGAGTTCCAGAGAATATGGCGGAGATGTTATAAAGTATATTCGTTCTGAAGGATTCGATCGCGTTGCTTATTTATTGAAGGGAGCCCAACCTCCTATGACAGATCCATTAGCAGGTGGAGCAGGTGGAGCAGGTGGTGAAATGGCTCCAATAGGAGATCAATTAGGAGAACCTATTCCTTCAGAAGGTGGAGAAACAGCTCCTAAAGATTCCGAAAAGCCAGTTGAAGTTAAACAGCCAAAAGAAGAGACGCAAGGTAAAATTGATTCAGCATTAAATGCTATGGAAGAAAAAATTGCTGAAATTCGTGATCTAGCTTCAGGTATGGAAGAAGAATTAGTTGATATTGATGTTAATATCGATGAGGACTCCAAGGGTGAAGCTGCTGAAAAGACGCCAGAGATGGCACCAATGGAAGGTGCATTGGCTTCTCGCGAAGAAGTTCTAAAAGTAGAATCTCTTCTGAACGAGTCAGCTGATGAACTAGCCCTTATTAGTGAAGCGCTGGATGGTGAAGTGAATGAAAGATTGCTTAAGGCAGCTGAACAAGCATGGGAAGACTCACAAACTATTCTTAAAGAAACTTCTATGGTTCTTGAGGCTAAGAAAAATAAAGATAAGAAAGAAGAGAAAGATGAAAACGACAAGAAAGATAAAAAAGAAGAGAAGGCTAAAAATGAGGATGAAAAATATGAGAAGAAAGAAGCTGGTAAACTTCCTCCTGGTCTAGAGAAATTCCAAAAAGAGAAAGGTAAAGACAAAGATAAGAAAGACGATAAGGATAAAGACGATAAGGATAAGAAAGAAGAGAAAGATGAAAACGACAAGGAAGATAAAAAAGAAGCCCAAAAACTTTTAGAAGATGCATTAAAAATTAGATCCGAAAATCGCGCAGCCTTGCTAGCAAAAGCTATGGGTAATGGACAGTTTTGTGAGCAGTGTGGATCCAAATTAGTTCCTGGTCAAGCGCATGACTGTGGTGTGCCGGCCGATGACTGTGTTGTCACCGAAGTAGATACTGATGATAGTTTAGAGGATCTTATTAATGATTCTTCTAGTTATGCTGATGACGAGGTTGTTGAGAGTGAAGCCTCTCTTAAGGAAGCACGCAAAAGAGCTCGTGAAGAGTTAGTTGTACAAGCAACTGATAAGATACTTGGAAAGTATGAGCTTGATCTTGGTAAAGCAGAAAATGCGACAGAGAAAACTTATTTTGAAGCTCATCCCGGTGGAAAAGGCACTATGACTGAATTAACCCACACTAAGACTGATGAAGCAAAAGTCGAGACAATATCTGAAATTCATGATGCCATGCGTGATGTTGCTGAATCTGGCCCACGCAATGTGCGTGAAGCAGCGATGAAATTACAGGAGCAGTTTGTCAAGGGAGCACTCAAAGTAGAAGATTTAGATAAACTAGTAGCAGAAGGCAAAGTAGATTCGGCGGCAGCATCATACTGGAAGAAATATTGGAGCCAAGGTCCAGACACGGGAAGTTTTGGTGCTGATCTAAGTAAAGATTTTGCTGGCAAGAAAAAAGAAGCTGAAGACAAAACGTATAAAGTAAAGCTACGTCGGGCTTATGATCTTGGTCTTATGGCTCAAGAAAAAGGTATGATAGAACCAAGTCGAGTTGCCCTAGATACATATGTCGATGAAATTATGAAGTTTGACAATGCGGCTTTTGAGTCGACTAAGCGCATTGTGGCTAGTATGAAATCTAACAAAAAGTCTGGTAAATTACCAGTAGTTGGCGCCGATGCAGCTACAAAAGCTATGGAAGTTACTGCAAGTGCAGATCCAGTGGTAGAACCAAATTTAGTTACGCAATTGAACGGACTAGGTTGGAAGTAATTGATATCTATTAACCTTATGTAGCAGAATTCATATAGGGAAGAATGCTTATGTCGCGTTCTTCCCTATCTCCTTACCTACAGGATTATAATTATGAGTATAAAAAACCTGTTGGCATGCTTGGAATTTCAAAATGAAATTAGCGAGTTAAAAAAGTTAGGTCTTACTGAAGAAGAAATAGTTGGATTTTTTGAGTTTAATTGGGATATTCATAAAAGTATATTTGACTATTTGATCGGAACAAACACAGATGCTCAAAACTAGAGATGAAATAATGTTTGAATTCGCGGCTAATATATTAGATATTATTAGCCCTCCACCTTTACCTGTCACTGAACAACTAAAGCCGTATCCTAGAACTGAACAATTAGAGGGTCTAGAAGAAGAAAAACCGGATATAGGGGGTGCTCCAGCTATACCAATTCCAATAGAACAACCTATTCCACAAATGATTGCTCCTGAATCTTATCAAAATGTTGAGGAATTAAAGAGTGATTTTGGAGTAGAACATGTCGAACAACCCTGGTTAGATCCTAATGCTGGCAGTCCTGAATGGGTGGCCAAGAATTATCCATATGCTTATTTAAAAGGACACGATCCATTTTTAGGCTATGCATCAGATCCAACTAATACCAAATTGACCAAAGAGCTTATTAATAAAATAGTAGAAGAAGAGCCTGAAAAATATTTTGAATGGGAAATGTATAGAAGGAAACCTGGAGATGACCCTGTATGGATGAAAAGAGCGGCTGAAAATTTGATTAATACTGATCCAGAGACAGCACTTATATTACATATTTTTGCTTTTTTCCATAGACCAGGAATGAAAGAGCTTTTGCCAAAATTATGGGAAAAATCTATAGACAATGAATTGAAGAAAACACCTGAAACTGATAAAAGTAATATATTTCCTGGCATTCTACATTATCGTATGAGGTCATTATTGAAGAAGATATCCGAAGAAATCCCCGAGTTTTATGATACTATAAAGGATTCTCCATATGCAGAAAGATTTAAAAAAGCAGAATCGAAACAAAGGTCAATAAGCACGAGAGAAACTGCTGACGGGCGTGGGTCTCTCGTTTGGTTGGCGAAACATTATCCTAAAACATATCTGCGTGGCAATGATATATGGAAGGATAAAAGAGTAAGAGATGGGCGCGATCCACGTGCTACAGAGATTGCTATGAACAATTTAATAGAATATAATCCTATTAAATATTTTGAATGGGGATTACGTCGGCCACATGATTTAAAGAAATGGATGGGCAAAGCAATTACAGAATCGATCAAACGTCATCCCCATGAAGTATTAATGTTTGATTTGTATAAACAAGGCCCGGAGATATACAGTATGTTGCCTGATTTATGGAACAATCTGATTAGATTTGAGAAAGAAAGAATTAAAAATATTCCTGAAACATATTTATTTAAAGATAGAATTTTTAACAAGATGCGTCGTTTGGCTGGCGAGATAGCCAGAACACATCCTGATTTTTATATAAATAATATTCCTAATATTTTCAAGACTAAACAGTTTAACGACTGGGCTACAAATGCTTTCAGAGAGAAGCATAAGTAAAAACAAGGAGATATAAAATGACACGAGCTGGAGACGAAATGATTTTAGAACTTGCATCCTTATTAAATACTGATATGGTTAAGAATGCAGCTAAAAAAGATGAAAATGATAAAGATGAAAATGATAAAGATGAAAAAGACGAGGAAGAAAAGAAAGATGAGGCAAAGGATAAGGAAAAAGAAAAAAATGATAAAAAAGCCAGCTTAATAAGTGTGGTTAATGATTTGGTGAAACTGGCTGGTGAACTTGATGACATGGGCGCTGAAGAAGCATCTAATTTAGTTGATGATGCATTAAAGACTATTGTTGATAGCTTTCAATCAGACAAGTCGTCCGAAGAGTAATAATAGATATTTTTTAATTAAAATAGTGAATGTAACATAAGTTGTTTTTTAGGGAAAATAAAATAACAACTCTGGCGTGTCCAGGAGGTGTGTCATACTTAGGTTAATACAGATTGGCAACACTTTGCCATTAAGTTTTCCAGTAAATCCTTCTTCTGAGTTTCAACCTGGGCAAGTTGCTCAGTTGAATGTCATTGGCAATGAAATAGTTTGTGGTGTTTCAGATGGAACAGCACCTATTGGAATTATCGATGATATTAATACATCTGCTTTTACTCGTCCTATGATAGATGAGGTTGTAGTAATACCAGCGGTTGGAACACATGATGGTTATGGTAGATATGTATCAGTGATTGATGTCATGAAAGATCTCAGAAAACCTAGCATTGTTAGAAGTAGTTTTACCTGCGACATTGAAGGTTTAATTTTGAATGATAATAATGGAATCCTAATTGCTCCAGCAGGTACGCCATTAAATTGGGATGCCGATGGAGACGGCGTACCAGATTCCATTCGTACAATAGTTAGTTACATATATCGTATAGCTAATATTCCGGGTGACAATACTACGATTGGTAGTGGTAGAATTACAGTTTGGTTTGGTCGTGGAATATTTGAGACAGATCAATATGATGCAAAGAAAAGATATGTAGTAAATGCTACGTTATTTTGTAATGGAGATGGACTTTTTACTACCGAGCAGCCAACACCAAGTCATCCTGGGATTGCTATGGTAACTGGTCCACCAAGCGGAATTAATACTACATTAGAATTAATTTGGTTTTAAATATGGTTTCGTTGTGTCTAGGATAAATTGTGCGCTATTCAAACAATCTAAAATTTAAGAAAAAGTTCTAAGGAGCAATAATGTTTACTCTTAATGACGAATACACACTAAAACTTGCTTGCGATATGATTCGCAATGAAAAAGATAGAATTGTATCTATGGGTCTTGCTACTAGTGGTGATTTAAGAAAATGGATAGACCCAATAATTCGACAAGCTAGCGATGAAACTTTATTAGTTGTGCTAAATGATTTATACAATAATCTTAAATCAATATGTCTGCGTGGAGATTTTGAAAGATTATCTAGTAAGAATAGTTTAATGGAAATCTTATTCGATGGTAATGATCCGGTTGGTATGGGACGTGGTGGGCCTCCTGGTAGTGGCCCTAATCCAGAATGCCCCTTGAAAAAAGACAAAGACAAGGATGAAAAAGATAGTGATAGAGAAGATGAAGATGAAAAAGATAGTGATAGAGAAGATAATGATGAAAATGAAGATGATGCTCAGACTTCGGAAGTAACTAGCGGGGCCGAGGAAGCTGTAGAAGAAGGCTTGGCTACACCAGAATCTGGGTTAGTTACGATATATTCAGCTCTCGAAGATATGGCTTATAAACATGGCACAATGGGTAATCATAAGACTGCCTATAAGATTGAACGTACTATAAGAAATATAAAACATATAGCTTCTTCTTTGAGCAATGAAGATATTAAGAAAATGATAAATGAGCTTAATAATATATCTGCCGGCTAAAGTGGAAATAATTTTTAAAATTTTATATATATTCTGGAGATAATAATGAAACATATCGGTTTTGATCAAAGCACAGTTCTAAATGAATATGCCCGTATTGCTGTTAATAATGGTCTAGTCAAACAAGCTCAGGAAGCCACTGAAGTAGTAGAACAATCTGAGAGTACTGAACCTGGGGTGGTAACTTTTGAGAAGGGAACTACAATTGCTATTCCAGAAGCTAAAAAAGCTTTTGACGCTTTTTTGAATGATTTGGGAAAAGAAAGAATATTAGTTGGTTTGTTTAATAGTTTAAAACAATGGAAAATACCTCCTAAAACTGATCCGGTTAAACTTGGGCAAATATTATTTAAAGAGTTTGGCTGGCAGCCAATGGTTCTTCAACTATTAAAAAAACATTTTCCACAATCTATTCAATCAGATAAGCAAGCTACCAATAAAAATGACAGTAAGAAAGTCGCTGAACAAAGTATATATAATGTATCTGGTGAGACTGGAGAACAACTTGTAGAAAAGGCCCATCCTGGCGGTGGCACAAAAACTGAATTAACACACAGTAAGACTGATGAAAATTTGGTCGAGACAATTGTCGAACAGCAAGATGCCGATGTTGGGGTAGCTAGAAGTGTTCCAAAAGGCACATATGCGGCTTTGGTTAATTTATACCTGAAACTTAACAAGATGGGGTATGGAAAACATCTTGGAGAATTGCGTAAGGCGATTAACAAAATTGCCACTAGGGAAGATTATGTGTTTTATACTCTTAATATGTTGGCCGATAAATTGGATAATATAGGACATTCAGAGGCAGCTAATAGAATTGATGAAATATTAAAAGTTGCAGTTACTACGACACAACAAAATGCTTTAAGAGATGTTGAAAAACAGATGGTTGATACTATGGTTGACACTATGGTATCCAGGCTTCCTGGTGGTGCTACGGCTGGTGGCCAACGTTCAATAATTCAAAACCAAAAAAACAGAAGTTTTCAGGAAGCTCGACATAATATTGAAAGACTTGTAAATTCACAACCCGAACTACGCAGTACATTTAACGAAGCACTTTCAGCTGTGTATCCATATATGAACCAGTATGTGGCTTTAAAACAACAGGTAGAATCTAAAGCTCCCGGGGTTTATGACATGAAGACTCCTATTGATGAAAAGGGTAAAGCAGGTGTTGGCGATATAAAAACAATGTCGTGGAAACAAAGGGTCTTAACAGATTGGCCAACTGCCAAGAAATTTGCTGATTGGTATATGAAGATGATGAAGGGGATTCTTGGGGATGAAAATTTTGTAAAAAGTGAACATCGCATTCCTATAAATAGAATTGAAGATGGTGTTACGCGTCCAATGCGAAGAGGAATACAAAGAGCCTTATCATATATTAAAGAAAATTATGGTAGTGGTGCCAAATTAAAGGAAGCTTATGACATCAAAATGGCCATTAAGTCTCCTAAAGAGATTAGGAAGCCAGGAGTTACTGAAAGAGTAGCTGCCGACGAGCGCACAAGACTTAAATTACAAGATCAAGTTTATAGTCATTTAGTAAGAATGGACTCTAGATGGGCAGATGAACCAGGTGTACAAAATCGTATACGTAAATTGGTAGAACAATCAGAAAGATATCACGATTTATCAAATCCAGATGGTTATAGTAATGCTTTAAGAATTATTTTAAACCAATTTTAATGGGCTAGATATGCACAAACTTAAAACTGAAACAGATCCATCTGATTGGTTCATAAAAGAAGGATGGACCTGGAGAGACATTATAACAGAACTTGGTATTGGTGCTGCAATAGATGCAGCTGTTGCAGCTGGAGCTGCTGGAGTTGCAGGTACAGCTAGTGGAGCCGGTGCAATGGCTGGTATAGGTGCAGCCGCTGGTCCGATTGGTTGGGCTATTTTAGGTGGTGCAGCTCTCACTATGGGAATATGGTATCTGACTAGACAAATGGATAATAATTTATCTGATCTTATAGATCGTCTAGAGGATTTGGATCCAAATAATATTGCTGCTCCAAAAGTACAGTCTTGGATACAACAGTTAAATTCTTACAAATCTGTACTAGAATTGCCACCTACTACCACTAATATACAAGAACGGGCTCGACAGAATATTCAAAAATATATGTCTATAAAACAAGTTTATGAATATCTAAAACAGATGTTGGTCGAATGGCCGGTGGTAAAAGAAAATTTGACAGATTGGGGATGGGATGATGCACAAGCTGAGCATGCATTACAACTTACTACTAAAACCATGGGACAATCAGTTGAACAAGCTAAAGTAAGAGCGCAACAGGCGGCCCAAGAAACAATTAAGGATTTACAAAGTCGAACAAAAATTGATTATCAAAAGTTGGCTAAAGATGTTGATCGATTATATACAAGGTTAACAGAAATGTCAGGTGGTAAGCCTCCCACGTTTGATACAGATGCTGAACGAGCTTCTTGGAATGTAGTACAACGTCTTTTAGGAAAGTCAGAAGGTTATGCACCATTGACCCAACAAGAAATAATATCTGTTACAAAGCCTATGCAAGACCTTAAGCTATTAATGGAACATGGTATAGAAATGATTACAGCCAAGGCTAGTGTGCATAAAGCAATATCTAAAAGAGCTTTGACACTTGGCGATGGTAGAAAAGTTCTTCCTAGAGATAGATCCCAAAGTCCAGAAAAACAAAGAACTGTACCAAGTAAAAGTAGGTCGAGAGGTGATCCTTTTATTCGTGGTTTGCAATTGGTCGTGAATCAGATTAACACGGCATTAAATTCTGGTGCTGGTGTCGTTAGAGAAGATGGAATATATGGGCCTGTCACAGCTGATGCTCTAGTAGGAGCCATATCTTCTGATTGGAGAATCCAACAAGAAGTTGCTGAGAGATCTAAAGTCGGGTTTGACGCATTACAAAATATTAAAATGATGCGCGACAGACCTCAATTGCTTAGAAGTGTGTATCGTGTGATTGCTCCTATAGCAAGAAACTTAAGTAAACAAGGTATAGAAACCGGCATGGCTGGCCTCGGTCCTGTTAGACCAGTTTCACAAAGACAAGTTATGCCGGAAAAACCCCGCGGATATAAAGATAGGCCGATTCAAGACGAAGAATTATTGACCTATAGGATGTTACATGACTGGTAATGCTATTTCAAAACGGGCATGGGAGTTATCTGATCTAGGTGAAACCATAAAATCTGTATGGCGCCAAAACGAAGGATTCTGTGAAAATTTCTTCCGTATCATAACATATTTGATTCCTTTTGTCCCAGGTCTTGGATGGGGTGTGTTTATATTAGAGAAAATTGCTACTTTTTTCGGATACGGTCTTTCGGATTTAGGAAAAGCAATAGATAACGCTATGGGATGGGCTCCAAACACAAATCTACAGATACAAGAAAATGATTTATTAGAGGGTATCGGCGGATTTCTTAAAAATCTTTTGAAACCATCAGTAGGTGCTACAGAAAATGATATTATTAAACTAGCATGGTTTGGTGGATTATTAAAACTTATTGGAGCAATACCAAAGTTAATACAAATTCTGTGGAAAGCAGTCAAATTCCTATTATTGGCTGTTGGACTTACAAAAATTGGAGATATTTATGCGCAAACGTCTGGGACAACCAAATTGCCTGGTCAGTTATATCTAGAAGATACTAACAATCATGAAATTCCAGAAAGCAAAGATTTTACTGATGAAAATTTAGAAGGACTTATGAGTTTTGTAGCTGATCCGTCTCAATTAATGCAACCATTTACCAGATTAATGTAGATGGAGACTATATATGGGAATAATATATGTAGTCAGGAATGAAATTTATAATAAAAAATATATAGGGCAAACTATACAGTCTTTAAGTAAAAAATTGTGAGTTGGCCATAAATTTAACGCGAAACATTGGAAAATTACAAAACCAAGTGGAAAAGTTGAGATAATTAAAAACTTGTCCAAATATTGCAGAGAAAACAATTTAGATCCGGGACATATGATAAAAGTTGCAAATGGCCAATACACCAATCATAAACAATATAAAGCAGAAAGGTTCGACAATAGGAGAGTATAATGAATAATTCCATAGTATTGGAAGAGTTTTTGAAAATTGCTGAAGAGAAGGATTTGTTTGGAATCAAGAAGACTGCTACACCTTCACCTAACCCACATCAAGAAGACAAAAGGGTTATTGAAGAAAAAAGACAGAAATCTCCAGAAAAAAATATTATAGAACAAGCACATCCAGAATCAGTATATGTAGCTGAGGCACGTGGAGATGGCGGGCTTGTAGAAAATCAAATTGAACAACAGAATAAATTGATTGAAATGCTTAATAAGATGCCCACCGGCTCTCTTGTTGGTAGATACGCACACGCTATTAATGAACTTGTTAAAGTGGCTGATAGATTGGACGATATAGGAGAATCTAACCTTTCTGACGTAGTTTATGATAAGGCAATAGTATTGTTTGAAAAGATTGATGATCTCCCTTTCGAGAAGGCACCAGGCAAATAAGTTCCAGGGTAAGCCCGCTATATAAACAAGCAGGAATTTTAAGTGCACTAGGGAAAGGTGTAATTACCCTCGTATCTAAGATTAGCGGTAAATTGGGACGTGAAACAGCCGAACAGGCTGCAAAAGCTGTTGCATCTAGCAGTGATAATGTATTTTCTGGGTTAAGGCATTTATGGAAAGGAGCTGACGAGGCTGTAGAACAAAGTATAAAAGGTGTCGAAAAATCTGGAAGAGAATTGATAGAAAGCACATTACATAAAGATTTTGCTGGCGATTTTGCCAGAAGAGTGCGTGAAACAACAAACAAAATACATCAAAGTTTATCTGGTGCAGAAGCGCAAGCTAATTCAGTGATACAATCGGGAGGGCCCATTAAAAGAGTAGGAGATCTACTAGAAAATAGCCCAGATGAATTTATACAGCGTGCTGTAGGTGATAATTTAGGAGTTATTATAGTTCCAGAGTCTATAAAAAGTAGTGGGCCAGAAGCTATAAAAAATTATGTTCGTAATACGATACGTGACCCATTGTCAAGAGTGCAACAAGCAGAAGCTCAACTGCATTATATAAACCGAGCTAAGGATGTTATGCGTGAACCAAATGGGTTACAAAATTTAAAAAATCTTCTAGATGTGGAACGTAAAGAAGCTGGTGGGTTTTTTGGTAGTGGACTTGAGAGAAATGTACCAGAACTTAGAAATTTAATCGACGATGTTAATGAGGTATATAGTTTAAACAGGTCTGGCGTTAATGATAGAAAATTTATCCAGGAAGCTATTAGTTTAGCATCAGATCCAAGTAATTCTGAAACTTTTAAGTTATTTATGGCCAATCCAAGCAATGCATCTAGGTGGGCAAAGATGAAGATGTCTCCTGGTTTTGTTGGCGATATGATAAAACGAATGGATCCTAGAATATCTTTAAAAAGAAAATTAATTGGGATTACTCCAAAAGAAACAGTAAAACGCTTGGGTCTTGGACTAGCTACCCTTGGAGCTGGTTATGGCGCAATTAAAGTATACAATTGGTTTGGGAATAACGACCCAAAACGAGTAGAATCGGCTGGAACTTCTATTCAATCATCATTATCTAGTGTTGGTTCGAAAGGAATAGGACAATCAATAACACAGGATGTACAAAATTCTATTTCTAAAATTACACATCTTGCTAATAATGTTAATAGTGGCCTAGGAGAAGATAATGCTCCTGAGTCAATCAGATCATACATATCTGGCATATCCACGGAAATTAGCAAAATTACCAATAATCTTGAGAAATGGGACTTAGTGGTTAATTCTGCCACTGATAAATCAGTGGCACTTGCTCTAGGAAATAACTTAGTCGAGTTTGTTAAAGATATATCAGGACAAATTGGAAAATTAAGTTCGCAAATTGGAGTGTCGGTTGAAGAAACTGGAAAAGCAGGCATTACCGACACTAACATATTGAAAATACAAGAGTTTTTAGGACTGCATCCTAGTGGAAAATTAGACAGAGATACAGCTGAAAGATTACGAGATTTAGAAAATGAATTTAATAGGAAAGCAGGAACAGATAGATTTTCTGGTATTTTCGTGGTGCCAGAAATAGGACATGTAATAGATTATAATAATTTAATACAAGCTTACCAAAGAATACAAAAATATTAAAAATCTACTAATATTTTTGTATTAATATAAGTGGTTATTCTCTGATGACCAACTTTTGTTTTTCTAAGAGAATTTTCCCAAAAAAATAAGTTGGGAGGTCATTAAAAAATGGCATTATTTTTACTACAACCTGGACTTCATCCATTAGGTGATTTCGATCTTTTGGACACTGATCAATCTAGTGTACTTGGTGGAGAAGTCATGGTACTTGACGAAGCATCTAGAACTATTACTTCAACTGAGAAAGCAGCTTATGACGTACTTGATGGATATATTGCAGATGAAGTTACTGAAGCAACAACTCGCGTAGTTGCTCGCATTGCTGATGAAGCAAGCGAAACTTACGATGTTTTCTATCTATCTGACGAAGGAACGACTCATTATGGCGTTACGTTTGGATCAGTAGTTGGTGGACCCGTTGGTCTGTCCACTACTAGTACTAATCTTGGCCCACACACTACTACTGGTTCTGGCAAGGTTACGCTATGGGATAAAGGTGGGCTTTATGCTGTGTCACTAGACGCAGTTTCAAGTGACGTTGTTCCTACTACATCTGGTAATCTATATGACACACCTCTACCAGGTACGGTATTGTATCGTGAGACGCTAACTGGTAAGTTGTGTCGAGCAACCGGTACTAGTGACAAGATCGCTGCATTTGTTGAGCTAACCAATAATGGCTCTATGGTAAATACGCCTGCAAGACTTGTTGGTGCTAGCGAAACTTTTGATCGTATTAAGATTCAGTATTTTGGCGCACATCACAACGCATAATATTTAGCTGACAATGATCATAGGGGCTGGGTTTTCCTAGCCCCTAGGGTTTAAAATGAAACACAGGTACAATGTAAGTAGGCAAGAATTGGTGGATTTATACAAGACACTAAGTCTTAGTGGTATAGCAAAACATTACGGCGTTACCAAAACAACAATAAGTAGATGGTTTGTTAAACATAATATATCAAGAATTGCTCCAGGCTATACAAAATTATGTTTAGAAAGATTTAAAACTTGTTTCACTAACGATATTAAAAAGTTTATTGTAGGCTCATTGCTTGGAGACGGGCATATATCATTAAATAATAGTAATAAAGCAGCAAGATTTGAAGTTAGACATAGTACAAAACAATTTGAATATGTTAAGTGGAAAAGAGAAATATTGTCTGGTTATGTTGGTGATATAACATTTAATAAAGCCGTCTTAGAAAATAAAACACATTTTACATGTGGTTTTAAATCTTATTCTCATCCAGAATTCATGCATTTTAGAAATTTATTTTATAAAGATAATATAAAATACATAAATCCAGAGATAGAGAAATATTTAGATGATTTTTCTATGGCTATATGGTTGATGGATGACGGTACATTTAAAAAGGCAGCCAACAAAATAATATTATGTACTAATTGTTTTTCTTTAGAAGATCATGAAATTTTAAGATCTATGATAAAAGCGAAACTTGGAATTAATACAAAAATATCTAGAATAAAAGATAGCCGATATAATTTATATTTTAATGTAAAAGAATCAAAAGAAATATCAGAAATAGTAATGCCTTATATTATAGAAAGCATGAGATATAAATTGTCTGTTTTAAATTAATTGTAACCAAGAGTTATATGGAAAAAATTAATAAAGAATTTATACAAAAGCTATATGTTGACCAATTGAAAAGTACATATGAAATAGCTAAAGAAATGGGCGTTCATAGAAGTACGGTGTGTAAGGCACTCAAGAAATTTGATATAAAAACCAGATTTCAGAAAAAAAGAGATATAGTTGAAAACAGACAATTAAATGATTATCAAAGAAATTTTTTAATCGGGTCTTTACTTGGCGACGGGCACATAACAAAATGTAATAATAGAACTTCTAGTTATAAGACAAGTCATTCTATAAAGCAGAAAGATTATATACATTGGATTAAAGATATATTTGATGATTTGGGATCTAATATTAGCAAACAAGTCGCTTATAATAAAAAATATGACAAAAGTTATGTATTTTATAATTTTAGCACCTTATCTGTTCCTGAATTAAACTATTTTAGAAAAACTTTTTATAATGCTAGCGGAAAGAAAATTGTGCCAGATTCTATAGACCATATATTTACAGAAAAAATATCGTTAGCTGTTTGGTTCATGGAGGATGGAACATATTCTTTAAGAAATAAAAGCACCTACATGTGTACAGATTGTTTTACACGAGATGAACATGTTAAATTAATGAAGATGCTTAAGAATAATTTTAGTTTAAATGCTAATATAGTATCATATAAAAATACTCATAGACTTTGGTTGAGTTCTAAGGAAACCAAAAAGATGCAAGATATAATAAGATTCTATGTTATAGAAAGCATGAGATACAAATTGTGTAACGATTTTCAAATTCGTGAACCTGTCGGTAATACCGACTTTGAAAAGATTAATGCTGTATAAATTATAGCAAAAAAATAATATCAGGAGGACATAAAATCATGTCATTGTTTAATACCCATGGTGAGCTGAATGCTGCTAGCGATCGCGATGCATTAGCACAAATCGTAAAGTATGCTAGTATTATTCAGAATAACCAATCGGCCAGTCAGGGTCTTGCTGGCCAGCCTTCTTTTACAGAAGAGCAAAAAGATGAGCTAATTCGTAGGGCTCTAATGACCACGGAAGGTAAGGTTGCATTAGGCCAAGCTATGGCTAATCCAATTCGTAGAAACTTAGATTATCAAGGCGTTGGACGTAGAGTTCTAGTTGTGGATCCGTTAACGGTAGCGGCCTAAAATAGCAATATTTTAGGAAAAATTTGGCTGTATGCTGGGAAGTCTGGAAGATCGAAATACTTAGGAAAATACAGATTACTCACAGAAGATAATCTAAAACAGTACCTAAGTTAAAACTTTTGATACGCAGACAATCAGCAGGGAAGGTAGAATGAAGAGACCAAGCAGAAACGAGTTGATAAAACTTTATGTTGATAGAAGACTTACAACTTACGAAATAGCAGAGATATATCAGGTTAGTCGAAAGACTATTAATCGATGGTTCTATATTCTAAATATTGATGCTAATCCGAAACAAAGAAAATATGAACTAATTAAGAAAGTCCCACTTACAAAAGAGCAAAAAGAGATGGTTGTTGGAACTCTTCTTGGCGATGGATTTGTTGGTGAACATGGAAGAAAGAACAAAAGTTGTAGGCTTCAAATAGGACATTGCGAAAAACAAAAATCATTGGTGTTACACAAGAAGGCAATTCTTGGGAATTTAGTTAATTCTATAAACAAGAAGGAAGATAAAAGAAAAAATTCTGTAATGTATTCTTTTGTCACAGTAGTACATAATGATTTCAGATTCTTTAGACACTTGTTTTATGAAAATAACAAAAAAGTAATTCGTCAAGAGCTATCCAATTATGTAACTGAAAGATCTTTAGCATATTGGATAATGGATGACGGAACACTAAACAATAGGTGTAACATAAGGCTTTCGACTGATAGTTTCTCGTACAAAGAACAGTTGATTTTACAGAGTATGCTGAAATCAAAATTTAATGTGAGATCTAAAATTGCAAAATATAATAGAAACCAGAAAGAATACTATTATATATCAATCAACAAGAGAAACTCACAATTGTTATCTAACTTGGTTAGGCAATATATACTGAAAGATTTTATGTATAAAATTTTGCCGTCCCTCAACGACTAAATGCTAAACCCTCAAAAAGAGGTGATGATATAGTCTGAACTACATAGAGATATGTAGAGCCGAACAGAGATGATTCGGCCCATCTTAACGATGAGTAACAAATTGTACCACAAGGTGCTTTACCTGTCTACGATAGAGATATCGATGTGGCAGCCGTTGTTATTTCTAGTAACGGTTCTGCTCCTGAATCACGTGCATTTTCAGATCGTGTAAGTGTTCCAGAATTCGAGGTTGTTTCTAACCCGACCGTTCGTATTGCTGAAGTTAAAAGGCGTCGATTTAATGTAATTGACCGTGCTCAGCAAAAAGCCCGTTAATTTCCGGCGGGCTCTAAACTTGGCTATATGCTGGAAACCCCGAATGTTAATTATACTTAGTCATAAATAATTTATATTGAAATATAATTTACAATCAAACTAAGTTAAAAATAATTAAATGATACGGGCAATCAGCAGAAAAGGAGTAATCCAAAGTGCCTACAAAAGAAAATCTGTGTGATTTGTACAATAATCAGATGAAAACAATGCAACAAATTGGTGATTATTATGGAGTGAGCGTTAAAACTGTTAGAAAGTGGTTCAAAAAATTTGGTATAGAATCAAGAGGATATGTGTGCAAAAGGAAAATACCTTGTAAGAGCGAATTGATACATGCATATGAAACTACACACAAAGGAATAAAGGTTTTAGCAGAATATTATGGAGTCGGAGAAAGAACAATTTATAGATGGTTTAGAGAATATGGAATAAAACCGATAAGAAGTGTAGAAAGAAAATATTATCATTTACGCAAAATTCCATTCACACGAAAACAGAAAGAGTTTATAATTGGTTCTTTGCTTGGTGATGGACATATAGATAATGGTAAGACAAAAAGATTTGTTGTTAATCATTGTAAAAAACAATTACCATACTTGCATTATAAAAAACAGGTGCTTAATAATTTTGTGAACAAGATACGACAGAATGTACAACAGAATTCAAGGAATTCTGTCACATACAATTTAACTACTATCTGTCATCATGAATTAAATTATTTACATAAATTATTTTATGATAATACAAAAAAGGTTATAAAAAAGAATATATCAAATATGCTTTCGGCCTATGCGATGGCAATTTGGTATATGGATGATGGACATACCAGAAAGTATGATATGAAATTATCTACAGAGGGATTCACAAAAGAAGAAAACTATAGGTTACAAAACGCCATATATGTAAATTTTAATATAAGTTCTAAAGTATGTGAATATAATAATAGGAATAAAAAATATTATTATTTATCATTTAATAAAAAAAATGGCATTAAGCTTACAAAACTTATAAAACCATATGTTATAGATTGTATGAAATATAAATTACTCCAATTCTCAACGACTGATATGCCAAGCTCTTCTAAAGAAGATGATGATACAGTCTGAACTATACCGAAAGGTGTAGAACCAAACAGAAATGATTTGGTAAGTTTATAAAAACTATTAACAAATTGCAAGAAATTCAAGCACAAGAAGATGCTAACATTTTCTCAGCTTTGGATTATGCTGGTGACTCAAATCTTGGTGGCGAAAATACCGCTCAGGATATTGCTGATGCTGGGTTACTAAAGCGTGATCTTTCAGAAATCAAAGTTCAGGTAGATCGATGGGACCTTGTTACAACCAAGTTCCTAATGAATATTGTTGAATTTAATGATATTCTAAACTGGGGTTCCGGTGGTGGACAGTCTGCAGGAACTGGCGGTGAGCTAGATATGGTCACTCAGCGCGAAATTCTTCAGACTGGTCTTTTCGCACATCTATGGGGTGCCGACCTTATCGTTAGTAAGGTTGTTCCAACTGGTACTGTTTTCGGTGTAGCTGATCCAGAATTTGTTGGTGTAATGCCAGTTCGTCAAGACATCGAAGTTCTACCAGCCGACGAGCCGAAGCAGCTGAAATTAGGCTGGGTAGTCAACGAGATCATTGGTATCGGGATTGTAAATCCACGCGGTGTATCAGTTGGTCGTAAAGATGTAGCCGTTGGTTAAGAACTAAAAGTTAAGTAAAATTGATTACTTAGAATAAATTGAGGGCCCAAAAAGGGCCCTCTTTTTTTGGATATTTCACACACTTCTACTAATTTATTTTGTGTATTTTTGTGTATTATAGTGATAACCCGTCCAGCTAGAAAGAGACTGGCCGGCTTGATATAGAGAGGATAGTATGACAAAAAGTTTTAATCCAAAAACCATTACTGATAAACAATTAATAGATGCTTTAAAAAAGCTCGCAACTAAATTAAATAGAACACCCAGTAGTTCTGATATGAAAAAATATGGGTGTTTTTTAACGAAAAGGGTACACTTGTATAGAAAAAGATTTGGTAAGCTAAAAAATGCACAAACAAAGGCCGAACTAGATGCCAATAAATCTGGATCCGATATGAAATATTCTAAACAAGAATTGTTAGATGAATTATTAAGAGTATACAAAGATATAGGGCATGTTCCTTCACAGACAGAAATTAGTAAACATGGTAAGTATCCTATTGGAGCTTATAAAAGAGCCTTTGGAAAATTTAGTATTGCTGTTGGTTCGTGTAATTTGGATAATACATATAATTTAAATATGCTCTATATTAAAGAAGAAATAATAAAAGATATAATAAGGGTTAGTAAAATACTTGGTAAAATTCCTACTATTTCAGATTTTGCTGAATATTCTACTACTTGCTCTTGGGTCACAGCATGTCACAAAATATCTAATAGTGATAGTTGGAATAAAACGCTAGAAATTTGCGGACTTGAACCACAAACACTTAAAAATATACCAAAAGAAGATCTTAAAAATGAAATTATACGCCTTAGAGATGAATTAGGCCATGTTCCTAATTATAAAGATATGGCAGATTATGGAAAATTTTCTGCAGAAACTTATGCTGGCAGATTTGGGACTTATTTAAAAGCTTTAAAATTTCTAGGATTTAATTATACAGCACAAAATCAGTGGAGAAATAGCGTTTCGGTTGTAGGAAATGATGGAAATATTTATAGGTCTAAATTTGAAGCCAATGTTGCAAACTGTCTTCTAGAATTTAAAAATAAATATATAATAGATGATTATAAATATGAGGTTCCTATATGTGAAAATAGAAACTGGTCTTGTGATTTTTTGGTTCGTACAGGCAAACATAAAATTTGGATTGAAGCAGGTGGAATGGGTAAAAATCGTACTAACTCTTATTCTGATGATAACGAGAAAATAGAATATTACAAAAACAACAATTTTAATATAAAAATAGTCAAATTTGATAGAAATATTAAAAAATCTGTTCATGATATTATTATATATAAACCTAAACATTTTCATGATGTGGTAGTATGGAATGGACAAAAATTAACCAGTGAATTTATACGCAAGACCAATAATACAACAAGAAATAAAATAAAACATTATTTATTAGAATTATTTTCTAATTATGATTTTTCTAATATAGTATTGGAAACAGAAATAATCAAAAAAGATTTGAAAGCCTTATTGAACGCTTCCTGTTTAGATCTAGCTAATAAACAATTATCAAACAATAATAACGCTGGTGCTAAATTATGTAAAAGCTATTTTGCTAACATTTTAAAACTATCTACTAAGAAAAAACCATCCGTTTATAACTGTATAACTAACAAAAACAGCTTAGAACAAATAATAACAAATAGGATTAGCGGAATAAAAAACAAAAATGGTGTTGAATATTTTAATATACATCCAGCCATGATAGCACAAGGAGCAAAATCATCTGGGTTGGCTGCAACTGGATCTGTTTTTAAAGCATCTGTTGCCAAAGAAATTTATTCCCATTGGGTCAAAGACGGTGATATTGTTTATGACTATAGTGCTGGATATGGTGGTAGACTATTAGGATTTTATGCAAGCGGAGTAAAAGCTAAATATATAGGAACTGACCCAAATACTGAAACTTATAAATGTTTAATTAAAATGTGCGATGATTTTAATATTAATGCTGATATATATAATGTTCCATCGGAAAATTTTATACCAGATTGCGATATAAATTTTGCATTCAGTAGTCCTCCATATTATGATCATGAAATTTATACTGACGAAGATACCCAAAGTTATAACAAATTCCCCGATTATGAAGATTGGCTTAACAATTATTGGAGAATTACTGTAAAATACATAAAGAGATCATTAGCAAAGAATGGCGTTTTTGCTGTTAATGCTGGAAACTTTGCTAATAAAAAAATGACGAAAATACACAATGATATAAATAATATAGTAAAAGAAGAGGGATTCCGTTTGGTAGATTCGTGGAACTTGGTAACTAGAAAATCACATTTTACAAAAAATAAGACACCTAAATTAGAACCAATTAATTTTTACAAAATAATATAATGAAAAATCAACAGATGACACCTAAATATCAACTTAAAAAAGCTTATGGTCTCGAATGTATGTCCTTTGATGCTTCTAAAAAAGTCATAGAATGCGAATACATAGGTAATAGACCAGATTTTGATGATAATATTAAAATGATTGATTTAGATTGGATATTAAAAGCACTTAGTATGCAACAAGGATCTGTTTACTTCAAAGATGCCAGTAAATTATGTATTGGTATCGATGAATTAAAAAGACATTATTTAATAATAAAGTTGGCTGGACTGTGAATTCGAATAAAGTTATAGAAGAAATGGCTAAGCTTATAGCAGATCGTGGTTTACACAGGCTCATACCGCGTCTAAAAGATGAACTAAAAAGAGTGTATGGCGTTGATGGTATGTATTTTTGGAAGGATAGTACTGGACGAATTTATTGTGACGAAAAAGGCCCCGGCCAATTAGGTAAATTAAATAATATTTTTAGAATTCATAGACGTTTATTAAATCTCGACGAACTTGCTGAATATTTATATGGATTATCAACAGGAACTTGTAGAATTATTTATAATAATAAAAGTATGGACAATTTGGATGAAATAAAAGAATTTGTGTTAATTAAAAAATTATCAGGAATAAAATGAAGCGTTGGGATATAATCAAAGAATTACCAAATGTAAATTTTTTTGAAGTCGGTATTAATGGCAAAGCTGAAATCTTTATAACATTAGATAATTCAGTTGGTTTTTATAGTATTCAATCATTTTGCCCAGCTAATGATATGATGTTAATTGATTATATAGACCACTTGTATCGTGGAAAATTTTCTGATGAGTGTGATATATATAGGACATTTTTGAAACAAGGAGTATGTTTTGCAGAAACTGGTAAAAGATATAAAATTACAGATTATGAAGATCTTAAAAAGGACTATTTTATTGCCGATATAGCCGGACTTTCAACAAGAATAGTGTAAAGAAATGAAAGTTAAAGATAAATATGGTATTTATTTTTTACATTTTTACAAGTTGTTTGGACTTTATGACAAAGATCTATATGTATGTTGCATTTGTAATTGTGATCATCAAGATATATTTAAATCAAAAGATGGTCAAATGATTTGGCGTAGTTTTGTACTTGATGGGACCGAGTTAGAAATGGTTATAGAAGAACTTGATGAAAAGCCGGCAGGTAAGAAAATATATTTTATAGATACAGGTAAATTTTATGGAAATCTTGATAATCTAAAACATGATGCATTATCTTATTATTTATCTGGGTTAGGGGAATATAATGGATAGTTTAGAAGACATTAGAAATGGTATAGCAAATGGTAATTTTACGATCGATGAAGTCAACGAAGCAGTATGTGATGGTATAAAAAGACATTATGGAGTAGAAAATTTGTATTTTACATACAAATATCTTGGATTTGATGGATATGGATCTTTATCCGGATTTAATGATTTATTATGCAGTTTAGTGTGCAGTACAACAAAGAATATTACTGATAACAATCTAAATTCGCATAATTTAAACATGGTTCTTAAAAATTTGTCTAAAGGTAAAGAAAAAATATATTTTTCAGATTTAGGGAAAAACTATAATAATTTGAATGATTTAAGGCATGACCTATTAGTAATAAATTTATCTGGTATTTAAATTTTATGAAATATAAAAATAAACTTATAAAAAAGATTAAAAAGAAATACGGCCTAGGAAAATTATATTTTTTTCAAGGATTTAAAATAGTTAGAGACAAAAATAGTTGTTTGTGTGATAATTATGTGCCAATAGTTATTGCTTCATTGAAACATAAACCTGCTAATATATGCAAACAGCGCGACGATATAATAATTAATAGCAAACTTAATCATATAGAATTAACTTATTTTTTAAATAGGTTATCTAACCAAGATCGCTATCATTCGCATCGGTCAAATTATTCTTATACTGGCATACCTACGGCAAGAACAGTTTTATTAGAGCCCACCAATACAGAGCATGGAGATATTTCATCTCTAAGAACTTCTTATTTAATTTCTTATTTAGCTGCAATCTAAGCTAAAAATCACCAATATAGTTCCCTAAAATATGGTCATTTGTGACCAATAAGTTCTTGGGTAGAGGAGACTATAGGCTTCCTCCTTGAAACATTCCAATAAAAGCCTTTTCTATTTTTGTGTTCCAATCGTTGCTTCTGGCTAATAGCCATCAACGGCGTAGCGATATTACAGGCAGCGTTATAATCCGAATCGCACTTCGGCATTAGTGTACCTTAAAATGGAGGGATCATTTGTGCGTAAAAAGCGTGCCAAAATAATAAGCAAATTTAGCGGTAGTGCTGATTATATAATTTCTGGTCAGTCGGATATTCAACGATCAAAAGCGCTATTTCAATCCTTTTAGAGCTAGCATCGGAGGATGAAAGGATGCTACCTGTCGAAATATCTAAGAATTCTATTAATATTTTGATTTAAGATGTAGGGATTGGTCTATTTTTCTAATAAAGAGGAAAATCATGAAGAAATGTAGTAAATGCGGAGAATTAAAAGATTTTTCTAGATTTTATCGACGAAAAGACAGTCCGAGTGGTCTTAGAAATCAATGTAAAAATTGCCATCGCGATTATATTAAAAAATGGAAAAAAGAAGGCCCAAACAAAATAGAATATCAAGACTCAGATGATAAAAAACAATGTCGCAGATGTATGAAAATTTTGGATGTTGATAATTTTGGTAGATGTAAAAATACTAAAGATGGGTTAAAGAGCCGTTGTAAGTATTGCAGACGCAAAGAAAGTGCTGAATGGCACACTAAGAATAAGGACCGCTGTAAAAAATATAGGGAAAACAACAAAGAATCTATAAAAAATGGTAGTAAAAAATATCGAGAGAAAAATAAGGCAAGATTGACCATAAAACAAAAAGAGTATGTCGAGAAAAACAAAGAAGCATGTGCTAAAAGAAAAAAGAATTGGTATGAAAGAAATAAGGAACGCATATTATCTGAAAAAAGACAACGGTATAAAGAAAATAGAGACGAAATAATAGCACGTGAGCAACGGTATATAAAAAACAGTATAACAGCACAAATCAGGAAAAAACTTAGAACTAGGTTCTATCAAGCAGTTAAAAAAGGATATCGTGCTGGTTCAGCCGTTGCAGATCTTGGATGTTCTATAAAAGAATTAAAATTATATCTTGAAAAGAAATTCGAGATTGGCATGACCTGGGATAATTATGGAAGGTGGCATATAGATCATATTATTCCACTATCTAGTTTTGACTTAACTAATAGAGAGCATGTTAAGAAAGTCTGTAATTACACAAACCTTCAGCCATTGTGGGCCGAAGATAACTTAAAAAAGTGGGCAAAATGCCCGAGAGAAGGAGATAAGAAATGACAGAATTAAGCAATGATTTAACTGGGCTTGTAGCTTGGTTTGATCACCGTAGAGGTTATGGATATGTAGTAAGAGATAATGGTGAAAAAGATTTGTTTGTACATTGGACAAATATTGATATGCCTGGCTTTAAAACATTAAAACCAGGGCAACCAGTATCTTTCGAATTAGGAGAAAACCATAAGGGGCCACAAGCCGTCAATGTGAAAGTTTTAGGTGAAGTATTAGAAAGTAAGGAGTAAGATATGATAGACAATAAAGAATTATGGTTGCGCAATCCAGGTACTTCGGATGTTAGTTTGAGTGATTTGGGTGTTAAAGTTCGAGCCGGAAAAACTGTTAATGTGTATAAGGTTAATCCATATATAACTGTTGCACAAGTCAATCTGTCTATAAAAAATGGATCTTTGCGTAGACGACTTGATTCTAACACATTACATGTTGTGCGTAAACAAGTTAATCCTGTTCCGCCAGATTTGAATCGTATTAAACAAAGTGATGGTACTGTTCATGCAAAAAAAACTAAGACCTCTGTGGTAATCGAGACAAATTTTGATGGTGGGAATGAAGATGATGTTTTTGATTTTGCTGATTATGGTATAGGTGATCTTAATCCGGTTATACATGAAAAACAAGAAAACGGTTCCGTAGTGACAAACACAAAATCGGAAAAAGAAGAAAAATTAAAAGATGATGCTGTTTTAAAACCAGAGATCGAATATGGAACATCTCAACAGTCACAGGTAGTAATGAAAGTCACGCGTGAAGCAATGGTAAATCCTATTGGGCCTATTGCAAAATCTTCAGTAGTAACTGCAGAAAAGCCGTTTACAGTGATCGACCCCGATATTGCGGATAATAAAAATCATCAAGAAGTACAGGAAGAAATAAAATCTGTTGATGAAGTTGCAGTTAAGACGCAAGATGGTTCAGTGATTATGGAAATTAGAGAGGAAGATAAACCAAAAGAAAATAAAAATGTTGTTATAAAAAGACCAAAATCTAGCAAAGAAAAATAAATTCTAGCTGGAGGCACATTGTATGGCCATCGGAATTCGTGGTAGAGATGTAGATCTTTACGTGAGATTTGTAGATTCAGTTGGTAACCCAGTTAATGCTGATGATACACCTCAGGTGGAGATTTACGATTCTACTGAAACAATACAAAGAAGGTTGTCTAATATTGGCGTTGGTTTGATTTCAGATAACCAAGATGGATTATATTATTTAAATTATGATATTCCAGAGAATGCGCCGGATGGATATTGGTATCACAGGTGGGTCGCTGAGATTGGTGGTACTGAGGTAGAGAATACTTTCGAATTTATGGTTATATCTTCTGGTGATGTTATAGAAAGTGATTTACCAATTTTTTCACCTGGAGATCCGGTGCCATGGAATTTTACTAAAGAAGAAGTTTATGGGATTAATATACTTTTGAAAATGGTAAAATGTAGAGTCAAAAATGATGGAACCCGAAAAGTAAGAGACGGTAATGAATATGTTGATGTACCCTGTTCTATATTTACGGACACTGAACTTATTTGTTTTTTAGTAAATAGTCTATCGAGTTTCAACCAATATCCTCATTTTAGTCAATTTAAATTTTCTGATCCACAAATATACGAAATATTTGCTGAAGTAGTTGTACAAGGTGCTGTTTTGTTGGCCCTTGCCGCTCAGGCGCTTATTGAAAAAGGTCGGGAGTTTAATATAACAGACAATGGCGTAACCTATCAGCCGCCAGCTGTGTCTGAAATATTAAATACGCAATATAGTACACAACTGCAGGATTATAAAGAAAAATTGAAAATGATAAAATGTTCACTTAAACCAAACCCTCTTGGTCTCGGCACATTTCGCGTTACAGCAATAAGTCCAGCATATTTGCGCCTCCGACATTTGAGAGAACGTCGGATAATATGATAATATTAGGATGTGGCTGTTAATGAAACGTAAATGGTCTGAAGACGAAACCAAGTATATGAAAAGCCATTTTGCTTCAGTTATGCCATTAGAAGCAGAAAAAATGTTAGGAAGAAAGTGGAGTGCAATATATCAATATGGTAATAAAGTATTAAAAATACGGAGAGATGAAAGCATAATAAGTTATTTACATAAGAAATCTAATACAGGGAAAACAAAAAAATATAATATTAACTCTAAATATTTTTCCGCTGTGACCAGAGAAAATGCATATATACTGGGACTTTTGTTAACTGATGGATGTATATCAAAACGTAAGAATAGGGATTATTATATATTATCATTGGGACTTAAACATGATGATAAATATATACTTGAAAAAATAAATGACAAGATGAACAGTAATTATATAATATATGAGAATAAAAATATGTCACGTTTGGTTATTAGAAATCAAGAAATATGTAAAGATTTAATGAACTTGAATATGACTTTAAGAAAGACTAAAACACTTAGGTGCCCAAAGATTCCAGATAACTGTATTGGTGATTTTCTTCGAGGGGTTATAGATGGCGACGGAACAGTTCAAGTAAAAAAGCCGCGAACTACTATATTTACAACAAGCAATGGTTTTTCATACGATTTATTGTCGTTATATAATAAGATAGGGATAGATGCCAAAGTATATAATATAAACAGAAATGGTTCTAAAATATACCATGTGGCCGTTAATGGAATAGTTAAGAATATAAATTTATTTAATATATTATATAATGATTCTGATTTATTTTTAGAAAGAAAGTATGATAGATTTATGAAGATTTATAATAAATATTCAAGCCAAACAATTAACTTGTCATAATCGAAAAAACATTTGAGGAGAATATTATGAGTAATATTAAGTATTTATGGTTTCTATAAATAATTTGTAATCAGCCAGAAGCAACGATTGGAACATCGGAATAGGAAAGATTTCTATTGGAATGTTTCAAGGAGGAAGCCTATAGTCTCCTCTACCCAAGAACTTATTGGTCACAAATGACCATATTTTAGGGAACTATATATTCTTGAGTACGGAGGAAATTTGGTCGAAAAATCTACAGCTAATTTCCTATATTAAGACGAGACTATAAAATTAAATAGAAAATATAATATAGTGTTTGGAGAGCTTGATGAGTAAATATAACTTTTTTGAAAGAGTGACAGTCTCATCCGTGTGGTTCGAAGATGTCGAATTATCTTGGGGTTTTAATAGTGCTGGTATAGCTTTGTTAAATGAGAATACTACATCTGGTAGAATTATAGAATATAGTTTTGATGGTGTTAATGTACATGGTACATTAGATCCTGATCTTCCATCGGCGGGAATTGTGTTTGATAATAGACATGAGTGTAAAATATGGTTGAGACTTTCTTCTAACGGCACAAGTTGCATTGTAAGAGTGGAAGTATGGGGATAATGGAGAAATACAATGTCTGGATTTATTAAAATTGTTACAGGATCTTCTAGTAATGTTTTAGATACAACAGTGTCTGAACATTACAGTCAACATTCTGAGGCAATACAGGATATATTAAAAGGTTTAGATGGTTATGGCAATATATCTGGTTATGGTGCCGATGGTTACGTTGCTTTCTTCACAGGCACTCCCACTATAGCTGGTGACAATGACCTAAAGTGGAACCGTGAAACAAACAGATTAGAGATTGGCGGGACTGGTGTTAAATTACATGATACATGGCTTACATCCGATTCCGAAGGTAAACTAATAATATCCAACAGCGCTGGCGACCAAGGAGTAATCTTTGATACTACTACTGATGGTCAGTTAACTCTTACTGATGAAAGTGCTGGTGCATTAAATCTAAGAATAGATGGACGTATTTTTGACGGCGCAGGACCATTAAACCTTGGAAAATCTGCGGTTACAAGTCGTTCACTTACTACTGAAGATGTACTTATTGGCGGAAAGTTAGAAGTTGATGGGGTTGCAAGTTTTGATGATTATGCCCTTTTCTATAGCGCTACAGGTTTCTATAATCATTTAACCATGACCAGAAATAAGTTACTATACGTTGGTCCTGAGGGAATGTGGCTTGTCCTTTCTACAGAATATTCACCATATCCAGGCGGATTCTTCCTACATCCTAGTTCGAATCACTTACTTGTCGGAAGTCAGACGTATTACGAATATAATTATGGTTATTCTGTACCAGATGACCCTACGATTATATTGAAGTCAAGCGAAAATCCAGCAACAGATAGCACTCAAGATTCGCGGTGGACCTGGAACCGCCTCGCTTTAGGTGGCAACGGCGCAGGTCTTGGCTGTGTGAATCAAACAATAGCCTACGATGATTTTACAGACGGTGGAGGAGTTGTAGGAACATTAGACTTAGATGAACAAATACCTGATGGCGCAGTGGTCGTTGCGTGTATTCTTCATACACTTACTGGCTTTACTGGTGGAGTTAACTCTACAGCAACGATACAAGTAGGTGATGGTACAGTTGTAGATAGATACAATACAGGCACACCAGATGTATATACTTCTAATGCTTCGGGCGTAGATATGGGTGACCCTAGCGGAACGAAATGGCACGATGCAGCTAAAACAGTAACTGTCACCATAACAGTTGATAATGACTGGACTTCGGTTTCTGCAGGCGAATGTACGATTGGTATTTTGTACTGGAGTCCTTAAATAAAAAAGGGGAAGGGAGAAACAAATGTCAACACAAGTTGTATCAGTAACAGTATCAACAGAAGTTAACAATACAAATCCAAATGTCGAAGATTTTTGGGACAAAGTAAAGAGCTTTCTTATGTCAGCTGCGGAAGATGAGTTAGGATTAACTCCTGGCTCGGGAGAAGTTGAAGTTGGGACTGTTGTTAGCTTAGTAATGGGTGAGACAACAACAGCGATAACAGCGACCTTTAGTTTTGCAGGAACCTGGACACCAGACTGATGGATATTAACTGGAAAAAGTTTCTCGCATGAAACTTGGAGATAGATATATCCACGCCCACTGCAACTAAGCTCTGGGACAGATAACAGAACATATGCAAGAACAGAAGCATTAAACTTAGGAGCTGATACAGCTTAATGATTTGGTGTTGAATGCTGGGCACACTGTGTCTGTTTGTAGAGCATTAACATTAGTTTATACTGGTAGTTATTGGATGGAAACATCTTATGTATCAAATGGGTAATGGATAGGGCAAATAAACATGAGGTTCGAATAAAAATGGATACTAATGATAAAAATTTTGAAAAATTTTTGATGATACTTAAGGCTTACGTTGATCAATTAAATCGGACACTAAAAGCAAGAATTCCAGAAGAGATATATAAGACAAAAAAGCAATGTGAAGAGATTGTTTGTTTGGCTGGAGAACTCGATGACTGTTTCAGAAAATAACAAGCTGGCCGAAGAATTAGCTAAAAGTTTAGAATCTGCTACAAATTTGATGCAAAATTTGTTAGGTGATATAAAAGATAATGCTTCTTCTTTGGTATTAGTTAAAGTAAAATTAGATTCATTAAGCAGTAGTGTTGAGTCGTTGTCACATATTGTACGCGAAGGAAATGGTAAAGGTTCTATGATTACGCGTCTAGCTTTAATGGAAAAATCATTAGAAGATATGGAAAATAATTTTGATAAATTTGCTGATGATGTACATAAATCTATTAAAGAATTAAGAGATGCTATAAACAATGAAAAACTTTTACGTGATCAGGAGCAAAAAACAGAAAAAGAATTTAGGCGTGAACGAATGCTAGCAAAATTAAAAGTAGCTGGTGTTGTTGCTCCAGGAGTTATAGCTCTTGTAATTCTTATTATTAAAATGTTAACAGGAGACGTACCATCGCCAGCACCCTAAAGGAGAAAGTAAATGAAAAAACTAGAAAGTTTGTCAATTAAATATGTTGGATACAGTAATCCATCGACAGAGGAAGAAGTAGAATTAGAACTGTTAGGACTTGCTACAGCTATTGCTGCTGCTAAACAACGAATTGCTGTTCTTAACCAAAGTTTAAAATTACAGAATATGATGAAATCTTCGATGTCAAAAGAGGGAGATGATGAAAAAGCTGTCTATGAGGCATCTGACACTGAAAAAGATAAGTAGCAGGTCGGACCCAGATATTGAAAAACTTATAATTGAAATGAAAGAACAAGCCAAACAAGACCCTGCTATTATAAAAAAATTTAAAGAATATGATGTCCCAATAGATGACATAGATGATGTTTCTGTACAATTCTGCGATTTAGATGTATCAGCTAAAACAAAAAATAGAGAAATATTTTTAAATGAAAAAATGTTAGATGATGATAGCGATGTTAAAGATCCTACACATTATTTAATTCATGAGTTGGTTCACTATTTACAACAATCAACTGGACAAAATTGCAAACACAATAAAAATAAGGATTATTTAGACCTAGATACAGAAGAAGAAGCATTTAAAACTCAAATAAATTTTAAAAAGAGGGAAGAATCTGAAAAGGAAGCAGATGATTATGTAGAAAAACTGTTGGACCATCATGATTTGGTGGGTACGGAACGTGATAAGAAGAAAAAAGAGCTGATGGAAGAGTAACGAGGACCTATTGTGACAAGTTCGGTTGGATGCAGACCAAAACCTACATGGGATTTTTATGTTGGCCTTAGAGTTGTAGAGGATGTTGGCAACGGGATGGGTCTAAAGCTCACATGGGGCCAAGCAACTCCAAATAACGTTTCCAACATAATACATTATAATATATATTATTCTGACACTCGTTTTGGAGTTTTTGATAATTGGCCTCAGGCTATAACGAGAGATAAACAGGCGGTGATCAACGTTGACCCAGGCAATTTATACTATTTTGCCGTTAGAGCGACTGAGTTTGATATAGAAGAGTTCGACATAGAAGATCTAGATCAAATTAGTAATAATGTATATCAATATCCTAATACTGTCATATTACAGGAAGATATTGATGCATACGGAGCAACAGTAGAAGTTGGTAGTACACAAGGTTATCCAAACAAAGGGTTCCTATTAATTGATACTGAAATTTTACAATATAGCACAAAAACAGATACGGCATTTATAGTTGAAGACATACAACGGGGTGCTTATATTACATATATAGATACACATCTTGCAGGAACCGAAGTAAAATTATGGCATGGCGTTGAAGAGCAAAATACTGTAATTTTTCAAGAAACTGCTGCCTGGCACCAATCATACGGAACACCCCGTAATACAGAGGCTATTGGTGAATATAATGTAGATGAAGATGGATATAGATCAAAATCACAGGATTTGTTGACAACAGACTTATCCGTATCTGATCAAAATACATTAGATTTCCCAAGTTATGATTATAATAGTTATCATAGACCAAGTTTACAAGCTACTTTTAGTGGAGAATGTGTTAAAAGCTATGTAGGTGGAGAGTTTGATAACGGAAGAGGTCTGTTTTTTCAAGATCGTAATCTAGCAAGATTGGATGCTATGTTACAGGTTACTGGTGAAACAGTAATTTTATTAAAACGAAAATGGACTGGAAAGCGCTGTAGATGTCAAGGATTGAGAAGAGAACATCCTCGCACAAGATGCCCATACTGTTTTAATGTTGGGTTTGATGGTGGTTATGATAGATATGTTAATCCGAGACCAATCTCAGAATACAGCCAAAATACGCAAGGTTTTATTTTAGCTAGAATACCTCCTTATACAGATGATTTGGAATTAATGGCTGCTCAAGGAGCCAGGCAATCAGTAGAAATTCCAAATTGTTGGACCATTAATGTACCTACAATTAAAGATAGATCTATTATAATTAGGTTTAATGAAGATGGTACGGAAGAGTTTCGTTATGAATGTTTAGATGTAGTCAGAAATAAATTATTTTTTGGAAAAACTGGAAAACAATCATTTAGAATTAAAAGACTTGACAAAACGGACGTAGTCTACCAATTTCCAATAGAAACGTTAATATAACGGTAAATATGTTTATCTGGAGATAATAAATGGCAAACGAATCATATTCGGTATATCCTGAGCATTTAGACAGCTATGGTACTATGCCTTTGCGTCGTGATGGTGTGCATGAAATAGTTGCAGCAGATGTAAATAGATTGCGCGATGCGATAATTAAAATCGAATATGAATTAGGAGTGCAACCCAGTGGAACTTTTGCAACAGTCGCTTCGCGGCTTGATAATATTGGAGATGCTAAAGCTCTTATATTAGCACATCTTGCTGACACCGAAGATGCTCATGATGCAAGTGCTATTTCTATCTTAGATGAAGAAGATCATTACTTTGGCGATGATGTAGAGGAAGCTCTAGAAGAATTGTCATCTTTATTACCGCCACAACCAGACAATATTGGAGAAGATAATAGTAAAGTTCCCAATGATGGAATTCCAACAAGTTACGATGGATATGGAACAAAATTTATATTTAACATTTCTTCTAGTGATACCATTCAAAAACGAACTCAACCGTCTTCTGTTGATCCTGGTATTCGCGGTATTCATGTTTTTGAAGTTAGTATAAATACACCGGATGGCGATGGTTATTTAAAGATGGCACATGCTTCCAGTATTAGTACTTTATCCTGGATGGCCCCTGGCGACTCTACATTTGGAAATTCTGTTGTAGTCAGAAATGCTACATGGGAACTCGGACAGGGTGAGGTTTTGATCTTAACCTCTAGTGATACGAATAAAAGAATAAGGGTTACCAGAAATAATACATCTTTGGTAAATCCAGGTGAAGGTGTTGAATTGATAGAACATTTCGAAATTTATGGCCTTGAATCTGTACATGGATACTATTCTCTTCCATCGGAGGGATTCAAGTTTACGCGATATATTACAAGAACGGCAACCAATATATCTGGCAACAGCCGATTACAATCTATGATAGGTGGAATGGTATTTCCGGCAGATCGTGGAACTCTAGTACTACAACGAAAACTGCGTGGAGTGTCCGACTTTTTCCCAGTTGCTGTATTGGATTTGGGTACTGCATTTGATAACACAACTCGTACAACAGGACAAAAAGTTTATACCCCTACGTTAGAAAATTTTGATACGATAACATTATATGATAGATATCCAGTAAAAAAAGATTATTCATCAGTAAACGAAAATTCTGATGGAGAACAACCATATGATAATTTTGAAAATGATTTTACACGTTTACAGATTGCTAAATATTTAATACCAATTTCCAATGATGATGTTGTTGGCGGAGCTTTATCATCACCGAATGATATTACTGAAGTTGAAGCTAATGATAATATATCAAGCTATAGGATATTACATTTTAAAGAAAATTCAACCGCTAGTTATACAGGTAATCCAGCTTCTACTGATCTATATAGTTCAACAGATACTACATGGGTAATAGATGATCACGATGGCCATTCTCCGATAAGATTTTCTAATGTATACGTTGATAGTAGCCCAACTAGACCTGGGATAGAATTAATCAATTTGCGCCCTGTGTCTGATACCCCATCAATAGATGGGACAACGATGAGATCAGGTATAAAATACTATAATGGTGCAGATGATTTATTTGAATTCGAATTGAGAAGTGATAATAATGTTTTTAATAAAACGTATAAATATAATGACATTTTGACATTTGAAACCAATGTACTCAATTTTCCGAATGGAATTAGTGATGGATACTGGGGGGCTAACGTTGCTGTAACAGAATTGCTTGATGACGGATATATGAAATGGTCATCTAGTAATCTTCCATCTTTTGGTGACCAAACATATTATATAGTAGATGATACTACTTTAATCAATGGAACAGCTACAAATGAAAGTCGTCGCCTTTATCCTGCGTCAGATCGATTTAGTACTCATACTTATATAAGTGGTACAATGAATGATCCATTTGGGCCAGGAGACGGATACACAGCATTTGGTGCAGAATCTATTCATCGTATATTAGTAAATAGCCATTCTATTACCAGATCAACCAATACCACAGAGTATTTCACTGATGAATCTAAACGCATGGCCGATTCAGTAAGTTTTACAAAAACTATGATTATAGATGGATATGATGATTTATCTTCTTTTGATTATCAGTCACCATTACCAATAGATAGTCTACAAGTTGGTGGTAGATTTACCGATACAGAATATAATATACCAGGACTAATTTACCCACAAACTGATTATTATAATGTCAGACATCGAATACGTCCATATCAAGTTGATTTAGCAAGCATGGATTATTCAACCAAAACAGGGGATTTGTCTTATAGAAGATTATTTACACTGGGATATCCCATAAATAGTGGGAAATTGAGAGTCGTTAGTAATGGAGAATCACCTATATCATTCTGGGATATACAGCATAATAATCAGAACAGATTCGGAAGAATTGAAGTTAAAATTCCAGGAACTGGGACCAATAGTACAGAATGGTTAGATATTAGTCGTTTGTTCGAGACCGGGCAATATTATGGACCAGGGCAAAGTGACGGATATGGGGCTTTGTATGGAGAAGTTACCGGTAACTCAGGAGATTTTACTGTACCTTTTACGTTTGGTCCTAGAAACACTGCTGATGCTATATTTGAAGATTCTAATAATACATATAATTATGCCATTGCCGTTAAAGTAACTTATTTTGGGTCTACATTGGCACAGCGAGAAATTTCTAAACAGAAAATTTTGACGATGTTACAACTATTACCGTAAGGAGCAGATTTTAAATGGCAACTTTTACAAACTTAGACCAAGAAAAAATTGCCGGAGCCGATAAGTGTGAGCAACGAAAGGCTAATACTTTAGGGTCGGATAAATCATATGTTGAAGAGCCATTTGGTAATTCGGAAATAATTCTACGGAATGATATATTTAGTGAAACCCCTACATCCGATACTTTGTTTACATCTCCGGAATATGGTGATTGGCCAAACGGCGCAGTAGCATCCAGACGTCAAAAAATTCGTTTACATTCTTTAGCTACATCTGGCATGTCTGGGCTATCATCTATCCAGACTTTTGTTGCAGTCCATTCTACGCCTGCATCAGATAATCCAGAGGATATAGAATTTGTACGTGTAAAACATATAGTTCCACCTGATTTATCAATAGGTAAAACAAATGCCGCTCATGCCGATCCTAATTTTCGTGGTTTTGAGTTAGCGCTATTTCCAGCCCATTCTGTGACAGATTTGTCATCTCCAACCGGATCTAGTTTGGATGCCTATGATGGGTATGGTTCTATTCCGATTACCGCTGATCCAACAGCTGAATATGGCATTGGTAATAATGCAAGGTGGACTGTAGATTATGCTAATGGTATAATAAGATTTACTGGTGCTCCGCTAAATGGCATTAATAGTATAATGAATCCATTCGGAGTATACGGAGATATAGATGGATATGAGCGTCCAGAAGATGAAGGACGCTTAACTATGTTCGCAACTTTTTATCAATATACAGGTCCGACTTTAATAGATAATGATGATGTTAATATAGTAACAGTTGGTGATGGTATTAATAGTTTTGGAACATATTATGGTCAAACAAGTACCGTTATGCAGATGGCGGTTGATTCATTATCACCGTATGGAGGGACAGTATATCTTAAAGAGGGAGATTATGTATATACTGATACTGTTAATATACCCTCGAATGTCAAAGTGATTGGTTTAAGTAAGCGAGCTGAAATAACTCGTCCGAATAGTTTGCCCGCATTTTCAGTGCAAGGAAGCGATGCGTCAATTAGTGGGCTCACTATAAAAACTAATGGATCAACTGAAAAACGGGCCGCTATAGAAATAACAACAACTTCTGCCTCTCAAACAATTCAGAATATAAAAATTAAAAACAATGAATTGTGGGCCACACATGATGCTTATGGTATTGGATTTGCTCCCAAGCATATTAACACAACATATAAAAATATCGATATATATAGTAATATCTTCGATTCACCATCATTCGATCGACCAGTTTATATAGGAAATTATATCATCGACGGGCTTTCAGTTACTCCAAGTGTGTCTATAGATAATATCAATATAACTTCTAACAATTTTAAAATTTCAGAATCGGCTGTTGATGGATATGCAATATATTTTGAAAGCGGTATTTCAGATGGAGGTATATTAGAAAATATACGAGAGATCCATATTACAGAAAATAATATAGCACTAACAGCTGATATAGGATTAGATATAGACACAATTTTAGAAAATGTGCGTATTTGTAATAATTCAGAATTTAGGAATATATATATTAATGGTTTATCTGGATCAATAATTAAAGACAATGTGTTTAATGATATCCACCTAGATGGGTATATTGTGGATTCTCAATTCAACAATAATATTATTAATTCCTTTGGTATATATAATTCAGTTAGTGATTTTAATTTCGTTGGTAATATTTGTTTCGGTAAAGCACTTTTTAAAGCTGATGATACAACATCAGATTGGGAAATTAATAATGTTAATATATCTGATAACAAATTCCATGACGATTTAGATATATCTGGATCATTGCATGGATTTGGGCAACATAATATCAAAAATCTTATCATTGATAATAACTCTGTAACTTCGTCAATTAATTTTGCCACATCTGCCAATTCTGCGGGAGGCAATATTACATATTCTGACTTAAAAGTTACAAATAATATGATTGGTGATGCTGATACTACCATAGTTGACTCAATTAATTTTGGGGATGACGCCTATGTTGGTATCTATTTAAGTGCTTGCATTTTCTCTAACAATATAATGCATGGCGACATGGTTTTTAATGAACGTGTATACTTAGATACGGACACTAAAGGTATTGAATTAACTGGAAACACATTCGTCGGATCGAAAGGAATATATTGGTATTCTCACAAATTGCACAATATTTCTATATCGAATAATAGAGTTAATCATATCGATTTGTTTTACGATATATATGCAGGAGATTCGGCTGATGGTAGCAGTTCAGATATAATTGTAATAAAAGATAATGTAATGATGGGCAGTAGTAATATTACCTTACATGATATGATAGCAAATAGTAGTGGATTTACTTTACAAGGATGTACTATAGAAAATAATGTGTTTGATACAACTGGGTCAATCATTGTAATGGAATCTACGACTGATGCTAATGATTATACATTCGAAGATTTATCTGTATCTGGAAACAAACTGGTTGCTGGATCTATTAACATAGGCGGTACTTTAGATTCAGATAGTAATTTTAATGATCTATCTATTAAAAACAACTGGGTAACTGGTGGAAATGTTGCAATTGCTGCTGCTACTGGAAATAAAATACAAATATCTGGTAATCATGTTTCGTCTGACTTAATATTAAATGGTAATATTACAAACGCCATGATATCCAATAATGCCGTATTAGGAGCGATAGATTTAAATGGTGATTTGGATGAAACAAGTATTACATCAAATATGGCTGGGTCAACAGGATTTGATTTTGCTGGCACAATTGATAACTCTATAATTTCTGAAAACACATCTTCTGGTAAAATCGAATTACATGATTCTTGTGATGAATCAAAAATATGCAACAATCGCCTAGAAGGTGACCTTACTATTGTGGCAATTAGCAATAGTACAATCGATTCCAATAGTATCCTAGGATCATCTGGTATATCGTCAACAACGTGGAGTAATACTGTATTTTCAAACAATGAAATAGAAAATAATTTGAATGTGTCAACGTCCGTGTCTAACTCTGTGTTTGGAAATAACACTGTGAGAGGAAATGTTACATCTGTGGGTGATATAACAAAGTCAACAATTACTGGACTCATGGTTGCTGGCACATTTGGTGCCGGATCTGTTACTTCTACTAAGATAGACTCTAATACAATTGGAAATGCATCTATAACTGGACATGTTATACAAATAACTGGTTCAATAAATAATTCAAGTATATCGAATAATACAATACTACGTGATTTTACAAATACTGGAATCGGGGGAATTAGTATATCTGGTTCAGTATCTTCGTCATGTATTAATGGAAACTCTTGTAGTGGTGACCTAATAATATCTGGAACTTTAGGAAATCACTCTACATTAAATAACAATAACGCTAGAGTTTTTAATCTAAGTACGACCAGTTATACATCTATTATAGGTAATGTGGTTGATTCTGATGGGTATGATCTCGCACCATACGCAGCTCTAATTATAGGTGATTTAACTAATGTCGCTTGTTCTAATAATATATTTAGATCAACTTCAACAACTGCAGATATTTCAGTTGGTGATTGTAGTGATGTAACATTTTCTGGTAATTTGCTATTTTCTGAACCCTCACAAAAAATAGTATTCGGTGCTATTACAGGCACAGAAATTAGTGATTGTAAATTTGTTTCTAGTTCTGTTGAAGTTACATCTATGATATCTTCTTCGATTGATAACTCTGTTCTAGATGCAGGGTTCACAATGCCTTCATTGGCCGGAACATTGTTAAATAATTCGTCTATAACAAATACTGAAATTGATGGAGCGGTCAGTTTTACCAATTCCGGAACAAACGCAATATTTTTAAACTCTACATTTGGTTATAATACTTTGACTAATTCTAGCTCTAACGCATTTGTTATTCAATCCGGAGATAAAATTTTTGAAAAATCACATTTTGACGGTAATACTATAATTGGTGCTGTTACTATGGATGTGAATGAAGATTCGTCAGGGCATTACTTGTTATTAGATTCAACTTTTTGTAATAATATATTTGCTAGCGGATTAGGATGTCTTGGAGTTGATTCGGCCAGTTATTCTACATACGTATTGGATTCAGTTATATCTAATAATCAATTTGACGGTTATTTATCAATTGGTACAGATCTTAATACAACTACGAGTGGAAATTTATTTAATAATACTATATTTAATTCAAATAGAATCGGTAGTTATTTTAATCTTGGACCAAGTGGTAGAACCATAGTAACGTATCAAAACTCTGTTATTTCTGACAATTCTTTTGGTAGTGATATATCTATAAGTGGATCATTAGCCGGATGTTCCATAAGTAATAATGTCATGAAAGACAATGTTACTATAGGCACATTAAGTGGTACCGTTATGTCTAGTAATATGATTGGATCGGATGGGGATGGAAATCTGACATTAAGTGGATTATCACAAAATTCTACTTGTGTCTCTAATATCGTAAATGGAACATTTGAGATCGATGATAGTATTGAAGATGGATATGTGTCTAGTTCTAATATAATTAATAATACTATTAATTCTACATTTACAATTGATGGAGCGATCACCGATGCACTAATTGATAATAATAATATTGTTGGAGTATCCACTATAAGTGGTACATTATCAGATTCATCATTTAGCTCTAATCATTCAGCATCTACTGTAACATTTTCAAATTCATTAGATTCTTGTGTTATTAATAATAATATTGTAGATGATTCGTCCGATTTGGTATTTTCTGGTGCTGTGGGAGGAACAGCATCTTCTGGTTGTGTAATTAGTAATAATCGATGCAACAATCTTAATATGAATGGTGATTGTGATTATGCTGATATAATTTCTAACTATGTTAATGGAACATTCACATTGTCTGCAAGTGCTAAAGAAAGGCTGTCTATTGTTGGTAATAAATTTAATATAATATCAGCTTCTGCTGCTCCTTTATCAAATAGTACTGTGGGAAATAATATTGTTGATTCTACAGTTGGGTTAAATTCTTTAACAAATTGTGTATTAAACGGAAATGTATTCTCAGATAATGTAACAATTTCAGGGAATGTAAGTAAAAGTATTATAGAAAATAATATAATGTCTGGAATTAGTGGGTATATATCAATAACTTTATCTGGGACATTTACAGATAGTGTGTTTTCTGACAATCAATTATATCAGACTTTATCATTTACATATTCAAGTGATAATTCCATAGTTAGATCGACCATATCTTCGAATAATATCTATGGGGCCATTCAAATTGCTGATCGTATATATGATTCATTAATATCTGATAATATGATATATGGTAACGGTAATAATACTTCTTTAGAGGAAATTTATTATTCAGTTATAAATAATAATAAATTCGAAGATACTGTTGATATAACGGGCGCTGTTTATAACTCCAACATAACTGGTAATAATTTTAGCGGATCAACTGATGCATTAGACTTTTTATCATCACTCGTTAGTACAACCTTTTCAAGCAATTATGTAGATAATATAGATTTTACTGGGGTATTGAATGATTGTGTTATTACAGATAATATATTTTCTAGTGTTGTAAATTTTGATGCTACTTCAACTTCATTGCAGGATTGTACAATTTCTTGTAATCAATTTGACGATACTGTGACAATTGATGGTGATCTTGTTCGATGTATAGTTACTGGAAATCAGATAGCATCAACACTGAGCGTGGATGACTTGAATGTTGTAAGTGTAACATCCAATGTGTTTAATGCGGCTTTTAATTCAAGCTCTTGGACCGATGTTTCTTGTTCTGGAAACACATTTAATAGTACCGCTTCAGCTGGTAGTAATACGATTACTGAATCAAGTATTGGAAACAATATTTTCAATAGCACTTTTACATCAGGCAAATGGATCGATGTTGCTTGCAATGGTAACTCTTTCAATAGTTCATTAACAGTCACAGATACTGGAACTGATACGGCATGTATTACTCGTGTTGCATTTCAAGGAAATAATTGTAAAGGTCTTATACATTTTGCAAAAACAGGAGATGGTACCGCGGACAATTTTATACATAGCACTTTTTCTGGTAATGTGTTTCAAACCGGGCTAGCTCTCGGATCTAGTGGGGTTGCTAATGAACATACTAGAATTGCTATCACTGGTAACTCTGGACCGGGGTATATTACTATTTATACTGGTCCAGGTACAGAAATGGATAGCTGCATGATAATAGCCAATTCTATGACTGGAGCTTTAACTTTATCATTATCTGCAGCAGGTGATTACGATTGTCCGGCATTAAATGGTACATCCGATCCAATGATAGCACTGAATTGGTTTAGTTCTTATAGTGGTATTAATTTCACGAACCATGCTATAGGATGGGGTAATAGTTCCAGCGCAAATACAGGAACAACATTTGGTTCAAACATGACATCTGCAGCGACTTAATATATATGAGAGGTAAGAAAATGGATCGAGATATAAACGGAGCTCTAGGAATTTTACTTAGGGCATTGAGAGATTCACCTTGCTTAAACAGTAGCGTTGTTGGTGAAAATTAACAAAAAAGGATCGGTAGATTATGAAAGCTTTAATAATATTGGGAAATAAATATTTTCTTTGGGTTTTAATAAGTTTGTTAGTTTCCGGCGGATTTTTTATGAGAAGCTGTCAAATGAAAGAAAATGAAAGATTACAAACCTATAATAGACAATTACAAGGAAAGCTAACTGATAATGAAAGAGAATTGCAAGAATTAAATATAGGACTTGGAATATCGCGATCTAAACTGGTAACACAACACGATCTTATTGAACAGCTTAAAAGGGATAAACAAGAAGTAGATAAAAATTTTGAAGAATTTAAGAAAAAGCACGACCTTCAGATCAAAAGTCGTGATATAACTATAGCAAGATTAAGACAAAAAATAGATGGTGGGACAACCGAGGTAAATATTGTACAATGTGATAGTTTAGATGATTTGGGAAATTGCATTATAAGTTATAACTGGGAAGACACGCTTAAGCGATTCCGATTAGAGGATCCAAATATATTTCAAAAAAATAATGAAATCTTTAGAAGTGAACAAATATTTAAAATATATGGTGAAATTTGGCAACAAGAAGAAGGTTTTTTACAAACACGTCGATTAATATTGAGGGAAATGTTTAAGAATAAAGAAGGTGAATACAAACCCATTCCTAATGCTAAAGCTAAAATAGTAGATTCTGAATTTCAATATTACAACAGTCCAACTATAAATCCAGAATCTAGTTGGAAGGACCTATTTAAACTACGTGTAACCGCAATAGGGGCAATTAATATATTACCAAACTGTAATACCAATTTCGGACTCGGATTACAATTTTTTGAATGGAAATGGCTAGGCGTACATACTTACACATCATTAAGTTTTAATGATGTTGATAATTTAGCACAGCATGTTGGTATTTCTTTTAATCCAAAAGTATTTGACCTAGACTTAAATATAGGAGCAATATTATCTGTTGGAACGCCTTTTACTAAAGCTTTTAATCAATACTTATTTAATACTGGTTTGGTATTTTATTTGCACCAATAGCATATATTTTTATTAAAAATACGATTTTGTGCAACTGTTATTAGTAAAAATTAACAAAAAAGGATCGGAACAAGTAGATGGGTAGAAGCAGTTATCCTGGTACAATTGACTCGGATGTTGAAATCCCAAGAGTAGAAAACAATATTACCGAAATAGGTGCCGAATCAATTAATTCTTTGCGTGACGCTATATTTTCAATAGAGGATACGATAGGTGTAAATCCGCAAGGTAATATGGAAGATTTAGTAACTAGAATTAATGAGTCTATTGATGCGAATGGTCGTATTAAATTATCTGCTTTACAAGAACGTGGATTGGTAACTCTTCCAATAACAAACGCTCATATATCAGCAGGTGCGGCCATTGAGGAAGTAAAATTGGATTTAGATTATCCGACTGCAACTTTGAATGGGAAAATTTCTTCTAATATTGTTGATATAAACACATTAAGAACGACTTTTAATATATTGATTAATCAATTCACTAAACATTTCGGCGGAACTGGATATAAACACGACGGTTATCATATAGACTTAACACAGCCAATAAGAAGTAGTGAAGATGTTGAAACAATTATAAATGTATTGAATAACGCATTTACATCACATGAACAATCTTCTATTGGCGCTCATAAAGCTTATGGTATCTCTACTAATAATGAATTTATAAATTTTTCTGCTAATGATGTACAAAGCGCTCTGATAGAATTAGATAATTTGGGATCCACTGTTACCGAAGACCATCAAGATAAGGGACATACTACGGGTGTTATATTAAATGACAGAGGAGAGCAAGGTGATCAAGGAAATTTAAAAGAAACCACTTTAGCTGGCACTATATTTCAAACTGAAACAAGTAAAGCAACTAATATTTTTCAGGTAATGCGGCCAAATGTTGCCAGAGTAACCAGTAAGAATTTAGATTTACATGCGCTAAGCATTGGGTCTGCTCAATACTTAAGGATTCAGGCTGGCGGAATTGGTAGATCTTATTTGGATGTCAATCTACAAGCTATTATACCGACTGATGATTTAAATGAAGTCGTTAATGCAATTAATACAAAAGCGCAGGGGTGCGAAGAGCATTATCCGATTTCGGCCTATAATACTGGTGGACATCTTACTATTGCACATACTATGCCAGGAAAGGAGTTTACGATCCAGGTATTAGATTCTGTGCAATTTTCTGCAGCGACAGCTCTTGGGTTTGGATCTGTTACTGGTACCGTATTTGAATGGACTAAAGATGTTAATGGAGCCTATATAGGTGGGCAAAAAATATTTGATATAAAGTCGCTTGTAAAACGTCATTATGTACATAACACTAAACCATTAAATACTTTATCTCTTGGATTAGGTGATTTATCCGAATTAGGAATTATTATAGGAAATGAGGGCCGCCTTTTATGCAATATTACAAATCACAGTACGAGTTCAGATTATAATGGTACGCATTACATTCTTGGATTTCCAAACGATGAATCGATTGTACTAAGTTCGGACATTGCTTTGGGAGAATTTGATATTGAAATACCGGCAGATGCTGTTAATTTCGAAAATAGCGCTAATGGTGAAATTTTTGATATTTTTATAGAACCAGATGGCGACGGATATGGCATAATTACTAAGTCTCTTAGAGTACAATACCATCCAATATCTGGAGTAGACATTAAGGTTATCAGTAAAGATTTCCCGACATCGGAAGTGGAATGGCAGATAAGTGATGCCACTAAAATTTATTTGTATGAGAATGGCGATCGTGGAACTGCGTCCAATATACCATCTGGTTTTCTAGGCGAACTTAAAGCATATGCACCAGATAATATTAATAGTGCCTTATTTGAAGTTACTGGTATTCCATCTAGCTCACGTGAGACAATGAGTGTGTTTGCTTTTGGGGGTACCGATGATAAATTACATATAGCATCGGTTCATTATTCTGGGAATTGGAGCATTGAAACCTTAAAATATGCTATAGATCATCGTCCTCTTGGAACTAGTATTAATAACATATCAGAAGATACTCTTAATCCAGTTCCAATAGAAGACATTACGAAAGAATTAAGAAATAATGGTATTATACGTGGATTTGAGTATATTTCGCATGGTGATAATTATCTTAAAATTCGTGGCGGCCGGGCTTTAGTAGACGGTAGAATTGTAGAGGTTAGTACGAAGGATGTAGAAGTAGACGATCTTAGTGCATCACAAAAATTGTTGCTACTTGACCATCACGGTAATTATATAATAAAGACTGAGTATGATTCTGGATTTACATTTGAAGAACTTACATCCGGAGATGGGTATGGTGACGATAGGGGTGTCGCTATAATAGGACAATTCGAAGCAAATGGGTCATCAATAGATGGATATTTTATAGACCGTCGTTTAATGATTAACAAGTTGGACAAAAAGATTGTAGATTTGAAAGCTAATTTAGAACAAAAAGTAACACAGATTCGTAATACAGTGCAAGGCAGTTCATGGGGATTTACCGTAACTGAAGCATCTGGTGGTATTGATGGTTATTTAGCTAGTATTGAGATGGGATCTAACAATGGATTTTCTTATATACCAGGTCAATATGAGACACCATTATCAGCTAGAGGGTTTGGGGCCGGTAGTGCCATAATTACTACTAGAAGGTTTGAATTTAGTGATCCAGATACCATGCAAACTACAATTTTTAGGGCCATTGGTCTGACCCATTTAAATGTATTTATTGAATTAATTTATACAGGAATCAAGACTGGTATCAATGGTCCATTTGGTGTCAGCGACACTGTGTATATCGACGTTGGGATAGCAACTGAAAGAGGAATGGAAAATTTGACTGTTTCAGAAGCGTATGCTACGGTCAAGACTATTTATACTGGAGTTCTTCCATCCAAATCTCAAACAGAACGATATGTTGTATCTATTCCAGTATCTGAGCTTGGGCTCCCAGAAAATATTATGTTCGATGTAGTTCCGCGTGTTAGGATAGTTAACTCTAATTATGTTGATGGTGGACCAGGATCTGATCCGGAACCAACAATAAGATTCGACAATGTAAGAATAGTAACCTCAAGTTATAGTATAGCAGGAGCAATTAATGAAATAGACGGAGATTCAACTTCGATAGCAGCAACTGTGGGAGAAATATTTTAGTACAATGAAATTTGGATTTTTAGAAAAAATTAATGAGGCAGCCAGATGAGCACTTCGTATCCATTAGAATTAGATAGTGATCTAGAAATACCGCGCATTAACCAAAATGTCAGTGAAATTAGTGGCGATGTTATTAATTCTCTGCGAGATGCGATTTTTATTATTCAAAAAACGGTCGGATTAAATCCACAAGGCAATCGTTCATCTTTTGTGGATAGAGTTAATGTATCAATAGATCCCAATGGGCGAATAAAACCGTCATCTCTTGAAAATATTGGACTACTAACATTACCTGTTTTAAATAAACACATCGGTGCAACCGCTGGTATACAAGAATCAAAATTAGCATTAGATTATGGAACGACATATTTAAAAAATCTTGTCGATTCTATGCGTACTGATCTCAATGGCATATCTTCCGGTTTGTCTAGCTCAACATCTATGTTAAATATTCACACATTGGGGCGCGGCTATTATCATGATGGGTATAATATAAAAATAAACGTTGGTAGTAGTATTGGCGTTGCTGGACTTGAAGCTACTACTATAGGAGATGCTATAAACGAATTATCCGGTATTATTATCTCTGGCAACGATACTATAGTACCGCATATTAATAGCAACATACCGTCTCAATTTAAACATATTGCATCTGAAATTGGCATTGATACAACCGATTTTGTTAGCATAGACAGAACATCAATAAATGTGCAAGAAGCATTAGACAGTATGGATGCAAGTGCTGGGGCTCTTGGTGTTGCTCATATTGACGAATTTCATTCGAATGGAATTTTAAAAGAAATTAATTCTGGCAATTATTATAATTCTAATCGTCGCTTGGTTGACACTATATCTGGGGCCTCTTATACTGAAGGGACTAGTGTTATTAAGATCCCTAATATAACATCGTTTGCTACTTTAGGGGTAGAAGCTGGCGATATTTTGGAAATTGTCCAACAAAGTGGTATAATTGATAGTGGAACATATCAAATTAGTGCTATTGGCCCATTAACCAGTTCTAAAACACTTGGTAATTTACCACAATTAGATAATGATGAATTACTTGTGTTTCACATTTTTTCTGAAAGTAGATCCTATGGAGATAATGTTGTTGTAAACATATACAAACCATCAGCAATTTCTAGCGAATATGCCCCATTAGCTTGTACTTCAATTGGTAATGAAAATATTGTAGATACGATTTCTATTATGAATCCTTGCTCTGCCAGAGCTACGAGTATAGGATTTAATGGATCTATTTTGAATTCCGATGGATATGAAATTGCTATTAAAGTGGGTATGGGTAATTCTCTTTATAGAGAAATAATAATTCCTGGGTTACATCAAGAACGATTGGGGACTGGTCAAGCAGATCCAGTGGATTCTAGCTCTGTAGCAGAAAGAATTAATGCCTATGTGAGTGACCCTGATTTAGGGTACCATTTTCCAATTACAGCATTTAGGATAGGAAATGAGTTAGCTATTGCACACAATTGGATTGGTCCAGATTACACACTTGAAATAGTTGATGGTTATACTGGTAATTATCCATTAGGATTTGATGCCTATGGTGCTAATATCGTCGATCAGAAGATTTATGGAAATAATAATACCAAATATTCAATTAATGGCGTTTCTCTGACCGGATTATCTGACACCTTCGATGGATACGCTAGTATAACTAGCGAATCAAGTACATTTATGTTATGGAAAAATGGATTACTTGTGAATCCAATCAGATATGGTATTGGGCCCGGGTCGATTTTACATATTACTGGGCACCCAACATTAGATACTAATGGTAGTTATGTCGTTCTTTCATCTAATTCAACAAGTGTGTCATTATTTAGTAAAGAAAAAATTGATTCTCCTAATAATCCTACAACTTTTAATGTTAGAGTATCATCTTCTAATATTCCATTAGATATACTAGAAAGTACAGAAACTGATATGGGGCTAGTACAAGTTCTTATTAGTGCTGGTGGGGAGACATTTGTTCATCAAAAATTAATCTACGGAACTACACTTGGCTCGGGCGTTCAGATTATAAATATATCTGATTCATTTCCAATTGGCGATGTAATGATATTAGTAACCCTGGACGGTGATTTTGTAGATTTTAATATTGTAGATGATACTGTCTCTGGAGAAACTGTAAGGATACATGAAAATTTTATAGGTAGTTTTAAATTATATCATCCAAACGGTCTAGATTATATGCTTTTTAAAATCATTCCAGGAAATATACCAGGGGGATTAGAAATTGCAACTATAAGTGAGTCTATTCCACCAGATGAGGCCTTTTTATTAGCTACTGTACATTTTGATGGTACCCATTCGATTACAAATATAATAGATAATCGTTTATTTGGTAATATTAGTTCGAATGAAATAAGAGATGACTTTATCGAGATATTCAGTCAAAGGCCAACATCTGAGTTGCGCTCTAATGGTATTGTACGTGGTTTCGATCTTCTTGATATTCCATATTATGATTCTGTTACTGATATGGCAGCTTTACCGTTGCGTGGTGGAATTGCCTATGTCAATGGGGTTCGTTTAGCAATAGAGACTCAAAAAGTTATAGTAAATGTGCAAGATTCAGAAGGAATAATATTAAACAATTCTATACGAATAGTTGGAATAAATGATTTTGGATCTATACAAGTATTAAGTGATGAACTTGGTGAAATACTGACTGATGGATATAATGCCGATGCAACATTTGGTAAAATATTGCCATTGTATCAAATAACCGTAAATAATGGTAATATTGAAAATGTGGTAGATATTAGAAAATTTACCAACAATCTAGATGATAAAATAGATATCATAGTTGATGAAACAAATAATGTAATTGGAAACTTTAGAAGTCTTGAAGGCGCATTGTTGTATGCGAACCATTATCCAAATAAAGAAAAGTTAATAATACGAATAATAAATCCAGTCTATCCTAAAAATCCATTAGTCGTACCAAATGGTGTTTCTATTATTGGAAATGTACCATTTGGTGGAAACGGGAAAAGTCAAATAATAAATGAGTTAGAACATGGTGATAATTTTATTACTCTAGAGGGAAATAATAATCTCGAAAATATCGAAATTCTAAGCGCTACTGTTGGTTTGCAGGGATCACTTATATTGATTGATGGTTCAAATGTTAATATCGAAAGATGTCTGTTTAGATTTGGCGATACAATATCGACCAATAGTTATGATATAGGTATCACAATAAACGCATCAGACAATGTAAGTATCATTAATAACAAAATTGATAATATTTATTCTGGTATAATATGTGATACTGGATGTAATAATATGATAATTGATAATAATAATATTACTAATGTTTCTGGAATTGGAGTTTCTAACGGGATAAAAGTTGGAACATCTGTTCGATCATCCAATAATATACAAATAACCAGGAACACTATCAAGGCACTTGATGTAAATAATACAGATATTCGTGGTATTTATGTAGATATAGGCGAAAGTATAGAGACATTAAGAATTAATAATAATACTATAACTGGGGAACTAGATAGTGGGGAAGAAAATCGAATATCTAATGGAATTAGGGTTATAAGTGAATCAGCAACTGGTAATAAAATATCATATCTTTCATTATTTAATAATTATATAAATAACATTAAATTGCGAGACAGCTTTGTATATGGCATTTACATAGAAGATGTCGAACATGCGATGTTGCATGGTAATACTATATCGAACTCGATAGTTTATGATTCAAATTATGACAATACAGCTCTTGTTTGGATAGACGATAGTGTTGATTCTATTAACATAGAAAATAACATGTTGATCAACAGTGAGGCTCGTTATGGTATTTACGTTAAGAATACTTCTACATTGGCGTCAATCATTGGTAATACATTAGATAGAATCGGAAATACTAATGCTAGATATATATATGGTAATGCACATAGGGCAAATATATCAGACAATAAATTAATTGGCCCAGGAAATTATGGAATTTATTGGAAAGGCGAACGCAGTAAAATTTCTACCAATCATTTTAGTACGCCCGACCCATCAACTGATTATTCTTTCAATTATGGTATTTATGCTGAATCCAGTTACATTGATATTGTGAATAATTCTATTATGGATATGGTAAATGAGAATTCAGTTGGTATATCTAATAAAAGCACGGCTAACGAAGGAATGAAAATAATTGGTAATACTATTGAAGGAACAACCATGTCAGTTCTTATTAATTTGAATGGTAATTATCATATTGTTTCTGGCAATAGATTAAAGAATGATAGTAAAGCAACCGCTGATACTGTGTTTATTAATATGGAACAAAATATGGACAGTACAACAATAACAGGAAATATTTTAGAAGGTCAAGGGACACATGGTATATATGCGGCCAACAAAGTAACAAATGTCACTATCACAAATAATTCTATAATTACGACTAATTTAACTGGTGCCCCAATTAGAATGCCGAATGTTGAAGTATCAGGATGTATGTTTATTGGAAATAGTTTACCAGATACGTCTACGTATAGTGCTAGTAGCTTGCAAATTGGGCCAACCATTTCTCAATTATCACTTTATACAAACAATAATACTATAGGAATAAACCGTGGTTTACCTGATGCTGTTGGCTTACCAGCTTCGTCAGCGGTCCCAGGATATGATGGATATGAAGCACAGTGGAGAATGGATGGTACGAGAGACTATTGGACTATATCAGATAATTCTGGCATATATACACGATATTTATATTTTCCTATATCTAATATACCGAATGGCTCAACATTGACTGGAATACAAGTACAAGGAAGAAACGCTCCACAATCTGGCAGTGAATATTTTAATGCAGAAATAATAAAGAGAAAATTACTTGAATCCGAATTTGAATCCGAAGTAATAGGAACTACAGTTGGTTCTAATGAAATGAATGTTAGTGGTTATTTCGGATATGCCCATATAACGGGTGGCGCCGGAGAAATTAGCGGTTTAACAGAGGTTATTAACCATAACGCTTTTAGATATTATGTTCGGATTACACATTTTTACGTGAATCCAACAAGTATGGATAATATTAGAGTTTATGGGGTTACTATAAGATTTAGATATTAATATTATGGAGAGTAAGAAATGACAAGATCTGGAATTGATATGTTAGAAGAAATATTATCTCATTTGGTGAATTTAGAAAAAAGATTAGATGTAATGGATAATAATATAAAAACTATTATAAATAGTACAAATTTGGCCGAGTTGGTTGAGAAAGCAACCAATACGCCTTTAGATGGGTGGGCCCGAGCCACAGCACCTGGTATATCTGATGTAAATAAAAAGATAGACAAAATAAAACAAAAATCTGGATTTCAAAATTTTAATTTTGAACCAGTTGACGCGGCAAAATTAAAAGATAATCGCATAAAAAATAAAACAAATAGGCCTGTTTTAAAAAAATCAAAAAGTATTATGGTAAAAGGAAAATTAAAAATTGCAAAAGGAGAAAGTGCGGTTCCATTAGCCAATGCATCAGTAAAAATATACGATGAAAAAGATAAATTGATAAAACAAACAAAAACAAATAGGGCTGGGCATTGGATGAGCCAATTACCTTCCGGTAGATATGTTGCTTTATTTGAAGGAGAAATTAATGGAAAGAAATTGCTTCCTCAAAATATTAATTTTGAAGTTCCAGAAAAACTTCCAGATGGCCAAACTGAATTAGAAATAACATAATTGTTGAGGAAAATATGACACTTGTTTCACATCGTGCAATATCTGATATTTTTAATTTACAACATGTTGTACAACAAACTGGAATATTTCATGGTAAAAGTATTTTAATCGATACACTTCGTGAAATTTTTTCACAAGATAGAGAGTATAAGTATGTTTCCTCTGTTTTTGGGTTTCCCAAGACTCCTTATCATTTAGGCCTTGATCCTAATGCCGGATTAGATGATGAAGAAACTACGCGAATTTTTATAGGAAGTACATACAGATATGATATAAAATTTAATCCATCTATTATTGTTAAAAATACTGGTAGTAGATATGTTCCTATTTCATTTAACCAAAATTTATTAGGTGTTATTAATAGAAAAGAAATAATTACAGATGGTTATGGCAACAGTTCTGTTATTTATACTCCTGCTTATCATACACTTGTCGGAGCTTGGGATCAGACATTTGAAGTTAAAATTGTATCAGAGAATGAAATAGATCGTGAAGAAATAGCTGATATTGTTCAAGTAACTCTTATGGGTACAAAACGCATGGATTTACAAAGGGCAGGGCTATTTATAAAATCTCTTTCTACATCTGGTGAGATTGAAGAACCATATGCTAATGATTATTTATATATGGTTTCAGTCAATTTGGATACGAGAAGTGAATGGAAAGTGCATATACCAATTAGTAATATTGTGGAGCGGATTGGTGTATGTTTGGCATTTGGGACAATAGATGGAGAAACATCTGATGCTTTGACTGTTAATGAACAGATTACCATGGCTGATATAATATAAACCTATCAAATAATGTATAAAATCTATCAATATTTACATATTAGGTGTAGATAGAGGTTTATTTAATGGATAGTAAGAAATGTATAAAATGTGGTAAAATAAAAACATTATTAGATTTCTCTTTTCGGAAGGACACAAGTAAATATCGTAATTGTTGTAAAAAATGTGATAATATACGTCATAAAGAATATTGTATAAATATAGATGAAAGAAGAGCTAAAAGGAAACAAAAATTACAGAAATATAGAGAAGAAGTAGAGTCTGGAAGTAAACAGTGTCGAAAATGCGATGAAATAAAACCTATATTTGAGTTTTATTTTAGAGAAGATACTAAGAAATACAGGTCTGAATGTAAAACTTGTACTAATATAATAAATAATAAGATATCTAAAAATGAGAATTCTAAGAATAGTAGAAGAGCATATTATATTAGAAATAAAGAAAAAATAAATATCAATCAAAAAATATATAGATCCAAAAATAGAAATAAAATAAATGCCCAAAAAAGTGAATATCGCTGTAATAATAAAGAAAAAATAATAGAACGAGACAGACAATATCGTGTCAATAATAAAGAAAAAATAATAGAACGAAATAAAAAATATTATAAGAAAAATAAGCTTAAAATTTTATCTCGGGCTTGTAAATATCGTAATAATAGAGAAAGAACCGATATACAATATAAATTGGCATGCAGATTACGGACAAGATTAGGCGATGCTATACGAAATAATCAAAAATCTGGATCAGCAGTCCGAGATTTGGGTTGTTCGATAGCAGATCTAAAACAATATCTAGAAACCAAATTTCAATATGGAATGACTTGGGAAAATTATGGATTTGGCGGTTGGCATATAGATCATATTCGTCCGTTAGCGAGTTTTGATTTGACGGATAGAAAACAATTTCTTGAGGCATGTCATTATACTAATTTACAGCCATTATGGGCAACAGATAATTTTAAAAAAGGATCAAAAATAAGCTATTAATAGGAGAATTGAACGATGGCAAATATCCCTGGACTCGCTGGCTATTCACAAATAGGAGTCTTTTCACGTGTGCGCACTTTCAGACGTGGTATATCGATACCAGGAGGCTTACGTATTTTAGCTATTATAGGACTAGGAGAACGTGAAGAAACGGTAGTTCTCAGCGCTGAGGGCGATGGTGCTGACGGTGTAAACCCAGATTTCTCTGGATCCAGTGCCTCCGATGGAAGACATTTTGAACTATCTAAAATCAATCTAGTATCTAAAAGAACATCGGTATATTTAAATGGCATTCCATTGACTGGATTTGAAGATACGATAGATACTGATCCTTTCGATAATAGATATGACTATCGTTTAGAACCATCCACTGGTCGTTTAGAATTACAACGAGCCTCTCTTGTTGACCAGGGTGGTATGTATGCTCCTCCTGGTACGTCAAATGTTGGTGATGGGTCTATGTCTACTATTGAACTCATTGATGCCAATGCTCCGACCGAAACATGGACATTTAGAGCCACGAGTGTAATACGAGATGCTTACGGTGACCCAGTCCCAGGAGTCACTGTATTTACGGCTACAGGGTCAGAATCAGGCCAACCAGTTGATGCCTATGGGGCCCCAGTCGTTTTTATTAGTGATGGTGAAGTTCGCGACAACGGAATCCTAAGAGTTGCAATTACTGAGGGATCAGTAGCCTTCGAACGTGGCGACCGTTTCACTGTTAGAGTTTCAAGTCGCGTTTTATCTGAAGGAGACCTGTTGGAAGCTAGATACATAGCCAATGAAGATTTATTGGATCCACAATTTTTCGTAGATTCGAATAAACTTTATGCAAAACATGGTACTCCATCTGCTACGAATACTTTGTCTCTTGGCGCTGAAATGGCTTTTGAGAACGGTGCCTTTGGTATTCTTGCATTACAAACAAAACCTCCTATTCCGAGAAGAACTACTGAGGTACTCTTAGAGTCTGATAATCCATTGTCAACCTCGACAGAGGGTTTTCCTCCAGTTGGAATCCCACTGTCTTCAAGTGACATAGATGCTTTTAGGTACACTATTGATGGCGGTATACCTGATACAGATACAGTTGTTAATATTTTTGTGATAGATAGAGATGATAGTAACACAGAAACTCAAATATTTCCAACTAAAGTAGAATTTTTTAATTCCGGTATTACATCTGATCCATTTAATGGTTTCATAGATAATCCGAATTATACGTATAGTTACACAGTTATTTTAGATGGCCAAGTTGAAGACGAAGGGCACGATGGTATAACTGTTGCTGGTCAATACACTTTTCAAGCCGACTCGGCATCTTTTGCGGCTTATAATATAGAGGCTGGAGAAGTTGATACTCTTAAAAAATTAAGAATTTTGAGTCGCGATAGATATGGAAATGATGCTAGTGATGTAGCCGGAGAATATACTATTACTGCAGTTGGTGATGGAGCTGGTGACGACTCGATCATTACAGTTACAAAAACTGGGTTCTCTGGGTGGACTGCTTCATTAACTGACCTTAGGTGGGAACTGGTAGATGATGCTGATCAGTCAGCTAGATTGTTACTAACTGGTGATTTATATACTAATGGAACAATCAGGCAACGAGATGGTCTAAAAATTAGTTATATTGATCAAGATGATGCTGACTTTTACGACAATAATTGGGCTGCTGCACTTGAATCACTTGAAGCAATTGATGTTCAGATGGTAGTGCCGCTACCAAATTGTTGTTATAGTGCTATCCAACAGGCTACAGTATCACATTGTATTTTGATGAGTAATACAGCAAATAAATATGAACGAGTGGCATTGATAGGTGCTCAACCTGGTGTTACAAATGCGGCTTTAGCTGGCAGAGAACTAGTAGCGGTTGAGGATATTGGCGTTGTTGAAGGCATACAGGGTGACGACGCTGAAGAAGTATTAGCAAATAATATTGAAGATTTACAAAATTTTGACGTTAGTACCAATTATGGCCATACTTTTAGATGTGCATATTTCTGGCCAGATGAAATCATTAGAGTAATTAGTGGTACTCGTACTACAATACCTGGATTCTACATGGCAGCTGCTGCTGGTGGATTGTTAGCATCAGAACCGAATGTTGCACAGCCCCTAACCAAGAAAAATTTGACAGGATTTGTGATTTTACGTAGTAAGATCTTACGACCAATTGAATTAAATGAACTTGGTGACAATGGAGTTATAGTAGTACAGCCAATAGTTGGTGGCGGTAAAATGTTACATGGTAAGACAACTACATCTAGTGGTCTGGCAGAAGAAGAAGAGTTATCAATTGTATTTATTCGAGATAGAACTGCTAAAGTATTACGAAATGTTCTTCAAGGATTTATCGGTCAACCAGAAGATCCAACATTAGTTGCTTCAATTGCTGCAATGGTAACTAAGGCTTTGCAGGCTCTGATTGCACAAGGAATATTAACTACATTCAGGAATTTGAACGTTGGCCGCGATGACGTGGATCCAAGGCAATTTAATGTTTCCGTTGAGGTTTCTCCTAACTATCCTGTGAATTGGATTTTTATCGATGTTTCGGTAGGATTGTTATAAAAATCAATAGAATAAAATGGATAGAAGAAATCTTAATAAGGTCGGTTGCAAAGGATACAATATTGATAACAAAGAAATAGTAAGATTATATTTGGTAGATAATCTTACTATGAAAGAAATAGGCGAAAAATTCAATATTTCCCGTTGGACCGTGTTAGACAGATTAAGAAAACTTGGTATAAGAAAAAATATGCGCCATTTTGTAAACCATGATTCTTTTAATAAATTTACAAAAGAATCATGTTATTGGGCAGGTTTTATAGCGGCAGATGGCAATGTTTCTAAAAACATGATCCATGTTGAATTGCAATATTCTGATTATAGACATTTAGAAAAACTATGCAGATTTGTAAATCGGGATACAATGTTATGGGAAAGATCTAGATTAAGAGGAATAAAAACATTTAAATATGTAACTATGTCAATTGTGTCTAATAAAATTGTCAAAGATGTTGCTGAAAAATTTAACATTGTACCAAACAAAACATTTGTTTTACAACCTCCAAATATTCCTGATAATATGATTAATCATTATATTCGTGGATATATTGATGGTGATGGTTCTATAGGTTGGCACAAACATAGTAATAAACCAAGAATACACATAGTTTCTGGATCTAAATATATAATAAAATGGCTTAAAAGTATAATTGAAAAAGAAAACATTACTGGTAATCCAAAAATTAAATGCCTTGGAAACAAACACAATTTAGAATATTCTGGTCTACAAACTTATTCAATTCTAGATTGGCTGTATGCTGGTTCAACAGAACAAACTCGTTTAGATAGAAAATATGAAAGATATAAAAAATATAAATTACAGGAGTGTACCAAGAAATGACTGATAATGGTTTCCCAAACACCGGAACCTTCATAAATGCCGGAAATCGTACTAATTCGGGCCTTTCAACACAAATTATTATAAAGGTTTATAATTCGCCAGTAGGTGCTCTACAAAACTTGTCTGTCGCTCAAAATAGACCGTTATACCGTATACCAGAAATTGGCACAGACGGTATAATTGAAATTGTTCCAAATGCGGCAACAACGTATGAATTAACTGCTAATCGAATTGTATTTGACCAATTACGCTTACCTGAATCATTTTCACGAGGATTTAGATTTATTGCAGCCCAGAGGGTCCCATTTGACATAGATGTTATTGATATCAGCGGCACAGATCCAAACGCGCCGGATGATGACAGCAATAAGGTTGTATCGACTTATAAAAATTGTTGGTTTACTAGATACGAAACGCCATATGCTGCTGACAATTATATTATCACTGAATCTGCAACTATATGGTGTGAAACTGCTTATCTAGTACAAATCGGGCGAGATGGCTCATTGCGTCCAGTTGAACGGCAGACTGATAATGCCGGCATAGAGGCTGATGTTAATTATGGAAATCGCCGTGGCTCTCTTGATGCTGCAGGATTGGTTAATTCTCTATTCGAAGGCGAAGAAGCTGTTGAATACCCATCGACATAGTAATTCTATATAAAGTTCAAAATGAGTAAGCTCCCTCCGTTTGATTTTATCCATTGGTACATTAACACAAAACACGCGCCTGTCACAACACAGGCGTTGTGTATTAATTTTATAGATATCTTTAAAAAGAAAATTGTCAAAATTCTATAATGGCATCACTTATTATGTGAAAACAAAAAAATATTTGAATAAAAAATAGTAAATAATAAAAATGGATTATTGAAAAATAATTTTATAAAGGAGAAAGTTCATGGCTACACTTAGACATCAAGATATGAATACGACAAGAGAAGAGCCGAGACAGACTAAACCACATACGTATGTTGTTGATGATGCAACACAACCATCTGTTTCGTCTATTGATGAACGCATGGCGCAATTTGAAGCACCTGTACAACCACAAAAAACCGAAATAGGGTTCCCTCTTCCTCCAAAAAAGCCAGTTTCAAAAACACTAGAAAAACTGATATTTATAGGAAGATTAACAGAAGAAGTGGAAATAGATAATATAAAATTTGAAGTGAGTACTCTAACGAATCGGGAAAATAATCAGATAGTCAAGATGATGTACAATTTCTCGGATGCGGCAGATTTATTTACTTTGAGAATTCTTACACTTGCAAATGCAGTTAAGAAAATAGATGGTATGTTTCTTGATGATATAGATATTGATGGTGAGTTTGAAAGCGATTTTCATAAACGAACTTCTATAATTGATAATCTACAAATTTCTGTGGTTAGCAAATTATATGAAGCATATGAAAAATTAACTGGCGAAGAAGAAGAAATATCTAAAAATGATGAAGAACTAAAAAACTTGTAAAGGAGCCTTGGCACAGGCTCCGTTGGAAACTTTGCAAAATGTGGAATGTGCCGGTAGACCACGAACAATTTAATGAGATCAATACCGCTCAATGGATGTGGTATTATCATAATTTTTTCGAAGATGAAGAAGAGAAATACAATCAATACCGAGACTTTATAGAATATCATGCTAGTTTTATGGAGCCCGAGGCTGTACGTAAAATTAGAGAAGCGCGTGAAGAATCAGTAGAAGTTCCTCATGATGAATTTGTTGCTGGTATTGAGTATTTCTTTGGCAGACAAATTAATCTTCCTAAAGAAAAGCGTAAAAATTCGGAGACGCATAATATAGATCCAAAATCTACTATTAGACGATCAGATAATTATAAAGTGAATAAATCAAAATCTGAACACCCAAGAAAATTTGTAGATTATGAATTTTGGTTAAATCTCAATCTGGAGTAAATTATGGCTGATGAAAATGCGCCAAATACTATGCAGGATATTAATGTAAATATAAATATTCCTGAAGCAAGTGCAGAGCAATTAGCTGATCAAACATCTAGAATTAAAGAGGCAGCAATAAATTTGCGCGAATCTGCTGGGCAATATTCACAAATGCTTGGTAGGTTAGTTGAGTCTCCAGATGTTAAGTTACCATTACCCCCAGGAACTGATCAAGCCTTTAGACAAGCTCAACGCGGGGCTAATCGATTCAAAAGAACACTAGATAGTATGAGAAATTCACCTGGTTTTACTGCCGTAGAAAGTGGTTTACAGAATGTTATTAAAAATACTGGGCCAATGGGTAGATTAATTGAAAAGACATTTAAGGGTATATCAAACCATGCTGATGAATTTAACCGAATATTGGGTTCTGGTACAGCTCTTGGTGTGTTAATAGGGATAGAAAAAGTACTAGGAGGAATTGATACTAGAACAAAAGTATTTTCTAAATTGCAACAAAGTTTAATCGATGTTCACAAGTATGCATTGCAGGCAAGTATGGGTATAGGCGAAGGATTTAGAGACGCACAAGGAAGTGTAGAAGATATACAAACACAATTTGGCCAAACAATGGTAACTACTAATACTTTGCGCAAGGATGTTTTAGAAGTTGGCGAAACACTTAAACAGGCATTTTCGGCTAGAGATACATTTACTGGAATCGAAAATTTAAGAGATGGTACTAATAAGATGCATTCAGCTATGAATCTAGCTAATATTGCTATTCTAGCTAGTACTGCCAGAGGAATGGAAGCTACGAAAGCTGCTGATATGTTGGCCAATGCACATTTGAACCTAGGAGAATCTGTTGAAACTGCGGCTCTAATATTCGGGCAAATTGATCAAGCGGCTGAAAATTCTGGTATGCAATTTTCCAAGGTTGCTGATCTTATTATGGGTGCTACTGATAATATGAAATTGTGGGGAGGAACTGTTGCATCGGTAACTCCTACCTTTAAGGCATTTTCAGATGCTCTTGGTGAAGGAAGAAAAGGGTTAGTAGAACCATTATTTAATAGATATATGCAAGGTATTAGAGATATGCAAGTTGAAATGAGAGCATTAATTGGTCTAACTGCTGGGATGGGTGGTGGCGGTGGTGGCACAGCTATTGGTGCAGCATTGCAAATGGAAGCATTGATGGAAAAGGGTCCGGAAGGAATGGCAGAAATGTCAGAAAAACTTATCAATACTATAAAAGAATTTACTGGCGGACAGATGTTAACTAGAGAACAAGTTTTAGAAAATCCGGCACTAGAAAACCAATTCATGATTCAACGTCAATTATTAGAACAAATGACTGGTTCCTCAACCGCTGAAGCTAACCAAATGATAGAAATACTTCAAAAAATAGATGAAAATGGAATTGAAGGTGTTGAGAACGCTAAAGAACGTCTTAATGAATTAACAAAAAGTGGTGAGGATACTAGAAAAGCTACCACCAATGATATGGTAAATGCTACACTCAAAGTAGAAGCTGCTATTCACACACAAGGAAAACAAATAGCAAATGTTATAAATAATCTAATGAAATCTTCTGGTGCCCGAAGAGTTGTTAGATCTGCCCAACGTGCTACAACTAAAATGGCTACTGGAGATATTAGCGGATTGCGCGGTATTAAAGAATTTATAACAGATATTAGCTCAACAGATATATCTGGAAAAGTTGAAAGATTAACTGGAAGAAGAACTAGAATGAAAGAAGAACCAGATATTATAAGAATAGGCAAAGAATCTGGTTTGTTATTTGTTAATCAATTAATGGGAGAATTAGCTAGAAAGCGTGATGTTACTATTGCTGGTGGTCCAGGAGGTTTTAAAGAAATGCGCGGACGGCCTAATGTGGTTACACGAATGGCTGCTGGGCAAGAAATAAATACAAGATTCGTTAAAAAAGATATACAAAATACTATTAAAGCAATTACACAAGAAATTAGCAAACTGCAAGAGATTAAACAGACAGGAAATCTTACGCAAGCCCAAGCCGCAAAACTTGTCACACTGAGACAGTCAGAACAACAATTACAAGGCATGGCTAGACAAAAGAGGATAAATTTATCTGAAGTTGGCGACGTTAATCAATATACAAAATATAATCTTCCTCCAACCATTAATCGACGTATGCCGAAAATGGCTACATTAGAAAGACGAACTGTCCCAACTCAAGATATTTTGAAACAGCCAAGAATAGATGATGTAATTGAGAAACAATTGTCTATGTATAATAGGAATATTGCTAATAATATGGAAGAGCAACTACGACATGTTGCTAGGCGTCCGGCACGCATTCAAGTGGAAGAGGCCCAACAAGCTGCTCGCGAAATTAAAAATGTTTCTAAAGAGAATATTACCCAAACACCAGAAACAATAGAAAAAAAGATTGTACTTAAAGTCGTGCCAGATAGGCAAACTGTAACTATAGAAGTGGATGAAGCAAGAATGGCTGAAGTAGCTAAGAGGGTGACTGGAGAAATAATAGATTAATAAGAGGTTTCGATGGCTTACAAATCATATGTATATAGTATATCAACTAATTTTCCAAATAAAAAAGTGCACTTAGGTACTTTAAACGTTGAGATCAGATCTAGTAGTGTTGCTAGAGTGTCGTATGGTAATATTGTTGCTAATTTTGTTTCTGCATCTAGGAATGGAGACAATATATCTATTACATATAGTAACGAGTTATCTTCGATTGATAAAAAGAAATTAGATAATATAATACGCACGCATAATGGAACAAAAAAGGCAACTTCCAATGATGATAATAAAAAGTGGCATGAACAGGTCCGAGAAGATATTGGATCTTTCTTAAATTATTTTGAAGAATCTCCAAATTATAGATCAGCATCAGGTGTTACTAATAGGGATAAACAGATAATGACATGGAGATTGCCAAATGGAAGTTCTGTTCAAATGTATATAAATCCACAAAATTTTGTTGTTGCTGAAAGTAAACAAATAAACCATACACGTACGAAAGGTGGTTTTGTGGTACAATATTGGGGAGATAATTTAACCAGACTTACTATATCTGGGACTACCGGATCTTCTGGTATAAAGGGAATTCAAGTATTAAGAGATATATATAGGGCAGAAAATCGAGCTTTCGAACTGATAGCGGCAACTCAAATAAATTCACTGACCGATTTAATTTCTGATGGGTTGACTATTGATAATGCTTCAGCAGTAGTATCGCATTTTGCTAATGATTTGCGTAATAGTTCTTTTATTTTACGTCCCTCTTTGGCTTCATTAGCACTAAGTATTTTGCTATTTTATCAAGGCATACAATATAAAGGATTTTTTACTGATTTTACTATGACCGAGAGCACAGCGAAACTTGGTTTGTTTGACTATAATATAACTTTTGTAGTTACAGAAATTAGAGGAACGAGGGAAAACTTTATGGCTTGGCATAAAGAGCCACTGGCTGATAGTCCTGGAGCTCAATTAGCATCTGGTGTTTTAAATGCCGTTGGAAATTCAATTAGAAGTGCGGTCGGGTTACCAGAACAAGCACAAAACCCGCCACAGTTCCACCCAGAATCAGCTCCACTAAGTTTTGGAGGATCTGAACTAGGAACAGATTCTGCTTCTACTATAGCTAATATGTTATAAAAGGAATAATCATGGCAATCGTTTTTGGTGGTGATGCTGGAATTGTAGAAAATTCATATTATGGTTTTTTATCAGAGATTAGTAAAAAATTTGATGATCTGGTAAATACACTAAACCAAGGATTATACAGTCCAGATAATTGGCCTCCTCCAGCGCCAATATTAGAAAAGGTACATATTGACGATGGTTTTGAAAATGTCCCTGGTACATCGTATGTTGGGTCTACAATAGATAATGTTGATGATATAAAACAACGAAGAATCTCCTCTCAGGAACCGCATGCAACTATATACATTAAAAAGCGCGCTTTTTGGGGACTAGCTGATGAAAATGATACACGGTTTATGGATAAAGGAGAAAAATTATATTTACGTGCAACAAAAATATTATTTGAAAAAAAGTGTAATCAACTTGCCTCTTATGAAGCTTTGACAAAAGTTTCTAAACTCGTATCTGAAGATGCCGACTTAGATGCAATTAGGATAGAACAAATTATTGACTTGTTAGACGAATTCATAGAAGATAGACTATACAATCTTGAAAAAGATGCTGCTACTGCAATTTCTATTGACCCAAATAATATATCTTTTAATGAACAAATAATTACTCAATTAAATGATTTAAAAAATAATACGACAAAAATTTCTCCGATTGTTGACGCTTTAAGAGAAATCTGTCAAAAACAGAATAAATTAAAACAAGCTGTAAATACAAACTGGGTAATAGACCCAGATCAATTAGATATTTTTAACATCGGTCGTGGTAGCGGTGTGATAGAATTAACTATGTTTAATAACTTGTCTACGTCATTAGGCTTCGATAATATTGAGGGCCAAGTAAGTTTTAGCATACAGGATCCATACAACCTAATGAAAATTACTACTGATGATATAGAGATGTCATTATCTTCAGCTCATTCAGAAATAGAAAGTATGAAAAATACAGATAGTTCTGGAAATTGGGTATCATTAAAAGGGCCACAGACTATATTAGAACAAGCACGTAATAAAGAAAAAATTCTTCGTGATATCAGAGAAAATAGAATTGCGGAGCTCCTTGGCACGAATAAAAGTATTATAGGTTCTTCGAATATATCGGAAATAATTTTTGAGATAAGTCCAACATCCTATGCACAAAATAAGGTTGTTGCATATACAACATCTTTAGCAAAACCATCTTATAATAGAGATCAGTTAGTACTATCTATGATAGACTTTCCAGTTGAACAACAACTTACTGTAGAGGAAAGAGAGCTTGTTGGTGAAATTTTTAAGTTATTAGGCGAATATTCGGCAGCTGTCGAACATCTTAATAATGATTTAATGGAATTAAATTCTAACGAACATGTAAAACACGCTAGACGTAATTTACGATTACATTATCTTGGTAAATCAATTATACAAGCAATGGATGGCTTACACATATATATTCGTGGTAATACATATAAACATGGAGAAGTTGTTGGGCCTCTTAGTCATTTGTTGAATGGATCAGCTTTTATTAAAAATGCCGCCAATGATCCAAATGCAACAGATGCTGTACTTATAGAAGAAATGCGACAATTTGGATTAGATGACCTTGGATTAGATGTAGATTTTTATAGAACTATTAGAACTGGAAGTTTTATGCGTAATGCTGGAATGCATGTATTTGGCGGATTAGTTACATCAGTTAACGAACGATATGATGCTGGTAGTGGAGTATACATTACAAATGTTTCTGGTAAAAGTAATGCTAGATGGTTAAATTTATCCAGAGTTAATATCAAACCAAGTCTAAGCCAACCACAAGGATTATTAGAAGATCCTCTTACAGCATTTTCGTATAAAATAGATCCCGCAACTGGACTAATATCAGAAAAACCAGAACCATTACCAGGTAATTCTGCAGTTATGGCATCGGAAAAGGAAAGTGAAACATCTGAAACTGCAAATGTAGCAAGATTAAGATTCAAATCCGGTACCAATAAATGTAAATTAGTTTCTCTGAATAATTGGGAACAAGATTATGCAAAAATAGAAAGTGGGCTTACACCGATTTGGAAACATGCGCCTGGAATGATATACAAGTGGAAACCAGGAACTATGGTTGCAACTATTGATGCCAATTTAGATAAATCTTTACAAGGGAGTGAAGATGATAATAAGGCACTTAAAAGGTATGTTGGATTGACTGTAGTAGAAAATCCATTTGCTGGACTAGATGCTGCTGATATAATAAGTCTTCTAGTCACTGGATATCCACATAGCGCTGAAAGATTTTATAAAGCCGCCAATACTGTTGGGACATTCAAAGCAACCGGTTCTAATGCTAGCCCAAGTTTTTTTCATTCTTTTTTTGATATAACGAGGTCAACAAATAAAGCATTAGGAAACTTTGAACCATTCAGAGAAATTGTAACAGATGGTATGGCTTTTACCAAACAACTAGCTTTACGTGGGACAATACAAAAAAGTTATTCAGAAATAGAACGTTTGAGAAAAGAGTTAGCTAAAGCACAAGACTATCTTTTAAGTATAAATAGAAGTATTCATGATAAAGAGACCAATCGATTAAGCAATGATATTGACGAACAGGATAGGCAAAGAAGCCAAAAAGCGTGGGAGACATATAGAGACAACCTTGTTGAACAAATAGATTCGGAAGAAGAATTTATTTATAAGAACCTAAAAAGTGCTAAAGAACAAGGTATAATAAGGGATGTAGATGATGTAGTTTTTAATTTAGCTTCTTTGTCGAGCGGTATAGAAACTAGTGCTCATGCGGAGCAAAATAAAAATGTTAGGCTTAAAAATAAATTTTTACAGGTCCGGTCGCAGTATGCATGTAAATTTAATGAAGATAAAAATTTATTAATTGTATCAGATGAATATGATACTAACGCTAATATACAGGCATTTGTGGTAGGATTACAAAATCAACCATTCAGTTTATTTAATAGTGAGTTTAAGCATCCAATTGAAATTTGTAGGACCGTTGCGGAAACATTGAATATGGAATTCTACTGTGATTCGCAAGGACATTTAAGATTTAGACCACAACAGTATAACAAGATTCCTCTTTCATTAATATTGAAAATGTTTATGTTGAACGACAGAAAAGGAGTACAATTGTATCCAGATTTTTTAAAACAATTGTTCAAAAGTAGAGAAATAACTACCAGAGAAGAAATAGATATAGTTGATATCGAGATAAGGATAAAAGCATATTTATTGAATCTTGGTTCTGAATACCAAGATACCGATGTTTTATTAAGCACTGTAAAGAGTGAATCAGCTAGTGACCAAATTGTGCGTGGGCAATATTTAACATCGTCTACAAACATAGATTCGAAATCAATATCCAAAGAAATAATCAAATTATCTAATAGTCTAGAACTGAAGACGGGATTTAAAGGGAAATTTCAAAATGAAGATCAGGTTGAATTAGAAGTTGAAAAGTACAATAATCCAGCGACGCCCAATGTCAATTCTATGAGATTAAAACTTGCTAATGAAATTAAGATGTTGTTAAGCAGAAAACAACAACTTAGTGATTTAAAAGATAAACTGGATGCCCAAGGAAAGGCATATGAAATCAATTTTGCTGATTTCTCGCCAGCTTCACAAGATTCATTAAATGAATTGTTGGCTCCATTTGGTAATTTGATAGAGGACGATTATACAGACTTTTTAGGCCCCGGATCAGCTAGCAGATTTATAATATATGATGATCAAATTATAAGTTTCGAATTTACTGAAGATGAACAGAATGCTACTTGTAGAGCAGATGTTACTGGGCAACATAATTTAGTTGGATCTCCAGGATCTCTAACCAAAAATATGCCTAATATATGGGCTGGAGCAACCGATTTTGATATGTGGAGACAATACGGTTATCGTTCCTTACCTACACAAAACAAACCGTTTTTAAAAGATGCCCAAAGCCAATGTGCTCCTTATGCCTTATTCTTGTTATCTCGCGCTCGCAAGGATATATTACGAGGGCGTATTACATTATATGGAAATGAATATTATCAGCTCGGAGATGTTGTTTACATAAACGCAAAAGATTTATTATTCTATGTAAATAATGTATCACATAGTTTTGATTATAGTAGTGGTAATTTCACAACAACATTAGACTTAAGATATGGGCATCCTCTTGGAGAATATATACCTACTCCGTTTGATATTATAGGGGAGTCATTAATCCGGAATCAAAAAAGGTTTAACAAAGTAATAATGTCCAGGGAGACCTCTAGTATTGACCTTGGAGTTCATTTAGGTATGGTAATTTTTGAGAACGAAGAAAGTGATGATGAACATAAATCTATGTTATCTAGTAGGTTCGCAAGATTCAATATACGTGAATTAAAGCGCTCTTTACTTACAGCGCATAATTATATTGTATCGAATGATAAAGATATATTTCCAAAAATAGAAATACGCGGGTGGTGTTTAGATGAAGCCAATATAGATAAAGTCCAAAAACGTATGGATGCTGTTGTTACATGGTTTGGCCAACCAGTTGGGAGATGGCTTAAATTTGAAAGAGATGATAGATCAAGATATATTGTAATTGGTAATCAATACAAAAAGCTAGAAAATAACCAAATATATAACCATATTGTTAAAAATACTCAAGAAGAAGGTAAGAAGCCGGTAGAGCCGGTTAATTTATCTAAAGAACTTGAGGGTGAAGATTTAGAAAGATTTAGAATACCAAGTGAAGAAGTATATAACGCTCTACCAGAGGATGATAGAGATCCAACTAATATAATAGAAATAGTATTAATGTTGGAATAATTGGAGATATTTATGGGAGTTCCTATATTAAGCTTACGTGTGGCAATGGTTCGTAGTGTTACACGTACATTTGTACAATGTGATTATCTCGGTAATACTGGAGAGAAAACAATACGATGTCCAATATCCTACCCATATATCAGTAATGGTGGGGGTTTTCTACAAGGTATTGAAATTGGAACTTTAGTGTTAATAGGAACTGGTCCAAGCGAAGAAAAGTTTATTGTATCTTATTTGCCATGGCGAACTACTTATTACAATATGGACGGCGTCCAAGATGTTCCATTTTATCAACAACCTATTCCTGAATTAGAAGAAGGCGAATTAATGATTCGTTCTAGTCGTTCCGGATCTTTTATAGATTTACCATCGTATGGTAATATTATCTTAGATGCTAGATCTGGAGATGATGAAGGTGATTTAGAATTATCTACTTCAGCTAAGGCATTGTTTTCAAGGTCCAATAATAAATATGAATTTACAGAAGCTGGTAGATCAATTGATGGAATAATAAAAAGAGATAAAAATAAGACAGAATATGAGTTTGACACTAGTATATTAAATTTTTTATCTGGCGATCTGTATGATGATTTGTTAAGTCCTATAGGTCGATCCCCGACAGATGAAGTGCAGAATCGAACTACAACAATAATTAGAGATTTTATACGTAATCCTGCTCTTGTAGAAAAACGTAGCATAATATATGAATATGCCAATAGTTTTGGTGTTAGAAATATTACATCGGAAGCTAAGGCCATGATTACAATGGAGAATACCGATGGTACAGAAAATCTAGTAGTTGTTAATGGTGACAGATCTAATCGAAGAACAGACGTGTTAAACCTTAACATGTTCAATTATAACCATCTTGCAGAGCATGTACTTGGTACTGTAGTAGATATTTATGGTAATGTATTGGATATTAATCGTAATATCATTAATATACCTGATGTTAATACACTTGATACAAAAAATGGTACAACAAAATCATTGCAAAATTTATATAGATATATGCGAAGATCTATAAAATATCATTTTGAAATTAATTCAAGAAAAGAAATAGATGGCAATGAACCACCTAGAACTATAGATAATATCTCAGAATATGGGCGAGAACACAGTCGCTGGAGTATTGATGTTGATGGTGAAGGTTTGACAAAAATTAATATCCCGGCCTCTTCTAATACCGGAAATATACCTTTGTTAGCTAGATATTTAAACTCTGTTTCGTCCGATAAAGATGGGAATGCCATAGAATCGGATCGGAATAGCGGAAGTTTTAAAGACGAAGATTTTATTGATATTCGTGCTATTCCGTTTGGACAAAAAACACAACAAATTTTAAATTCAGAATATTCACCAACTACAATAAACGATAGTAATATTACTACTGCTGGGACAGCTTATCATGATTTAATGACAATTGCTTCATTGATATTTTCCGAAGGAAAATGGAAAAGTTCTGGAGATCGTATGACATCATCTATAAATAATAAAATTGGATCTAATCAGGCCAATGCGGGCGGAAAAAGTTTGCACACTAATTTAGATGGTAGTGCCGAAATATCTATAGGATCAGATTCGGCAGACAAAAAATCTCTTGTATTAGACTTGGAAGGGGCAGTAATATCTTGTTATGGCACTGATAATAGAGGAAGGAGCCTCATACATCAATCGGATGGGGACGTTCTTATGCAAATTGGTAACAACAATAATCCTGGTAGACTTGAAATACATTTGAACACTGGGAAAAACAAACCAAGCCAAAAAATAATTATTGATGAAGATGGTATGACTATAGATGTTCAAGGGAATATGTTATTATCGTCTAGCGGAAACTTGACTCTTGGGGCCGGCGGATTATTAACATTAGCAGGAGAATTAATTTGGAATTATGGATCTTTTGATTCATCCGTTGATGGAACACGTTCTGCAACAGGATTTGAACGAATGGTATTGCGTAATGGAATACCTGATCACATGTAAGGAGATTGTATATGGGAGATTTTCATTTTATCGATGATCCAACAGCATTACAAATAATAGCAACCATTTTAAATATGGCTGGTCCTAACTTTAATGCTCCCTACGATTCGTCTGCTCAACCGACAGATGGAGTAGCCAAAAGTGATGAATCATTAACACAGTATAATTGTCCTGGCGGAACTACAATTCGTAGTATGTCAAATCCAGCATCTACGCCTACTATGGGATGGGTAATAAGTAGTTTGTTGACATCTTTAGGACCAGTTATTTCGGCCTATGGATTATTATTGCCAATTCTTGGGGTGATACGAGGTATAATAGAGATTTTGTGTTGCTTGATGAATCCATTTTGTGTAATTCCGGCCGTTATTAGGCTATTCACCAAATGGATACCACCATTCATTTCATTGTTTCCGCCAATTGCTGGAGCAGTAATTATTGCTAGTACAATTAAATTAATATTGGCTATGGTGTATTTTATATTGACTGAAATAGTACCAACAATCCAGTTAGTAATCAAAAATATAAGAATGGTTGTAGAGGCATTTTCTTCTGGTAATGAAGCTAAAGCTAATGCTGGTAAACAAAAACTTGCCGCTTTGTTAATTGATTTCTTGAATAGGATAGGTATTCTATCTGTAGCAAAACCATTGCTTGACCTAGTATTTTTAATTTTAGGATTAGTATCTGGATTTCCGTGTGGGAGTGGGAAAACATCTAGTAAGAAATTACCCGTAATGACACAAGGAACACCATCTTTTGACCAAACTATTGAAGATACTTCGTGTTGTAATAATTCACAATGTCCACCAGAAATCGCAAATCCACCGAGTGGTAGAGCCGTGCTAACACCTACCTTTTTTGGTGATGCACCACCATTGTGGTGCTGGCAATTAGTTCCAATAACTGGGCATAGTAATATAAAAAAACTTAGACCCTATTTACAAGATTTAAAATCTCAGCTTAATCCACAATTAGATGAGCCAATAGATGAGGCTGTACCAGTAGGATCAAAATATGACGCTGCTCATTTTAGATTAAGAATTCTTGGTAGACGTGGACAAAAATATTGTGTAACATCGACAACACCAACAGAACCAATTGGCAGTATTGTCGTACCAATAGCATCTATTACAAGTAAAGGAAAAGTATTAGTAAATAATGTAAATTTAACATCTTATCGTGGCATAGTGGATTATTGTATTGAACCAAATTATGAACAATTAGTTGGCAGAAATATTATTGCTGTTGGTTGTCATCCAGACGTATTGCGCGTGAAAAACAATATACAACAGCGATTCGATAATTTAGAGATATCTGGATTGTCGAAATACCCTGAGCTTGGAGATATTCCTGAAATATATACAGATATGTCAGATAAATTAAATAATAATTTAAAAAGAGTACAATCATTGGTCGAAGACCCATCATTAGATGATATACCAATCATTGAAGAATTAGGAGATGAAATGGTGAATTTATTATTTGCTGTTGTGGGAAAGATGACCGATAGATTAAACATATTATTATCTAGGATTACCGATAAAATAACAAGTACATTTGAGGTTGATAAACATATAGTAAAAGCTGGTGGTATTGATAAAGCGCTTATACAAATAGTACCAAGAGAAGCGGGTGGCGTTGCTGTCGCTCAGAATTTACCTACTGGTTCAGATATAAGCGTTGAAATATTTACTGATTTTGGTACTTTACAAAACCAGTATAGAGATAACAATACCGGTATGATAACTGCTGAATTAATATCTCCATTCCCTGGAATAGCCAATATAACAGCTAAAGTAAACACGGATTTTATAACTAATTTTGACGGTGAAAATGAATCGATTAAGACTGAACGCGTCAAGTTTGTTGCTGATGCTATAATGCCTAAACGACGTACTATATCTAGACCATCTCATAACAGGAAAGTGAGCTCTGGCATAATTAATGAGAGGGAGCCTGGAAATAGATAATGTCTAATCAAAATAATGATTTCAACTTTGAAAACTTTTCTGTTCGAGCTATTCGTTATATAGATTCGTTAAGGTCATTTGGTAAGTCAGGTACTAAACCAAATGAATCTAGAATTAATGCTTTTTATAGGGCTCTTGGCCTTCCGACTGTCATTCCAGAAAATGAACGAGATTGGATTGATGGAAAAACAGATGAATTTAACAATGGAAATATCAATAATTTGAATTTTATTTCATATAAGGCTGATTTAGATGAACGTATCGGATTATTCGATAGAAAGGCGACAAATGAAGAAATTAATAACTTTTTAGATTTAAATAGACAAAATATTAAATCTAGTTTATCAAAAAATGAAAGCAATTATAGATATCGTGGAGTATTATTTCCTATGATTGTGGATGGTAGAATAAATATATTTCCACAGAGTAGACGAGTTGGCGGAGCTTTTATGTCGAATAGAGATTTAAAGCATGAGATGATAAAATATAAAAAACCATTCATAGAATCAATATTATATTTTAAATTGAAAGGGGAAAATTCTATTGATAGTTCTAAACAGGTCAACACAAGTGCTGCTTTTCAAAATATTGCATTAGGAGACCTAAGCAATAATGCATCGATAAGGTTGCGCAAAACCTTGTATACTGTCTCTCATACATTTGAAAGAACTGTTCAAAAGATAAATTATTTAAGAGGATTAAGTGGAAAAGTTGTTATTCCTAACGTTCCTAATATTGCGCAGCAAAACCTAAGTATGCAAAGTATTGATGAACAAATTGGACTATTAGATTACAGAATAAATCAACAAACAATAAAAGAAAGTTTTCAAAATTCTGTTTTATCTTTATTTCAGTTCGACGACAATATAAACCTTGATACTCGTAATTTACAAGGGGAAGGTTTGGTTGATTTATTCCTTGAAATGTTAGTTCCCCAAAATAGGACCAAGAAACAGAGACGCAATCTTAATATTCAGCAAGATAAGGTTCACTTGGAAATTAAAGAAATATTTAGATCTATGGATCTTATGTTCGGAACATTTAGTGGAATCTCTGGAATTGATATATTAGTTACAATAATTGCACTTTTTGAATTAGACTCAACATATTTGACGGGTTTGTTGAATAAAAAATCGCAAGACAGATTGAAAGATATAAAAGGACAAAATCTTCCTGCTGTAACAAATGCTAAAGGCTTAAGTGAGTCAATTAATAAATTACAAACTGAAATTACTAAAATATTTGATGAATTATCTGGATACATAAAAACTATTAAACATGAAGACAAAGTACGTAATAGATATTCAGAAGGAGAACAATAAATGTCATTCGATTTGGCACTTATTAATGGTGATTTGAAAATTATATCCGATGGTAGTATAAAAACTGTTCAAGACACAGATAAGCTCAGACAAGATATTTTAAAGATATTAATAACATTACTTGGGTCAAACAGATTTCATCCATGGTATGGATGCGTATTATCAGACAATATAATAGGTAAAAATTTGCCAGATAATATAATTTTAAATGATATACGCACTAGTATATTTCAGAGTTTAGATAAATTAAAAAAATTACAACAGCAACAACAAACAACTCAAAAGGTTAGTTTGGCTGAACTTATAAATAGTATAGGAAATATTGATGTATATCGAGATCCAAGCGATCCACGACAGATAAAGATAAGGGTTGAGGTATATTCCAGACGATTAACAAAAATAGAAGAAATATTTTCATTAGAATTATAATTGGAGACACGCAATGGCTATTTTTAAATCTTTTAACGATTTGGTTATATCAGCTATAGAATATTTGCGACTTGTACAACCTGAGCTAGATACAAAACCTGGAACGGTATCGCGTGATGTTTTTGTGGACACACCATCCCAACAAATCGCTAATTTATATTCACAACTTAGAACTATATCAAATTTATCATCAATATTTTCTATATCTGGGACAGATCTAAACAAATTGGCATCTAACTATAGTGTCTCTCGCATTAGTGGCGGTAGCGCTAGTGGGACTGTGGTATTTACTACAAACAATATGGATGTAGATATACTAATTTCCAGCGGATCTATAGTTACTGCACGTAATGGCGTTAATTTTGCTACCCAGGAAAACGTAATTATGACTGCAACTAATGCTAATGTGTATAGAGCTACAGCTACCCGTTTACGCGCCGATCTTGAACTTGCTGGTATTACAGATGAATTTGCTGTAGAAATTACTGTTCAATCACTAACTGCAGGTACTTCTGGAAATATTGGTAGATTCTCTATCACATCACATAATATAGATTCTATCTCAAATGTAACTAATCTAAATTCGTTCAGTGGAGGTAGTAATTCTGAGAGTGATGATGAATTTAGATCCCGTATTCTTAGTATTTTTGCTGGCAGTAATACCGGAACATCTCTCGGTTATACAAATGCTGTTGGTATTGTTCCTGGTATATTAGATTCAGAAATAGTAGTTCCTGGGGATCCATTATTAATTCGGGATGGCACACAAGTTTCAACAAATAGTGATGGGAATTTGGTTGTATCTGACCCTGGTAGTGGTGGGAAAGTAGATATATATATTCTCGGTAGTAATTTAGAAAGTCAGATAGATTCATTTATATTTAATGATCAAAGTGGTAAAAATGATCCAACCGATCCATCCAATGATTACATATTAGGACAAAAAGGGCAAGATACAACACTGAATGCTGCCCAACGCCGGGTTACTTTAATTTCTTCTAATGATTTACCATATCAACCAATTGATAATATAATTAGCGTTAGTGGCAGTTCTTCGGGTGCTAATTTTGTAGAAAAGTATACTGATGAACAAGGCCGCGAACATGGTAATTATGAACTTGTAACGGACACGGGAAATTTTAGTGGTAGTCCGTTTGGTTTTGATAAATTACATTGGGTATCAGATTATATTGAATTAGATAATGAAAACGTTACAAAAGGTGTTTTCAATGGAATAGATTCATTAAATTTTTCGGATGTAGGTGAAATTAGGGACATAACTCAGGATTATTTAGTTACTAATGAAAATTCTATTACAAGTACATCTAATAGAAGTTATGTTACATTACGTCATACTCCAATCAGAAATGTTAGTAGGATAGTAAATCTTACAACTGGAGAAAGATATATTGTTGAATATCAAAACCCGGATGGTGAAGAAGGTGGTTTAAACACTACTGGGAAAATTATGATCAGCGGTAGTACACTTCCAGTTGGTACTGATATATTGCAAGTAGATTATACATGGGTTAAAAACTTTGATAATGTGTTTGATTTCGATAGCCTAGGTAACTATAATGAGTCTCGCCGGGTTCAAGATTCTGTTGATTGGGGCTTTGGTAATTTAGTAAAGAACGAGCCGTCAACCGTTGTAGATGATGGCTATGGTAATTTGGCTATTACAGTTACACACCCAATATTCAAAGTATTATCAGTAAATTCATTCGATACTAGTATTACTAATATTAGTAATGGTACGGTAACTACAAATGATACAGTAACAAATGTTGTCGACATAAGACGAATATCAGATAATGCAGAATTGTTTAATACAGATGCTAGAGGTGGAACATTATCTGGCACATCAGCCATTGTGTTGCCAACCGATTCAATTGCAGAAGATGGTGATACAGTAAAGGTTAGATTCAATGCATCTGACATGTTTGCTCCAGATGGGTATAATGAAGGTACATTTACTGGTACAACGATAATATTACCAGAAAATGTGACATCGTTCGGCACCAGTGTTTTGGTTAATTACATAGCAAATGTATTAACTCTAGTTCCAGAAGATGAATTAAGTAATTTACCGTTCACTAAAAATAATAATAAATTTCTAGTAGCCGGAGAAGTGAGTGGGGAACAGCCAACATCCAATTTAATTGATGATGATAATAATTTCACTAGCAATCTACGCCGAGCCGGATCCAACATTAAAGTGGCTGTTTCATCAATTCCGTCAGAAGGAATAATAACTATATCAGGTACAACTGTACATAAAGTAACGGACGCATTAGTAGTTGTAACATCTGGATCCGGATACGAAATAGATTTGCAGTCAGCAATTAAGACAGATCTAAATACAACCTCAATATCGTCAAATATTCAGATTATGAAGTTAGTTAGTCTAGAAAGAGTACTACTAGATAATTCTGGCCAAGTAGATTATATAGATAATAATTATGATATAGTAAATTATTATCTTAAAAATAATTCGTATGATTTAGATGTGTCACTAGAAAATTCATCTATCAGTAAGACGAAAGTAGTCTTACCACAAACATCCGAAAATGTTGAAGCTAGATTGAATACTGGAGATATTGTTCGAGCAACATTCTATTATATTTATACTAATAATTATGAACAATTATATTTTTCAAAAGATGGAACACATATTACTGATAAATATTTTATAGATATAAGCAGAGTATCACTTGCATCAGGATTCAAAGATTCTTCTGGCAGTATATCTGGAAATATAACTGTGTCAAATTTTAATCAACCTGTTAATAATACAGTATATAATGTAAGCTATGATTATACCGCACCTAAGGAAAATGAACGTATAACAGTTACATTTAATCATAATACCTTGGCAAATGATGCTACCAATGCTATTGAAAATGTCAGGCCTATTACTGCTGACGTCTTAGTGAAAATTGCTGAGCCGGTTATTATTAATGTATATTCAAAAATTGTGTTATTATCAGAATACCAAACTCAGTCATTAACAGTGGTACAAGATGCTATAGAAGCTGTAACAAGTTTTCTGACAGCTAGTAGTCTTGGAACAACAGTGGATGCGTCTGATGTTATTAATAAATTGTATTCAGTTAATGGAATTGATCGCGTAAGAATTATTAATTTTAGTGTCGGAAACAGTGGAAATTTGTTAAGTGTTACTGCAGAAAAAAATCAGTATTTAGATGCTGGAACAGTTACTATAGAGGTAGAGGAACGATAATATGGCTTTTGCTTATGTGCGTACACTTGAACTGACGGTATCAAGTATACAGATACTATTTAACGATGATGTAGACACAAATATCGGTGTCAATAATATATCTATTGTGTCTGGAATTGATAGCATTAACAACCCAGAGATAAAATCTGTTAGCGTTGAAAATGATATAGTAAAAATAACATTTCGACCATTGTTCCCAAACGTTCAATATAAAATAACATTTAGTAGTACCAATACTACTCCTTTTCAAACAGTTAATGGAGAAATAATTACTGAGGATGGTAACAGAAATTCATTCTTTTTTAATAGTCCTGGGGAAGAACAAAATGATATTAGAGATGCAATGTTTAATGATGTTTCTACTTTGTATGAGACAGGAGAAACAACGCTAGTTAGAGATTTAATTTCATCTACTGCTGACGAATTACAAAAAGCAAGAGATTCTATAGAAACTGTACGTTCAGGTAATTATTTATCTGTTCTAGTGACAGATGAATTAAAAGAAAGAGATGATGGTCCAATAGACAAATTAGATAATGGTGGCGCCTTTGAAATACTTCGTGTTGCTAGAACGCCTACTGGGTCCAACAAAATCACATATATTGAGTTTAATGCGAATAGATCTCAATCTTTTAAAATTAGGAGTTCTACAATAGTAAACTCAATAGTGTCGACCGTTACATCCGATCCCATAAGTTTACAGTCTATTGATGTTATAAATGAAAAAATTACTGATGATATAGATATTACAAATCATTTTAATGGACTCAATATCAAGGTATCAAATTTACCAGTTATTCAGGTTATTTCGGTTTCCCTATTTAGAGATGGAGAATATATTGAGTATGATATAGAAAGATTTGGGTATACATTGAAAAACAATAGGTATGATACAAATTCTGCATCTAGTAATGTAAATTTTGATGATAATGAAATAGAACTATCATTAAGCTCAGTTACTGGATCGGAAGGCGGATTTTTAATCCCAAGATCTGGGGATGAAATATATATATCATATATATATAAAAAATTAGGACGCGATGTGGACACAGAATCTATTTTATTTACACGAATGAAAAATGTTGTACGTGAAGCTACGCCTCCAGTTATAAACAAATTTTCGCTTAACCATGCTCCAATAGTTACACAATTGGATGAAATAGCTTCCACAAATTCTGTAGAATTTCTCAACACACAGTCATCTAATGGGAAGCTTGCATTTACAACTGTACACCCAGCCTTCAAAAAAGAATTACCTTACGATATAACTAGATTGCCATCAAAAGTTGGGGAATATACAATAAACCATAACACTGGTGAAGTGTATGTATATGGTGAAGATGAACATAATTCTGGTACTGGTGAAAACGCTCCTGTTGCTAACTATACATATCGTGAAATATTTTCCGAAGATTTGGATTATACATTTAATAGTGATAGAGATGAAATAGCAATAAGATCTACTAGAAATATTTCTGGAATTGAAGCTAAGATAACATTTAGTTATGAAGATACATTTGCTGAAGGAACAGATTATAATGTATTATCTCATGTTGAGGTTCTTAATGAAAGGGTTAATAATAAATTAATTGACTCTTTTAAAATTGAAACTAACCATTTCCCCGTAACAGATGTCTTTAGAATTTTAAACGAAACAACTGGTGAGTTATATACTTTAGATCGCTTTAATAACACATCTGTTTCTTTTTCCGGTAGGAATGCCCCAAGACAACGTGATGTAACTAGGGAACGTGTTACTTTTTCTCGGGTTCCACAAGAAATATTATTGGTGTCCGATGAACTAACAAATTCATCAAGTATTAGAATTTTTAAAATAGATTTATCCAACAATGGAATATCCGATAGTCAAAATAGATTTGTTGGTGCCAATTTTAATACATCAGTGATATTTTCCAGAACAGATTTGTTTATTAGAGAATTTTTCTACGAAAACAGATTATACACAAATGTTAATACAAATATTAATAAATTACAGAAAATTGGAGACTATATAATTGATTATACAAATGGAATTGTATATGTCGCTGTTACATCTGATGAAGGAACCGATCTTGGTGATATAAGTTATCAGTATTCTTGTGTCGATACCGTAAATGATCATATTTTGAATGTTAACAATATATATCGGAGTAAGAGTTCTTCAGAAATCAATGTTAATACATACAATATAGGAAATATTACCGATACAACTGCAAATATTGTTGGATTAGAACAAGTAGGGGAACGGTTTATAAATAATAATTCAACACGCACATTATTGATTGGTACACACCAAAGTGGCGAAGATGGAATAACATTAAATGGATCCTATTCTTTTGTATCTAATAGTGGTGTATTTACGTCAGATGATATAGGAAGGATATTAATAGTTGGGTCATCATCTCAAACACCAGTACAAGAAGTAGAAATAACAAATATAATTAACGACCATGAAATAACTGTATCTCAAAGTTTTAATTATACTAAAAACGGCAGAATATGGACGATAGTAGACATATCTTCTAATTCACCAAAAACTATTACTCTTGGACATGATATTGTATCAGTAAAAAATATTTATACCGTAACACAATTAGGCACATTGCCAGCAGAAGATTTAGATGGATATTTTGATATTAATCGTGATTCAATTGATGGTAATGTTATTACACTTGGGAATAGTAATCCATTGAAAGTTGGCGATGCGATTATTGTAGATTACAATCCAGGAAATTTATTTATAGATTATAGATATTTACAAGATGAGCTAATAATATCGTATGAATATGGCGCTAATAGTTTAGACTGGAGTATTAGTGATTCATTAAATAATGGTGATGAATACTATATAACCTACAAATATGGTGCTCTTCGAGAGTCACTATTATCAAACTTTGGATCACTTACACAAATTGACCAACTTACAACATTTTCACCTAATTTAGATAGAGAAATATATAGGTCAATTGTTGGAGGTGCTCTTCAATCATTTATTAAAGGACCAACAATTCCGTCATTAGAGAGGTTAGTCGAATCTTTTACTGATGTAACTCCAAACATAAATGAAGCTGCCTTTGATAATTGGGTTCTTGGAAGGGATAATCTGCATTTGCGCAGTCCTATTTATGATAGTAATCAGACATTCGATCTTGGTAAATTTGATAATGGTGCTATTATTTCGGATAACAATATTCAAGTTCCAGCTTTAGCTCATCTTAGATTAGATGAAGGTACGTTGGAAACTTGGATACGGCCAAATTGGAAGGGGCTTTCAAATGATGCTAGTCTAACATTCTCGAATTTACTTATAGATGGGTATGAAGATTTATCTAGTATATATATTGGTTTTTCTGGTGCAAATCCAGTTGAAATGCCATTTACTTTATCTATAAACAATAGTGACATTTCTGTATCTGGAGAACCTTCTAATATTAATAATGATACTGGGTTTTTTATTTGGTTTGATGAATTCACAGATTTATGGAATGTTCGTTGGCGTGAAAATGCTAATAATATAGTAGAATTTACTGGATCAATTTCAACTGATGGAGAGTTTTTTAATATCGCAAAGCCAACCGGCCCAGATGGATATGAAATAAATGAAATTACAGATGTTATAACGAGCACAACTAATGGCATTAGTTTTACAGCTTTTATAGATGATGTAGATGATATAGGCGGATCTTCTCCATATTATGTAGATGGTATATCTTTTTCATCTGGAAAATTACATTATATTTTTGATATTGCTGAAGATTCAGCAACAAACAGAATGTCTTTATTCAAAGATGGAACAGGGTACTTAAATTTTCAGGTATTTGATAATAGACTTAAATATGGTAAACACGCCGGCTTGTACAATATTTCAAAAAATATTAGAGATTGGCAAGCTAACCTGCTACATCACATAGCAATCTCTTGGAAATTTAATTCTTCAGATGAACAAGATGAAATACATATGTTTGTCGATGGAGAAGAAGTCACAAATCTCTTTAAATATGGTGGAAACCCGAAAGCTAACTCATCTTATGATTTTGGTAATATTGCCGAAGAGATTATTACGATGTCATCTGTTAACCCAATTGTCGGCGGAATTGATGGTTCAACGGTTTCAGGATCTAAGATATTTTATTCACCATCATCAGATTTCACAGAAATTGGAATACAGATTGGTCATCAATTATATTTATTAGATGAAACCGCAGATGGGATAGGAGAACCCAATTTTGGTGCACCATACACAATAACAGGTGTTGGAACTACCACATTAACATTAAATAGAGCATTTACACTAACACTCGGCAATTTACAATATAGTATTAATTCGTTAACATCTACTGTGTCGACACCAGTAAATATACAAGATTTTGTGGTAATATCGGTTGATTCAGACGGTAATGAAACAGAATTGTATGGCGTTGATGCAGAATATCCAGATTATTCTGTCAGAAGAGGTGGAAATAATACACACGTAATTACAATAAATAATGGAGTCTCTACTGGAGACTCAGTAATAATTCGTCCATTAGGGTTAGTATTACAGAGATGTAAAGAAAAAGTATATGTATATGATGGCGGTTATGATGAGATAAGACTGAATTCGTCTGCACCAGTATCACTTGGTGATGTTAAAATAACTGCTATAATATTAGATAGAACTTTGATTAAAGCTGGTGGTGGATTTGGTTTAGTTGGTACTATAATTGGGGCACAGCTTGTAACAATGTTGCAGTCCTACTTTGATAATGTCTGTCAACCAAGTAATCAATCATCTGGTAGGAAACTGTCTGTTAAACTTTCCGGTGACAATTTTAACTATAATATTCCTGGAAATCAAGTAATCATATCAGGCAAGACATTTTCGGGAGCTGTTAAAGAAACAATACTTTTTACAGAAAGCACCACAATAATTACTGATGAATATTGGAAAAGTATTGATTCAATAACTGTATCTGTAATTCCAATTGATGCGTCACAATATGTTGGGTCAATAGAAATTAGAGAATACAACCCTATAACTATATCCGAGAATAATGGTGATTTTGCAGAGGTTGTTGAGTATTCTAATGGTATATTCAGATTAGAAACATATGGAACAGCTGGACAACCATTCATACTTAATGGATGTATGTACGAAGTTGATTATCCTTCTAGGTTACGAATCAGGTTAGATGCTATTCCAGATACTTTTTATATTGGTAGCGATTACACAGGTAGTAATAACTTTGATGGTATTATTGATGAATTTAAAGTAATAGATATAATGTCTGATGATACAAGACCAGGAGAGATTGCTAATTCTAACGTTCCATCTGTAACAACTAGCTATAATTTATCACAGTCCCAAGATAATAATGAAAATACACTATTACTAATGCATTTTGGCGATGAAGTGGCCGATGATTCTGTGTTTAGAGACAGATACAATAGCGGTTTTGAATCAGCTTCTAGTGTGAATGATTCGTTTGGGACTTCAATCAAGTTTGTTCAAGATAAACCATATATAATAAATAATGCTAATTATATTTTCAATTCTGAAGAAGGAACTGTTGAATTTTGGTTAAGTCCGTTAGATGATTCACGTGGTGACCCAAATTTTCATTATTATATAGACATGTCCGCTGTTGTAGAAGAAGAGATAGAATCTATCTCATCGTTAAATGTTATTACTAATCAAAGAATAAGAGAAGTGGAAAGCATTAGATTAATAACAGATATATATAATACTGGAACAAATTATTATACTGGTGGATATGTATCAAATGTAGATTATAAGACTATAACTTTAGGAATACCATTACCAGCACAAAATGTAGCATTAAAAATTACATATATTCCATTAAATAGTCAGGGAGACAGAGTTAGTTTGTTTAGGGATCCAAATGGTCGTATATGTTTTTTTGTGAAAGCATCTGGTATTGAACATATAATTTCTGTCCCAATGGCATGGAAACGACACACATGGCATAGAATAATGGCAATGTGGAAAATGAATAGTGAAAATAACCAAGATAGATTAAGATTATTTGTTGATGGTAGTGAGAGAGGAACAATAAAATATGGCACTGGCCTTATTTATGGCACTGGAATTATATGGGGACAAGCTGAGGTTAGACCCGGTGTTAATAAATTTTTGGTAGATAATATAGATTTAACTGACACGTTTTCTAAGATTTATATAGGCACAGATGTATATGGATTAAAGGGAGCGAGAGCCCGTATAGATAATATGAGATTTTCTGAACTTCAGAGATTACAATCCATAAAAAGGACAACTACTGATACTATAGATATTAATTATATACAAAATCATGAATTTGCTTCACCAGTTGTAGAAGATATATATACTACAGGAATATATAATTTTGATAATACAGAGAACGATATAGAATATCTTGCTACAATTATAAATTCAGAAAGGGGTATTTTTAGATTTTCTGTTGAAGTAGTAGATTCATTTGACAAGATTATAGGGAATACAGATTTAGAAGAACTATTAGAAGAACTTATTAATGTTATTAAACCTTCACATTGTGAGAGTATTATCTCTTATAAAAAGTGATTTCCCTTTTTGTGTGATCATAGATCTTTATTACGGCAAAGTTAGGTTTTGTCAACAAAAAAAATGACAGATTGTAAAAAATAGGAGAATAAAATGACTAGATCTATACTTCCATATGTTAATTATTATGATGGGCAAGAAATTAATGAGACAGATATGGATGTTGAACAGGCTGCATGGCATGATAGTCTTGCCAATAATACTGATTTTCAAGCTGGCAGTGGGATCGAACAAGAGTTTGCGGTCCAAAGAGTTTTATTTGACACAAACGATGTGCCCTCTTCAGTACAAAGCTTGATTAATAATCAAAATTTTGACGGTGAGCCGATTTATCCGGTTGATACATTTGGTCTCACTGTATATGAACAGCCATCAGATAGTTCCTCTGGTAATCAATTAGAAGTCGAATTATCTAGTTCGTCGCTAGATGGAACTCCAACGACAAAAGTGTTTTTATTTGGACAAACATTTGGAGGCGGTTTTATTCATGAAGTTATTGTGTTTGAACAAAATGAATCACAGCTAACTAGACAATATTTCACAAATATAGTCGCTATAATGGCACAGGATTTTAGGGGCAATCAAAATACAACTATTGATGGTATAAAAAGTCGAAATTACAGTGGTCGGTTACGAATATTAGAATCATTACCAATGACACTGGCCAGAGATCCTATTATGGCTGAACAATCTGTAGAACCAAATATGAATTATGTTAATTTTAAACCAGCAACAGCTTCAAAAACATTGGATATTTTATTAGATGAAATTGCTGATACAGAGTCATTAGATGCTGATGACTTAAAAATTAATGTTACAGCTACAACGACACGTGGTCTTTCTGCAAATGATAGCACTGGGCTAATTATTGGGCAAAAATTTAAGGCGACTACAAATAATATACAAAAAATATCTATTCTATTATCAATTGAAGAAAACACTTTAGCATTACCAGGACATGAATTTGATTGGTCTGGAGATATTGTTGTAGGTGTAAGAGCTTTACAAACTACGACAACGTGTCCCACTGATACGATTCCTAATACATCGATAGAGTTTGATCCGCAACCATCTCCTATTGCAGAGGTATCCTTTGATCAAGATGAGTTGGCTGAGTTAGGTATTGCATTAACAGATTCTCCTCAGATAGTAGATTTTATATTTACCCAGTCATTATTAGCGAATCCTAATATTGAACCAAATATTGAAGTGGGTAAATATTATATAATCACTATACGTCGTTCTGGTAATATTAGTGTTGGAAATGTTATTTTACAAGAAGCGGCCAATACAAATGCTGCACCAACTGATACTGATGAGATGAGAATGTCAATATTTTCTCAAAATAAGTGGGTTGATGTACCTGAAAGTGACTTGTGGTTTAAAGTTTATACTAATGCGGTAAGAATAACTGATGGGACAGCCTTTGATAGTGGTGTTCGAATAACATCTCCACGTGTTTCTAAGAATACAACAACTAATTTGGATGAGTCATATATAGAAGGGCATCACAGTCTGATAGATGTCTCGTCAACAGCAAACAATTATGTCGTGTTACAAAAATCTGTAGAATATACAGATAGTGTTCCTCATCCATCAACAGGTAATTTAGTATTCACCCGTATCAAAGATGTGCCAGATGTATCCATTATATCAGAAACAGATTTGACAACATTAATTGATGCAGGTAATGAACCTATTATAATAGGATCTGTAGTAGACACAAATCCAGTAGACAATCCATCTATTAGTGGTTATACTGAATTTCCTGGTTTAGTTAGATCCAACACATTTACAATTATACAGCCTAATTCAGATATAACACTGAATAATCTTATCGGATCAATCTTAGTTCCAAATGTTAATGAACCGGATTTAAAATATCGTATTATAAAAACAGAAATATTTACTGATGCTTATGGCGATGTTAATGGGGATGGTTTAATAGACCTTAACGATGTGGCTCGAGCCCAAGCATTAGATGGATATGGGAAAGACCTAGAATCTGGTTCACTGGCTTCAATAGATCAAAGAAATGCTATAGTGTCTAGTACAGTTACGATCGAAGAAATTTTAAGGGCCGATGTAACTGACAATGGATATATAAACATTTTTGATCCGCAGATGATTCAACAAAATATTGCTCTTGGTACCGGATTTACGGCTGGAAGTACTTTTACTCGTGCAGTACTAACAGTAGAGAATTTGACCAATCCACTTACTACTACTCCTAATATACTATCATTGGATAGTTCATTTAATGCTGTGCCATTTAATTCTATTGGATTTAGGATCGACTTTGTTCCACTTTGGTTTTCATATAATTTAGAACTGACCGATTTGAGAAGATTTATTCCAAAAACATTTACTCAATTAGAATCTAGTGATATAACATCAGATATTCCAACGGGTGGTAAAAACACGTCATTTATTCCAGGAGATGTATTGTTAGGTGGAGATATATTATCAGTAGATGGAACAACATATCCAATTGACTTAGAAATTAATAGTATTGTCATTGATCTTCCGGAGGGATCAACGCAAGGAGAGGTAGATGTATTTAGTAATTTCGTTAAAAATCAAATGTATTTTTATGATGGTACGCTAGTAACTAGTGGAGCTCTTGATGCGAATCAGGTAAAAATAATTCCTAGTGTGCAATCATTTGTTAAGGATTCAGATGGTTATGATTTTCAATCGGTTGACGGGTATGAGGCAATTGAAACAACTGTTGCCGTATTATATACACAGAATTCTGGAATATTAAGAATACGAGCAAATAATATTAGGAATATTGTCACTCGTCCAGAATTGCGGACTAAAATTGTTCTCACAGTGTATTTGAAAAAAGCTGGGTTTATAAATGACGAAGTTTCGGTAACTTCTTCTAGACTTCAAGAATTATTAACACTAGTGTAACTTTTAGCATAATTGGTGTATAATGTATTTGAATAAGAGCTTGGAATCTTGTTCAAAATTTAAGGAGAGAAAAGTTCAATGAATATAAGAACTTATACATGGATCCAAGGAATGTTATCGTGGGCCTATGTTTCTGCAAGATTGTGTCAGGCTCTAGAAGAATTAGGGCACAATGTGTATACGATATCTACTAATGGTATTCGTAATAGTGACCCATATTTTACTGAAAAAAAGATGATAGAGTCTACAATAGCTCTTCAAAAATTCGGGATTGGACGGCGGCCAATAGATATGGATTTTTGTTATACTGTACCCTCTAATTTTCCAAAGCGATTCCTCACTAATTCCAAACACAAGTGCGCAATTTATAATTATGAAACACATTATTGGGATCCAAAATGGGCCCAATTCTATTATATAGTGGATTATTATTTTCCTAGCTCAAATTTCTCAGCTGAAATATTTCATATTAATAGAATACCACAAGAAAAAATATATGTTATACCGCATGGTGTTGACACAAGAGTATTTAATCCAAATATTTCAAAGATTAAATTACGTACAAGAAAAAAATATAAGTTTGTTTCGGTAGTTGCGCCACATTATAGAAAAAATATTCCAGCACTTCTAGATGCGTACTGCAGAGCATTTACTAAAAAAGATGATGTTTGTCTTGTTTTGAAGACAAAAGTATACAGACATTCGGATGGAATTTATCATATGCAAAACAATCCAAAAGGTCGTAAGGCATTTGAAATAATTTTGGGAGATGTGTTTAGAGAATTAGTAAAAAAACATGGTAAAAATATTCCTGAAATTGAATTATTAGATGGACATGTTGAAAATGTAGCTAGTATATATAATTCATGTGATTGTCATATCAGCACCACTGGGGCTGAAGGATTTTTTATGCCAGGAATTGAATCGTTCAGTTGTGGGCTACTAAATATAGTTCCAAATTATTCTGGACATTTAGATTATATGGATAAAAAAAATTCTCTATTGATAAATACAAAATTGCGGCCGGCTAAAAATGTAGAACAATATTGGGCATTTGATCCTAGAAGTCAGATAGGGGAAGTTGATATAAACCATACTGCTGAATTAATGAAAAAAGCTTATAAAGAACACAATGTATTAATGAAAAAATTTAAACCTAACATGGATAAAATGGTCAGAAAATTTAGTTGGGAATACGCAGCTCAACTTATGATAGATGCTGTTGAAGGAAAATCTGAACATTATATTCCTGGTACATATAATTGGTGGCCGAAATGAAAAAAGTAAGTATAGTAATTCCTGTTTATATTATAGATCATAGATTTTTTTTAATTACAAAATATTGTATAGATTATATAATGACAAATATATACAATATAGATGTCGAATTAATCATTGTTGATGATTGTTCTCCCAATAAAAAATTGGTTGAAATATTAAAAAAGAAATGCGACAAACATGTAAAATGGATTCATAATAGGGAAAATGTAGGATTTGCGCATTCTATAAACACTGGTATAGCGAATGCAAAATATGATTTAATATTGCTGTTAAACAATGATATAACATTTACTAAAAATGGTTGGCTTGAAAGAATGATTGATAGTATAGAAAATGGTGGAAATGATGTTGTATCAGCAGATGTAGGTGTTATTAGTAAGAGAAATTGGCAGTATATTCCTAAGTCCAATAGAGAAACTGTTAAAAATAAAATATTTAAGTATCCAGTCGGATGGTGTATGATGGTTAAAAGGAGTGTGTTTGAACAAGTTGGACTTTTCCCGACCAATTTTGGCAGAGGTTATTGGGAAGATACCATGTATGCTATTATATTGGATAAGCTCGGATACAAGATGGGAGCCATTGTAGATTTAGGAATACATCATGAAGAGCATAAAACGTTTAAAGCTATAGGTGCCAATTTGTCAAAATTATATGAAAAAAATAGAGAAATATTTTTGAAGATTCAAAATGGTCAAGAAGATTGCCAATTGCCGAAAATAGAAGATTATTTGATCTAAGAAAAAAATAATGAAATTACCTGAATTTAATATTATGAGAGACGATGTTATGGGAGGAGTGCGTATATGGTTCAGTTATCAATATAATTTAGTACCTATTTTACCAGCTATCGAGCATGAAATATGTAAACAATTTTTAGGAGAGACTATGACACATAATATGTTAGATACCATGCGTATTAAGATAGCCTGTGTGCTGGAAGAAATGTGTCGTAATGGTTATATATTTAAGCTTGCTAATGACGAGTGGCGTGTCAATATAGTTGAATTTGTTGCTAATAGACTATCACATACTATTCGTTATGGTAAAATGACAGAGGATGTCCCTTGGTATAATATTCTTTTCTAATATTTATACCCAAATATAGCCAAATCTATTAATATTTTATAAAATTATTATAAGGAAACCCCCAATGATCAAGTCTACCAAGTTATCCACAAAATTTACTAATAAAATTAAATTGGATAATTTAAACTTGTTCATCGACGAATATCGTCGGGTAGTTTCCCAATTCATTGATATCGTTTGGCTTCAACCTAATATCCCAAAACTATTACCTAAAACCACAACTTCCCAAATCACAACCTGGCTTTCAGCCAGGGCTGTTCAAGCCGCTGCCAAACAAGCTTCCGGTATAGTGCGAGGTACTCGTAGGAGACAACAAAAACGTTTGTATGTTTATAGCAAGTTATTAGCAGAAAATAAAACCAAACAGGCACGAAAACTAAAATCTATAATAGACGAAACCAATGTTTCTAAACCTAACATTAACCAAGTAGAACCAGAATTAGATTCACGCTTTATTAAACAAGACTGGCAGAATCAAACATCGTTTGATGGTATAATTACCATAACTTCATTAGGAAACAAATTAAAAATTCCTATTCCAGTAAAAGCTACTAAACATTTTAATAAACTAGCCGCCGCAGGCGGCCAGCTAAAACCCGGCCTTAGGCTTTCCAAGAAAACTATAACCCTGGTGTTTGATTTACCAGAAGTCAAACCTAAACAAACAGGACAACCATTAGGATTAGACATAGGGGTATTAAA